TTCGCAGCGAACCTTTTAGTCGGATGGACATTCATAGGTTGGGTCATTTGCTTCATATGGGCACTTACAAAGGACTGAGGGAGGTATTATGCTAAAACGTATCTGGAAAGTAGTGTCTCGAAACAGTTACATCTGGAACTATTTAAAATGGTTCTGGAACGGAAAACCAACTATAAAGTATTCCGGATACCATTGTGGGTGTTGTGGAGAATACTGGAACATCCCCTTTGAAATTCCCACTTACAAAAGTGCAGGTAAATGGTGGGATACTTGGGATTTATGTCCAGAAGGAAAAGGATGCAATAAACAATAAAAAAGGAGGTATAGGGTATATGAAAAGAAGTACTCGGATCATAATTGTTATTTTGATAGGATTAGTAGCATCCTACACTATAATAAGGTGTACTGAAACAGAACCAGCTCAAATTCCAACTGAATTATTTAAATGCGATCTTAAACAAATGCGAGTTGGAGATATCGGATACTGTGGGGCAACTGCAATGATTGTTGACGTTGAGGGTAGAGCTTATCTTTGGGGATTTACAGACCTAGAAAAAGGTATGAGCCTAAACGATGGTTGGTTAAGAATAGAGAGAAAAACTGATGGTTATTATGTCTCTCTTAAACTGGGTAAACAAAAATGGGCCAATGGTAAAACTTACTATTGGAAACCCTATACAGCCAAAGTAAATTCTCAACCAGAAGAAATAGTCGATTTAAAAAAGATGGTTAAATCAGGGTCTATATTTCCAGTCAAAAAGGTTTTACTATATCGAGATAGATTATTTTATGGGTGGTTTAGGAAAGATCAAGTTGATGAATATGAAGAACTTCCAAAGGAGGTATTACAAAAATGAAAGAACACGATGATCTAGATTGTGCAATTGGCATCAAAAACGGTTTGTTGCTAGTCTTAACTTTGGCAGTAGGGATATTCTTGTTTGTGGCGTTTGTAACTAACTAAAACAAAATAAGATAAGGGATAAAGTAACCAGTAGTTAAATAGAATAGAGAGGAGACGAAGAACTAATTTACTGACTGGAGCTCCCTATCCCTTATCTTGTTTTAGAAAGAGGTGAAATCAAATGAGACTTAATTTTATTATCGGATATTTAATCTTTATGCTTAACCTATTCGATGGTATAGTTACTTACTTCGCGATTAATATGACAGACATTTCAATTGAATTTAATCCGCTATTACAACATGTATATCCATCAATAGGTAACTGGTTTCTTCTACCAAAAATTGCAATTGCACTACTTGGAGGTATTCTAGTGGGTTACTACTGGAAGAAGTCTAAAATAGTTCGAATTAGTTCAATCGTTCTGGTAACTATTTATGGTTTTACAGTTGTTTATCACAGTTTGTCCTTTAAACTTATAGAGGGGTTCTAGTTAAAGAAAAAGGAAGTACAACGATGTAAAGGAGGAAATAAATGTACTACCACAAATGTGGAGAAAGGTTAGAAGAACTTGAAAAAGAGTGGAGAGAAGATTTTAAGTGCCCTGGATGTGGGGAGATTGTAAAACCTTACCACGTTTGGGATTCAAGTACAGTAAAATACGATTTAGGGGATGGGGTCGAATTCGCTAACTAAAGAGAGTAGTTGGAGTCTACTGGCTGATGTCAACTGATAATGGTTGATTCAAGGCGTAAGGGACGAACCTAAGCAATATGTCCTACTACTCTCTTTTTTTAATAGGAGGTTAAAATGTCTGGGCCAGAACAACCGATAACAGAAAAGCAATTCCTTAAACTCTTCAAACAACACCTTAAAATAGTTAAGAAAACTAAACTTCTTACTAAAAAAGAAATTGATAAAAATATTTTTTATGGTCTTTGTCCTTTTCGAAATATAATGTCTTTTAAAGATAGTTTAGCACAAGGTAAATTAAGAACTCAAAGTTTTAGTGATGCAACAATGTACTATATGACTCATAAAAAAACAGGTTGGTTTTTGAGGCAAGAAATGCGAACAATTCTTGAAGAAATGAAATGGAGATAAGGAGGTTAAAAGATGGCAACCAACGTACAAGAAGTTAAAGAAATGTCAGAAGCAGAAGTAATTTTTACAGTAGATAGATTTACAGAAGAATATTTAATTTCAGAAGGTTGGTCTAGATGGGCAATAAAAAACTTACATAAAAGATACGATGAAATAATAGAAAAGGAAGGAGAAAAAGATGACTAAAGAAAGAATGTTCCCTATTTTATTATCCTCAGAAGAAAAGAGAAAATTTCCAGATTGCCCTAAAGAAATTCCATGGAACTTAATTGCTCCTCATGAAGACCAAGCAAGGAAAAATCATTTTCAGTCTTTAGAAGAATTAGCTAAAAGAGGAGGCTTAAGTCCAGAAGAACTTTGGTGTGTATTTAAAGACCATGATTATGTTTCTGGAATAAAAACAGAAGATGCTATTATGTGGTTGCATGGATTCATGGGAATACTCCCTTAATTACCATTTAATGATACGACCAGTAAAAAGAAAGGAGAATAATTATGATCGTTTATAAAGTTCTACATGAAAAACAAAATGGAAATTTAGAATCTGCTATAGTGTCTAAACCTTTTTGTTTAAAATATGGAGTTAACCAAATAATAAAGAGTAAAAAAGGATATGGTGGTATTTTATGCTTTGAAGATTCCGTTGCTGCCCAAATTTTTTATAACCAAATGTATTCACCACAACATGAACTTTTCATATTTGAATGTTTAGTTAACAAGAAAAACAGAACACCGTTACCTATTAAAACCAGCGTTAAAATGTGGAATGGTAAAGATTCTTATGGTAATGGATACTGGCCTGAAAGAACAATTTGTTTTAAACAAATTAAAGTTATTAAAAAGCATATCTAAGAAAAGGAGGCGAAAACTAATGGGAGAAGAAGAACACGATGCAATGTTTATTCACTCTAGATGTTGTATGGCTCACTGGGAGCTAACTTATCATGATGGAAAATATGAACTTAGGTGTGAAAAATGTGGTAAACCAGCTCCTACTATTGTAGTTAATGGACCACCTCTTGAAGAAGAATGTGCTATTTGTAAAGAAAAAAAGAAGAAGGGTCTACTAAGCTAAGGAGGACATAATTATGTTTAACTGGTTAAAACATTACTTAAAACGTAGGGTAAAAGATCCATTTACTGTTGCATGTGATCAATCTCCTTTCTGGACTCCCCTTAATGAGAGAGAATCCTTAATACGCGTAAATGGTCTTTGGAGAGCAAGGCGTGAAGCTAGAAAATGGGTACGTCGTTATTTAAGAGGACAAGCTAGAATTTTAAAAGGTTGGCACTATTGGCCAGAAGAAAAACAAGGAGGTCACTAAAATGAAATGCGTAGTCCAAGAATGGCTGTTATGTTTACCAATGATGCAACAAACTGTTGCACTTGAAATGATTCGAGGTTGCGATGGAGCAGGAAAGAATGATCCAACTAAATCAATAATTAGAGAACTACGAAAAGTTTTACTATATAATGCTGGAGGAAATGGAAGTTCTTTCATGGATAATCCATCTCTTGAGAAAGACATTAAGTCTTTTTTTGAAGACTGTGATTCTTATCCGCTCCATTTTGCTATGCACCTTGTTCATACCGCAGAAATAATTGGGTATAAACATCCTAATCCAGAAGTAGCTCGATTTTGGAGAGATTTCTATTTTGACTTTTGTCACACTGTTCACTTTAATCCTGAATCAGAAGAACAGTTAGATGAGAGACTTTGTGATGGTAGAGATGAAACTAAGCATGGGAGCAAATACAGGTTGATCACTGAATGGAAAGCTCATGGAGAAAAGGTCTATACCCAAACTGAAGTAGATAAAATAGTAACTAAAAGATTAGTTGAGAAAGAAAGAGAGGTTGTACAAAGAGAACATCAGGCTTACTGGAGTGGTAGAGGTGGAAGTTAATAAGATAAATTAGAAGAGGGGTGAATGCCAATGGATAAAATTTATATCAACGGGATAGAAATTAATGTACTAACTAAACAAGAACTTGAAGGGGAAGCTGCTGATCAAACTATAATGGTATTATGTATTCGAGTTGATGATAAATTACCATTCCTTCTTACTTCACAAAAAGATATTTGTAATACTTGTGGAAATGAAGTATGGATTTCTCCAGCTACTAAAAATGAGTAGACCTGAAAATTCAGTAATAATATGTGTAGACTGTCTCAAAGAAAAACTTAAGGAGGTAAAATCATGAATCTTGAGATCACTAAACAAGGAGCTATAATTCATATTACAGAACAGACTCTCAGAGAACTATACGATAATATGATTAAATTTAAAGAAGAGAAATCAGATTATGAAGCTGTTGGGATAATAAAAAGTGAATATTCGCCATTTAGTTTCGTAATTCACATTGAGACTCAACCTCGTACTCAAGAATCTTTGGGATTTAGAATTGATAAAAATCAAATAGTAGTAAATAAAGACGAAGAAGAGGAAGAAGGACCTGAAGAAGAAAAGTTAAAGGAATTAGAAGAAAAATTCAACACTCTGAAAAATGAAGTGAAACAGCTACAAACAAACGACAATCTATTACTAGAAATAGATAGAGTTTTCAAAGAAGCCTTATATAAAATCTCAGCAGAAATTAAAGAATCAATCAAGAACGAATTACAAATAAGCACTAACATGATAGAGATAAGTAAAATACTTGAACAGATATTAGATAGAGAAAAAGAGTTAAGACAAATAGTCGATAAATTATCTCAACAAAGTAATAAAGCAATAGCACAAGCATAAAGAAAAGAACTAGTATAAGTTTTGTTTATACTAGTTTTTTTTGTTTGAATCACTTATTCTTAAACGAATATGGAGTTTATATCTTCTTTTAGTTGTTCTTTAGTTGGAACTTGATCTCTATATCTTAAAATTTTCCAACTTCTATTTCTTAAATCTTCATCCCTTTGTTTATCGTATTCTTCTTTGCCTTGGTGCCAATGATTTCCATCATACTCTATATCTATTTTTAAACTTGGAATTACTACATCTAAAACATACCATTTTCTTCTAAATATCTTTACTACATAATTCATTATACATTCAGGATATAATTCTTTAACATTATTAAATGTTTTAATTTGAGGCCAAGATGTTTTTCTAACAAAAGAACTAGCGTGAGCTCCTCCACCATTTAACATCCTGATTCTACATCGTTCTTTAATTTCTAGCCTATTGTTAACTTCTTTCCCAGCTTTACGCCATTTTTCTATATTTTTCGATATAGAATCTTTATGTCTTTGTTTTACATCTGGTTTAACCATAGCTTTCTTAACTGACTCTGATAACTTTAACCTTCTTTTTAGACTACTAGCCGCATCTTGGTATTTCTGTCTTGTTCTTGGATTATTCCATTTTTCTTTAAGACCTTTAGACCTCTTCTCTTTTACTTCCAATTTATTTTGACTTTCAGAATTTCTCTTTCTCATATTACTACAACAATTTTGACTTTTCGAGCAACACCACTTCCCATTCTTTAGTTGATATTTTGCTTCTTGCTCACAACCATATTCACAAATCATTACTTCTCTCCTTCATTAAAGGAATAAGGAGTAAGTCCTACTATTTTAGAATCGTTCTCTTCATCCCACTTTTGGATTTGTTTTTTTATATCAACTTCTACTTCAAAACTCCATTTGTTTAATAAAGTATTTGTAACTTCAAAGTCCTCTGGATTTCCTGTCCCAACAGAGATAAAATTCAATGAAGAAACAGGAAGAATACAAAATGGTGTAGCAGTTGCGAAAGCTTCTTTTGCTTCATATACATCATATGGAGTAATATTCTTTTCAATCCATTCGATTCCAAGATCATCACAAAGTTCAAATACATATTGTCTACTAATTCCCCTTAAAATATTCCTTCCCTCTGGTGTTATAACTGTATCTCTTTTATCTACTATAAAAAAATTGTCACCTGTAAACTCAGCTATATATCCATCAGGGTCTAATAATAAAGACCAATTGTTACTTCCCTTATATCTCGAAACTTCTAAGTTAGCTCTAACAAAATGTATCCTATTCCTGTTCTTAATTCTTTGGTCTAAAAGGGAAAATGGAATTGTTCTATTAGAAGAAATACAAGCGTTTATTCCAGTATCAAACAATTTTCCCATCCCTTTCGTCGTTACTCTTAAAGGAAAATCTGCTATAATAGTATTTGACCCAATAGGAACATCTGCAAAACCTTGGTATAACCCTAAGAGTCCTCTAGAACTTTCTATTAAAATACGATGTTCGTCGTCATTACTAAGATTTTTTTCATTTTCTTTCATTGCTTCAATAACAGCAGATTCTAACTGTTTTTTACTATAAGGGATTTTGATTTCTAAAATTTTTAAACCCACAAGAAATCGATCTAAGTGTTCTTCAAGCTTAAAAATTTTCTTGTTAAATGATCTAAGCATATCGAAGCAAAGATCCCCAAACATACACGCAGAATCATAAATGGAAATTCTAGCTTCTGACTCTGGAATAAACTGGTTATTCCACCACACTACACGCTGATTCATTTTCCTCTCCACCTTTCTTCTTCTTCAACAAAAATGGAACATCTGATTGAGCACTAAAATTAGTTAAATCAAAATTTGAGAATAACTTCTTCAAAGATATATTATTAAATATGGTAAAATGAGCGACTTCAAAAGGGTACAAACTAAAATCTGGATTATTCATGAAAGGTACTAAACCATCAGGAGCTATTGGTGTTTCAACTAACAACACTCCATCACTTTTTAAAACTTTTCTAATTTTTTCAACACAAAAAACTGGATCAACCAAATGTTCAATAACTTCTATAGCTATAACATAATCAAAAGACTGTTCTTCAAAATCTAGTTTTTCAAAAAAGTCAATATAAAGTTTAATTCCATTTTCTAAAAATACATTTCTAAAATCTTTTGAAACTTCAATTGTTTCAATATCAAAACCTTTTTCTTTAAGATACAAACTTACTCTTCCTGCTCCAGCTCCAATTTCTAAAACTCTTCCTTTAGAGAGTGTATCTATTATATCTATAACTTGTTTTCTAAACTTAGAAGTTTTTCTCTTTGAATCAAACTCAAACTTATTCTTACAATTTATATCAGTAATCTTAAATGTTTTTCTATCAGTTGAAAAATAGACGTCTTTATAATACTTCTTAGATTCATCTAAAGTAAAGTAGAATTGTTGATAGAATATCTGACAAACACTACATTGAACCATTTTAAATTTGCTTCCATATTTTCCAGATTCACAAATCACTTTGTTATTTTTTGTGTCTCTCCCACACAATGGGCACTTCTCAGAGTATATTGGCATTTCTACTTCTTCCTTAAATTTTCTTTATAATTTCCTCACTGTATCACCATAAGATCTTCAAAATTCTTTACATCCTGTATTTTCTTTTCTTCCATTTTCGAAACTGTAATTCCCTTCTTGGGTCTTTTCACAACTTTCGCATATACTATATTCGAATAATAATGAAATGGGTATATTTTATTAAGACGATAATGAGGTTTACAGTACGGTGTTTTTATATTTTCTTTTTTTTCTACTAGTGTAACAATTGGACTTGTACCACCAAAAGAAAGATTTTTCGTCATATATAAAGTATTATCTTCCTTTGTGGCAATGGTTATTCTAAATTCAAAATCAATACAACCTATTGAATCGTCAAAATAGTTTTGGACAACTTGAACAAAATTTGATGATAAGTAATCATCTATATCATATCGTGTACAAGCAATCATTCTATCTTTTCTTTCCAATTTTGATCTAAACTGTTCTACCCAGTTACCACCACATGAATTTCTTTCAGAATAGAATTCTGTTGATTTCCACTCATCAAAAATTATATCGGAGCTAGAAAATTTTGACAAAGAAATCAACTGCTCTTTTATTTCTTCTGGTGTTCCTTTATCGACTAACCAAATCCATTTAAAATTCTTATTTGTTTGATACATTATTGAGGGAATCGAAAATTGTTTTAAGCACTTGATTTCTTCCATCATAAATGAATTTTTATCTTCCATTGACTTGAGAGGAAGAGGAATCTTTTTCAAACTCTTCACATAATCCGTCATAGGTTTTACTACTTCTACTGACGAATATACACCTAAATTTATCCTTGTAATAATATAATGATCAATATCCATCCATTTCAACTCCACGATAATTGTTTTTTAGATTTTCTTATTAAAGTTAAACCAGCGTATGGACCTGGAATAGTAAAAACCTCAAAGTTTTTATATTTTGGGTTTGTCCTAATCTCCCATACAGCTTCATGGGCATTTGAACACATTTTTTTACTAAGTAATTCTGGAAACATCGGATGGGTATCATGCATAGCTATGATACCTGTTCCTTCTCTAACGAAAATAGAGAAGTTATTAAAATCTTTTAAGACTTGATCTTTATCATGATCAGCATCAATGAACAGAAAGTCTATAGGGTCTTTCCATAATAAAGCTAAATCATCAGTTTTCATTGTATAAATTTCAACATTATCTCGTAGAACTGCACCACATTTTTTAATATCTACTGCAATAGCCCATTTAACTAAGGGTGCTATTTGATTAAATGTAAATCCTCTTCTGACACCAAGTTCCATATATGTATGGATCTCAAGTAATCTAATAAGTTCTTTAAATAGACAAACATATTCCATTCTTATCCATTTTCGTCGGGTTTCTTCAAAACTCATTTACCTCTCTCCAAAGAATTAACTCTCCATATCTATTGTTTTGTTTCATTTTAAACTTATTTTCTTCTTAATTTTTTCTTTACAATTTCCTCACTAGGGAACACTATCCATCTTCCATCACCACCTGCTATTTCAAAACCTCTAACATAATCAACTATCTTATAAACACCCGGAGGTTCAATACTAGCAGCCTGATCAGTTCCATAAGAAGCTCTATTAAGAGTGATATGAAATTCTAACATTTCAGCTCCTAATGCAGCTGCTACACAACAAAAGTAAATCCCAGGATGATGGTTCGAAAAACCAATTCTATATTTTGGATATTCTTCCTTTAAAGTCTTTATAAAATTAAGATTCACTTCTTCATCACTAGTTGGGTAAGTTGATGTACAAGCAAGTATATATTCAACTTGATCTCCAAGAAATTTTAAACAATTATCAACTTCTTTTTTCGTTGACATTCCAGTCGATACTATTGCAGGAATACAAGTTTCTTTAACTGCGTACAAAATTTCAAAATCATTTATAGTTGGAGACGCCACTTTTATATAGGGTATATTATAAGAAGCTAAAAACTTTATAGAAACTGGATCCCAGCCAGACGAAAACCAAGGAATATTTTTTTGTTTACAGTATTCATTAATTATATCATACTGTTCTTTCCCAAACTCTAGACCATATTTCTGTTCTCTAGTTATAGTTCCCCAAGGAGACTCTCTATATTTATTAAGTTCTTCTTCCGTATAGACAAGATCTACAGTCCTTTTTTGAAATTTAACAAAATCACATCCAGTTAAAGCTGCTACATCTATTAATTTTTTTGCAATATTAATATCCCCATTATGATTAATTCCTAGTTCACAGACCAGTTTAGTTTTCATATGTCCTCCAAATTTTTAGCAAAATCTATATTTCGGAGAACACATCAAACTTCTTTCTTCTTAAATTTATTTTATAACATTAACATATAAAGCATAGTGTTTATACTTTTCGTGATCTCTATCCATGAATATTTCTATACAGTTGTGAAATGATGATCTTTGGGTTTCAGAAAATTTAGCTTTCTTTAAAAAATATGATAACAACTCAAAATCAAAAGCCATTTTATGTCCATTTGCACTTTTGCTTATATCTGGAGAATAGAACCAACTTATTAATCTTCCAGCTTTAAATTTAGTTAAAATTTCATCTGCCTGGTATGGACATCCTTTTGTAAAAAGTTTTTCGGGTTGATTCAAATAAAACTTAACACCAACATTTATGTCAGGAACTACAACTCTAAACATTCCTCCAGGTTTTAGCGTTCTATAGATTTCAGATAAAACGAATTCAAGGTGTACTCTATCTAAGTGCTCAAGAATCATAGAAGAATAATAGTTATCTACAGAATTATCTTTCAATTCAAATGGTTTCATACTATTCAAATCATAAACAAATTCTGAAGATTTACGACTATCCATAACTTTCCATAATTCATTCATAATTCTATTTTTCGCTCCCCCAACATCTATATTCAGCAATTTATTTTTCCTCCAAAGTATTTTTTCTAAGATAATCACCGCTCCAGTGAGAAATATCAGAATTACAATATTCAATACTCATATAGTATTTCTGATCTTCTGTTAAATTTTTATAATCTAAATACCAATCTAGATGCCTTGCATCATATGGTTCCCCTATCCTAAAAGAAAGTCTCTTCTTAAAAAATGTGGAATATCTTCTATACATAGCGAAAGGAGTTACATTTGCTTCTCTATATTTTATGATAAACTTATCAAACTTTATTTCTTCTCCAAATTCATTAATTCGTTTACCTCTGTATTTTTTAAAAACAAGTTCTTTTAGAGGATAATGATCAGGTATATCATCCATTTTTGGCATTGGACCAACTTTATAAAGTTCACTTTCATGAAACATATCTAAAAGAGAAGCATAAAACACTAGAACATTTTTTCGAGTTTTTTCATAAAAAGCCATATCTGGATCAGTAACACAATAAAATCGACTATCATTCCCTGTTTCTAAAAAGTACCTAGATATAGATTGATTTACTAAAGCATACATATCCTGTTTAAATTTAAACTTCTTATGTTTAAATCTATAAACTCTAATTCCTTTATCTTCAAGTTGTTTCAAGTATTCTAAAGTGTCTGGAAATGATGTACCTGTATCATGAATAACTATTTCAAAAGGAGTTGCAATATATTCATAATACGATTTAATCGCTTGTTTCAAAACAGTTAACTTATTAAATGAAATAATAAAAATTGGAATTCTACTTCTAGAGAGGTTTGTTTTTTGTTTGACCGTAATCATTTAAAGTTCCACCATCCTTAAACTAGGGTATAGTAATGTTTTAGTACTTATTAAAACAATCTCTTTATTATTTGGTACAAAATATCGGTTATTAAAATCAATTATGAAATCTTTAATATGGTAAGTATTATGAGGTTGATCTGCAGTTTTCCCAACTTCGTGTTGTTTATTAAATTGATGGTGAACAGGACCAAACTCTGGATGATCAGTCCAAAAATATCTTGAATCTCTCATATCAATTCCTACTAAAATAACTTTTTTATAATCTAACTTGTACAACATATCAATTAGTACAGTTAATGAAGCATCATAAGACTTAGTTAAAATAGGAGAACTTACATTATAATTAGCATCCATAATTCCCCCTAACTTCTTCTCTTTCTTACCCCTTTCTTCATAACCGTAAGTGAATATTCTAGATTCATCATGATGACCAATTCCCTCTCTAACAAATTTAAACCTATTTGAACTCATTATAAAATTAGTATCTTTATAGTACTTCCATTTCTTATCAAAATGTTCTCTAACGATTTCTCTATCATACGATTTAAGTTCTATATGATAAAACTTTGGGATAACACGAAAATCACACCCTGGAGGTTTTAGTGGCATATAAACATAATTATTCATTGCCCAAAAATCATAGTTAATTATTTTCTTCCATTGTTCTGCAGTCAAATCATTGATAGAACTTCCGGACCCCATTAACACAACTGTATCATTACTCTTCAATTTAGATAAGTCTTTAAAATCTCCAGTTCTCATATTTTCTCCATCTGTTCTTTTGAAGTAACTTTCTTTATTGACTCTTTAAACTTCTTAACTAACTCTTTTTGTTCTTCTAAAGTTAAAGACTTAATCTCAATGATAAACACCTTTTTATCATCTGTTTCTTTTGGTCTTGAACACGCAAGTATACAGCACATATTAGTAACCAGTTGGGACTCCGTAGAAGTGGCACTTATTTCCACAATAAGGAATTAAATGTCTTTTTCCTTCAACGTGTAATTTTTTCATTTCTAGTCTTTTTTCACAGCTCCAAAGTTCTTGTAAAGTATAGTATTTAGAATTTCCAAGAACTAATTCACCATCTTTATCAAATCTTACACACGTAGAAACTTGCCCAAACCTATTTATTGCTAAATGATGTAAAAAATCTTCACATATTCCATGTTCAGGAATCGTTGGACTTTTTTTATAGTTAATACTCCCATTTGGATCATGTAGAACTCTTCTAACTTTCAACAATGAAAACTCACCATATCTACTTTCGTCAACTTTTCCAACAAATCTCAAAGTAGTAAATGGTTTTTTATCTTTTTTCAACTCTAAAAATTTTTCTATTAGTATATATTGTTCTTCCCATTCCGGATCACCCTGAATAATTGAGATTGAGATTGTATCTAAATTATCTATAATCTCATCTGATTTTTCAATAATTAATTTTCCATTTGTTACAAAATTAGTTATTCGTCCTTCTCCTTTAAAAAGTTGGATTGCTTCTTTTAATTTTGGATACAGACTACATTCTCCATTGTTATGGAATTGGACAATTATATTTGGAGGAACTTCTTTAGATATCTTTTCTAACAAGGAAAATTCTATATCTCCATAATATAATTTAATGTTTGGATTTTCTCTCTCACGTTTTCTCCGTCCACAAAAAGAGCAATTTTTATTACACCTATCACTAAGCTCAATATTTAAATTAAACAGTCCATATAAACTATTCAAATCAATTCCTTTCTAGCCTTAAGAGAAGAACTAATTTTCTTTTTTGTTTCTTCTGTAAAAGATTTAGCTTTATAATTTGGATTATACTCTCCTCTCATACTTTCTCTAGGACCTCTCATTTTTTCTCTAACATCTTCTCTTTTAGATGGATTATTATTACCTAAAATTCTGTATCTTCTAATTTCTCTTTCCTCTTCACGTTTAGCTACATTATTTATTGATAACTTTCTTCTATGTTCCTCAGTAAAAATTTTTCGTTTACCTGCTTCACTCATTTTCTTTCTAGACTCTTCATTAGGAAAAAATCCTAAAGTTCCATCTCCACCATCTGTTAAATTATAACCATTTGGAACTTTACAATTATAAAATCTAATCCAGTACCTTTCTTTTTCATTAAGATCTTCTTCATTTTCTGTTAAATCTATAACTTCTTTTGTAAAGTTCTCCTTACTGTACTTTTTAATTGCCTTTTGTAGTAATATACCAGAACCAAAATAGTCAGGATTACTTTTAGAATCTTTACCAACGTAAACTTTCCTATTAATTTTATTTGTAGTTTTATAAATTATCATTATTCTGCTACTTCCTTGGATCAACGTAAATATAGACGTAGAAATCTCTTCTCACGCCTATATCTACATTGTTTATACTATCCATATTTTATCTTATACTGCAGCTGCTGCTTTTTGTTCTTTCTTAGCTTTAGCAGTAGCAGCAATTTTCGCTTTTATAGCTTCTCTCTTCACTGGATCCGACCAAGTCTTACGAAGACTTTCAGAAATCTTTTTCTTAACATCCGCTCTCTTAGTTGGGTTATTGTCTCCAGAAATTTTAGCTCTAACTTCTGGTTTTGCCCATGCTTTTTTCAACGCTTCAGAAATCTTTTTTCTCACTTCTTCTCTTGTTGCTGGAATTTTCTCTCCCATGATCTTCTCCCTTCCTTCTTTAGTTTCTTGTACTTCAGTCATTTTAAAATTCTCCTTTCTTTTTTATTTTTGATTTGTTCGGAGTTAAACAGAAGACATCTGTACCTGTTTTTCTCCTAGAAACATGACTGTCCAGTTTTCTCTCCAACCACCTAACTCATCTATAGGAGGTACATCTAAAATTCCAATTTTTCCTCCCCTATGATCTTGTCTTCTCTTTCCAATATCATATCCAGATAATATAGTAATAATCTTACCAGTTCTTTCAAACAAATATCTTAATCCATCTGAACTGTACCGAAACATATCTACAGGAACCGGATGATAACGCCATGAAAAAACTGTAATATGCAATGCTAATCCACCAGGTTTTAAAATTCGACTTATCTCTTCTGCAGCTTTCCACGGCTCATTTAAATGCTCAAAAACATTATTTGAATAAACTATATCATATGAATTATCTAGAATTTCTGGACAACTACAAATATCTGCGTAGACTATTCTCTCAGATTTTATGTTCTTATCACATTCAAGAATTACATATTCAAAACCCATAGATTCCCAACGAACTTTAGATTTTCCAGATCCTCCACCAACATCAAGAAAAACTAGCCTTTCTTTTTTGTGATTTTCTGCGTATTCTCTAATCTTCGAATACAATAAATTCTTATCAACAAATTTGTAGTGAGGAGAATATCTAAGTCCAGTCATCAATCTCTCATTAACTTTTCTATATTTTTTAAATCTTCTTCTGTGTCTATTTCAAACATCATCCAAAATGGAATATCTACGGTTCCAATTCTACCACTTAATCTACATTTACTAGATAAAATACTTTCTCTGGTTGCTACATAAAAAGAACCATTTTCAATTTTATAGTTATCTTTTCTTACTGATCTACTTCTGTTATTAAGATCATAGTTGACTGGAGACATTCCATACTTGTTACATTCCCAAAATAAAATATCAGCTTCATGCATAGGGACTGAAGAAAACACACTATCCCATTCTTTTGATTTAACCATATTAATTCCGATATTTATATATTCTGATCTAATCATAGGAGAAGTTGGTTGTATCAAAACAATAATATCACATCCTGGAGCCTTCTCGCAAAAATGTAAAAGAACATCATCTGTAGTTGCATTATCAGTTGCTAATTCAGGTGGTCTTGTTAAAACTTTACTACCATAGTTAACAGAAACTTTTGCAATTTCCATATCTTCCGTGCTAACAAAAGTCTCATCTACATTTGATTCAAGTGAAGCTTTTATAGCATAGTAGATTAAAGGTTTTCCATTTAACATGACCAAATTTTTTCTTGGTATACGTTTCGAACCACCTCTAGCCGGTATTAACGCAACTATTTTCATTCTTTCCAATTACCCCTTTCATAATTTCAATGTACTGATTAGCCATATATCTAGCAGTTAGTTGTTCTGGCAGTAGTACTATTCTCTTGTCTTTACTAATTTCCACCATAAATTTCAGAATGTTTTCCTTAAGTTCTGGAGTTAAAATATTGAATTCTTCTCTATAAGGATAAGATGGTTGAAAATCATTATCAAAGTCTCCATCACATACTACACAACCATCTACCATCGAACACATTTCTGTAGCTCCTCCACATTTATCGCTAGTTATAACTGGTATACCCGCCCCAATACATTCAACTACAGAATTTGGACATGAATCTCTTTTACTTAAATGAAGACTAAAATCAGATATATTCAAAACTTGTCCAACGATTGTTCTATCAACCATTCCATAATAAATTATTCTTGAATGTTTTACTTCTTTATTATCATGAAGTTTTCCAAGTATGTGCAAAGTTGAATTCGGAACTATCTTTAAGAATTCTAAAAACAAACTAATAATCTCTTTAAGTCTCTTATGTCTTCTCCATTTTCCAGAAACTACAATATTTATTCCATCATGATGTTTTCTTTCTCCACACCAATTTAGATCGATTCCATTATAGATAACTCTGCATAACGAACCTTTCTTTCTTGGAGTTAAAAACTTTTCACATAATGTTTTAGAATAGTTACTTTGATAAATAACTCCATCTGCAATAGAATTAGAAAAACTGATCTCTAAATTTCGACTTGTAAAGTCTTCATCAAGATCGTAATATATGCCGTCTATTCGAAGAACTATTGGTAAATTTTTTCTTTCTCTTATTCTAACAAACGAAAGCTGAACATTACACCTTCCCTTATTTGTCACACTCCTTTTAATCGCATCTGAAATAGAATGATTATTAGAATTCCAATGTGGTGTCATTCTACTAATAACTATATGGTGCTTCTTCCTTTCAAGATATATTTTCATTTTTCTTTAACATCCTTCTATCTCTAGCATTTCTATACATTCTTAATTTATCTTCATGAACCGCTTCTTTATATTCTCTAGACTTATTATACCACAACCTTGTAATACTATTTTCATGAAGTCTATACAAATATAGAGGTATAGGTATATGGTGTAATTTTCCAACTTCTTCTAATTTTAAAACTAAGTCTTTATCTACTGACTTTAGTAAAGTAGAATCTACTCCTTCAGTCTGATCATAAAAACTTCTTTTAAAACATTTAACATGACTTACCCTAACATTATTACCAAGATATTGATCACCATCAAATTCTCCTAAATAAGTTTGACCTTCTTTAAAAGTAGTACATCTCATTCTCTTATATAGTTTTAAATTTTCGTAACATGCCCAATAATCACTATAAACCAAAGAAGCTTCTGGATGATTATAATGCGCTTCAACTAACATTTTAAGAGCATTTCTATGACCAAAAGTATCATCACTATCAACAATTACTACTAATTCTCCCTTTCCAAACTCTATAGCATGTTTTAATGATTGTCCATACCCACAATTAAAGGAGTGTGAAAAAATTTTTATTTTATTGATCATACTAAATCTTCTAACTGTACTCTCTAAGAGTTTTAATGTAATATCAGTGGAACAATCATCCACTAAAATAATTTCATAATTTGTATAAGATTGAAGCCAAATACTTCGAATACAATCTACGATAAACCTACGCGAATTATATGTTGTTACAGCTATATTAACTAAGGGTCTATATATAGTTTTAAATGAGTTTTCTTCGAATTTTTGCATTTTTTATAATCTTATCCCTACTCTTCCCAATTTTTTTCTGCTCATCTTTTGGTTTTCTAAAAAAATTATTTGATAAATTATTTCTATGTTCTCTATACATATATGATATAGCATCAACGTAAAAAAATGGGCCTACTTCTTCTAGTTTAAATATTAAATCTTTATCTACTGATTTTACTAAAGTAGGATCTACTCCTTCAGTTTTATTATAGAAACTTTTTTTAAAACATTTAAAGTGACTAACACCCTTCATAAAGTTAAGGAATGTCTTTCCTTTAGGTATCTGAAAATTCTTTACTATTCTCATATGATGTAAATTAGAATCACATACCATATAGTTCGTATAAACTAAACAAACACCAGGATATTTTTCATGTGGAGCAACAACTAAAGATAGAGCATTAGATTTTATAGCATCATCTGAATCTACAACAGCTACTAAATCTCCTTGACTATACTGAATAGCATCACTTAGAGTTCTTCCATATCCAAAATTCTGTTTATGCTTAAATATTCTACATTTCTTTTTAATACCTAGTCTAGAAATAGTTTTTTCAACAACTTCAAGAGTTCCATCTGTAGACGCGTCATCTACAATCACCAATTCCCAATTCGTATATATCTGATCATAAATACTCTTTATTGCTTGTTCTATGAATTTCGAAGTATTAAAACAAGTCATTGCTATAGAAACTTTAAGCGACATATTTTGTCCTTCTACTTCTTCAATATATGTAATCCTGGAATTGAAATATTAGAAGTGGCTTGTACGTAAGTTCCAAAAAGGTCTCCTAAAGCTGAAACTTTTCTAATAAACGAAACACTGTCCCAATATATAAGAAGCTCTCTAGAAAAGTTTCCATTCTCTGAAAGGTCAGCCATACTATGCATCAAACCTTTTTCAGTTTTCTGAGTTACGATTAAGACAGCATCACGTAGGATAAGAAAATGCTTTGAATTGTCATCTTTATATGTAGAAACAAACTTACCTATGACTTCGATACCATTAAAGTTTACTGCGATTACATCATTCTCAGTCAAAAAATTATCCATAAAGTTCTCCTTTCAAAATTCAGCTTTATTTTAATAACAGTTTTACATCTTCTAATAATTGTTCTTTACTTGGAACATAGTCTCTATATCTTAAAACTTTCCAACCTTGAGATTTTATTCTTTCATCTCTTTTTCTATCTTTTTCTTGATCTTGATGCCAATATGAACCATCATGTTCTATATCTAATTTAATGCTAGGAACAGCAATATCAAGAGAATAGTTTAGAAACTGATAATTTAGAATAGCACCAAAGAATAGTTCTTTAGTATTTTCAAATGTTTTAATTTGTGGATAAGAAGGATTTTGTATAAACGAATTAGCATAAGCAGCTCCACCTTCCAACATATACTGTCTACGTTTCTCTTTCTCTTCATTTGAATGAATCTTCTTTCCTTCATGACTTTTACTTAAGTTCTTTTTATGACCTTCTGAAAACTTCATACCAGTACGTTTTTCACGTATTTTCTTTCTAGACTCTTCTAATTTCATATGGCTATCCACACCATATTTTCGTCTAGACGTTTTCTTAGATTTTTCTTTAACTACAATATCTGAATTACTACACTTGTAAGAACAGTGTTTAGAATAACCTGAAGTTAAGTATTGAAAACTAGTTTCGTTACTACAATTAGGGTTACTACACACGCCTTCTCCATCTTTCTTAAAGAACTTATCATAGTATTCTTTACTTCTCATACTATGTTTTTGAAAAACGTGGGATACTAAACCCAAATAATTCTTACATTCTTTTATGCATATTTTACAAATCAAAGATATCATTTTAATCTCTTACTAAGTTAAATTCCAAATTTCTTTCTGAAACCACTCACATCTTTTCCAAGTTTCTCTGCTGCAGCAGCTATTCTTCTAGCAATTCCTTTCCTTATAGAAGGACTATATTTAGTATGATTTTTTGGCATAGAAAAGTAACTTATAGCAGCTTGAATGTGCTTCAAATCCACTGGGTATTTTTTATTAGCTGGATCTGCAAATGCTACATTTCCATATTTTTTAACAGCTGATTTTTTAGCTGCAGGTGAAGAATCTTCTTCAACTACTATATCACCTTCTTCATTAATAGTTCTATAAAGTTTCTCTAATGTATCTTGTACTAAACTTATTTTAACTGTCATACAACCTCCACGATAACATTTTGTATTTGTTCTTATTTTCTAGATTGTTTACACTTATCTCTAACTTTCATCAAGATCTTTCCTAAATTATTTTCTCCAACTCCTTTACAAACTCCCCAAAAAGTATCACCCCACCAATTATCTTCTATTAGTTCAACACCACCTGTATCTAGCAGTTTATCTAACAAATCAGGATTTTGAGAAAACTTAGCAGTCACAACTTTCTCCATCACTAGAAGACTGACATCTCTCCAATCCTTACGAACTACTTTCTTAAACTCAGCTGCAAGTTGTTTAGCATCTGATGGTTTCTCACACAACCTAATCCTTTCTGCTATTTTTTCGTCTGTTGTGATAAACTTCATAGCTTGAAATGCATGTTCTGAAGACGGATATTTTACCCCTTCAACTATGACTTCACATCGATAGAAATTAGATAAAAAACTATACCACTTTTGAAATCCTCTTATTTTCTCTTCCATCATTACCCCTCTCTTTCTTTTCTAATTTTATAAACTTTCTTCAGAACTCTAGATGCTAAAATCTCATATCCTTCAGAACGCTCATGCCATATCACAAACTTCTCATCTGGATATTTTTCCGAAAACGCTATATACTTATCTTGTCCTTTCTTATTAGTCACTCCTTGATTATGAACACAAACCTTACCTATCAGATCTTTATTAATAAACGCTAGAAGATATAACATAGTAGTCTCCGTTTTAAGATTTGTTCGTCTATTTTATATAACGATCTATATATTAATTAATGAATAAAAGAGTCTATTCTAACTACAAAAAGAGAGGTGAAAACAAATGTCAGATTCTCAAGAAAGACATAACGAACAAGAGACCGAGTTACTCAGATTAGAGATTGAATTCTTAACTAACCCGGAGAAAGAAGCAGAAGAAGAGAAAGAGATTTTCATCCTCAAAGATAACCTCAAAAGCTTCCTTGACCCCAGACTGGTATGAAAAGATGAAAGAAGAACTACAGCCAGGTGAAGCAAAGTGCATTCTATGCGGTAGAGTAAAATCTATACACGATATACAAAAGAAGTTCGACAGAAGAGATGAGGAGATCTGCAAAGAATGCTATAGGTTTGAAGATGAAAATTGATCTGTAAGAAAACGGTAGGTTTACTTAGTCTACCGTTTCTTTTTTGTTGTATTAGTACTTTCAAAGATAAACCATCTATCTTATATATATTAATGTATGAAAGTAGAAATACTAGTTATAATTTTTTTATACAAAAATACTACAAAGGAGAATAAAATGAGAGTAGTTAAAGCGAAACTTATAAAACGTTGTACAGATGATAGTATTGTCGAAATGAACGATAACGTTCCCCTCGGAAGAACATACAGCGTAGATCTTGACACAATCTGTAAATTTGAAATGATAAATACAGAAAAGAAAGTACGGAAGAAAAGGCAAGTAATTCATGATATACTTGGAGGATGGTTACCCTTGGAAATGCTTGAAATACGAAAGGAGGATATAGAAAAAATGAAACGTGTTAAAATGGAAAAAGGTCCATTTAAAGGTAAAGTTATAGAATTCGAAACTGAAGGTTCAGAAAAGATGGTAAAATGTATAATTTGTAAAACTCAATTCGAAGTAACATTTTTTAGAAAAGATCCAGATCCTAACGATGCAACTCTCTGTCCAAGTTGTGGATCCAGAGGAGGATTTGAATTTGTGGAGGAGAAGAATGAAAGGATTTAGAAAAATAATCGTCGATGAAAAGTTATGGTGGTGGAAGTTTATCAAAAGTAAAGTAGTAGCTTATTCAGACGAAACTAAAGAAAAAAGAGTCATTGATTTAAGTACTCTCACAGGACAAAGTTGGAATGATATTGAAAGAGGAGAATGGAAACATTATTTTTCAGTTACTCCCAAAGAAGTAGAGAAATGGTTAAAGGAGGAAGTTAAATGAAAAAACATATAGCTAAACCTGCTACTGCAGAAGAGATCTTAAAAGCGCTAAAAATCGATCCAACTGAATCAAGAATTCTTAAGGTTCTAAGTTCAATTGTAGAAGAACGAAAGAAACCAAAAGTCATTTATACAATCACTACAATGAGATTTGGAGCATATGAGATACCTAGGGGGAAAAACAAGGGTAAAAAAGTACGGTCTATTTTAGATGATAGAGTAGTAGGATGGTTCAAAGAAAAAGAAGTAGCTATACAATGTGTTAAAGAAAACGCTGGAGATATTTATGAATGTGGTGCATATCCATACGCTGTTGTAGAAGAAGTTCCAGCAGGACTTTATCCATATTGCAGTAAATCTTGGTGGTTTCATTGGAGAAGGATAGGTCTTTCTGATGGTTGCTACACACAATCCAGAAAACCAAAGTCGCACAAAAATGTTGTTAATTTTGCCATTGGTTAATTACAGTACAAAAAAAGGGGGTGGTCATTTATGATAAGGGCATGTATACGATGTAGACAACCGTGTATTGAAGTTTATCCTAAAGAAGATAAAACAATTATTTTTGAAGGTCATTGCCGAGAATGTTATATTATTGTTGAAAAAGAAAGGATCTCTCTGCCAAGAGGGGAGAGCAATACTAATACTACCCAACAAAAATATCTTCCAGCCATACCATTTATATTCCCTACTATTTCTCCAGATAAAGAGGCATAATTTTTTCTTGCCTCTTTTTTTGTTTCATAATCCTGTTAAATCTTCTTTAGTAATACATTCTTCAAAATTACAAGTCGGACATGAAAGTCCATATCCCCCACAACGACCATCTAAAATTTCTTCAATTATATCACATTCACTATCAACAATTGTCCCACATTTTGGACATTTTATAATCCATTTACATTTAGTAACTATAACTTCTTCTCTAGTTACTTCAAAGTTTTTCACTAATTATTCCTCACTTTGTTTTCTGTTACGAAGTTCTAGATTTAAATTGATAAATTTATTTATTGCATATACTCCTGCATTAATTCTTCGTCTTAGTTGATACGTACCTGGAGTTTCTGTAACTACTATTCTTGGAACACCTAAATGGTGTAACCAGTCCTCAAATGACCCATCATGTAACTTATGATGATTAATAATTCCATCTTTAACAAAAGGTCCTACACCAGTATCAACTATTACTCTTACTCCATCAAGAGCTTTTGGAAAAAACTTCTGAAGGCTTTCTCTCATTCCAATAGTAAACTCTCCTGATTTTTTACTCTCATCAAAAGTATAAAGATAAAACTCTTTAGCACTTATATCTTCATGTAAAGACAAAAATCCATCTTCCGCTAAAGGTCTTAACAAATCAATATTATTTATTAAAATCTGTCCTTCACGAGATGGACTCTCTTTATTTTCAGGGTGACAAAAACCACAGTTAGTTTTTTCCCCTAATGTATTATAACGAGTATTTCTCTTAAATCCTATTGGATTAACAATTGGTATAAAAGATAAATCTACTTTCTTTAAAATATTTTGATCACAATTCTTCATCCACTTAAGAATAGAGTATGGACCAGCTTTTTCTTCTCCATGAAAAGCAGAAACTATTAGCATTTTAGGATCTTCATGATCTACTGAATTTCTTGTTCTCAATAACCAAATTTGATGAACATCTCCTTTAGTTTCAACTTCACCCAATACACAAAGCCAAAATCTTCTACTTGCTGATATACTAAACATTTTTTTAACATATCGTCGAATAGCTGCCATAATTTCTCCGATCTTACTTACGTTGGATCAAAACTTTAACATCTACAGTTACTTCATCTCCCTCTTTAAATTCTTCATCTTTCAGTAGGTCTAAAACTACCATTGCAGCATTCCCTTTTGCGTCTCTAGTAGTAACATGTGATCTTTCTGGACTATCTGTTTTAGATATTGTAAACGTTGATCTTTTATGTAGTTTTGAAGTTTTCATTTATTACCTCATCATTAACGCAACAAAAGCTAACACAACAATATGAAAAATCTGATCTATTGTAATAAACAATAACCAAAACAAACCCATGTCTAAAGGAACTGGTTCATCTTTGATTTTATAAAAAGGACAACCTGATATAATAAAAATTCCTTTAAACTTCTTAAACAACCAAAGTTCAAATTTACGATTATCTAAGAAAGCATGACTTATAAAAAGTAATGGAAGTATCCAAAACAAAGAAAACAATTGGGTACTAAGACCAAAAACTAAAACTGGAATAAAGAAAATTGTATAAATAGCTGAATGTTCTAAAAGTACTCTTAAATCTTTGTCTTTTCTCATTGCATGTTTTTGAGTCTGAAAAATCCAATCAGCTATAAAATGCACCAACACTAACATTTCGAAAAAATTCATGCTATTCTCCTTTAATCTTTAATCAACTCCAACTATCTTTGATATTCTTTCTATTTTCTTATCCCAAATTTCTTTATATTTATTTTCTATACAACTCTCTCCATAAATATTGCTTAAAATAACCTTAACTTGATTGATCATAATTTGAACATCTACAACCTCTTCAACAACTATTTCAAAATCTCCTCTTTGCCTTTTAAATTTATTAATCGCTTGAATTAACTCTGCAGATTCTTCGATCGTTTGATCTAATTGTGGTGTAACTCCCCATTTCTCAATACATTTTCTATAAATCAGATCTTCTCTATTCATAATATTCCTCTATTTTTTGTTCAGTTCAATTTAATCTGTTTCTTAAAGAGATTCTAAATATTCAGCAAATACAAAATTAACTAATGCACCTGGTCTTTTCTCTCGAATCAATTTAACTGCATCTTTTCCTTTCATCCCTGACAAAATCAATATTATACCATTCAGTAATCCACTTCTATTCATCCCTTGAGCACAGTGAACTAGTACTCTGAGTGGTTGTGGTTTTTTCTTCCAACAAGCTAGTCCATATGAAGCAACAGCTTTTAGTTCGTCTACATCTGGCAACTCAGGTTTATCTGAAATAGGCCAATATAAATATGAAGACAGTGGAGTAACAAAAGGATCAAAACTTCCCTCCAAATCAATCACAACATCGATTTTAAGGTCTATAACTTTTTTAGGATCATCAAAAGATCCAGACTGAAATAGACCAGGTAATATTTCGTTGTAGTTGAATTCTTTCATAATTACTCTCCTCACGAAAGATGTAAAAACAGACCAAAGGTTTACTTGTATTAACCACCGAATCCAAATTTTTATATCACTCATTACTACCTCCTTTTCTTTCCAAACATTGGATTCTTTTCTCCTTTTACTCCTTCACTCTGTTTCTTTCTCCATTCTTTTGCTTTTTCTTCTCCAAATAATTCTTCATATGTTTTTCCCTTTCTTTTAGAAGATCTTCCTTCTAAAGATTCACTAATCTTCTTCTTATGTTCTTCAGATTGTGGACCTTTTCTTCTTCCTTTCATTGCTTTTCTTCTTTTCTCATTACTTTCTTCTGATATAATTCTTCCTTTAAGTTTCTTACTAAGTTTTTCTCTAACTTCTAACCTTTTAGATGGATTGTTTTCTCCTCTCATCCATTCTGAATGACTTGGATTTTTCTTTCCTTTATGAGATATGCTTATCCTTTCTCTTTGATCCTGAGTAAGGAAATAACCATTAATTCCTTCTCCACCATCTGTTAAGTTATACCCTCTTGGAACTTTACAGTTGTAAAATTTAATCCAATATTTTTCTTTTTCATTAAGTTCTTCTATAGACTTAGCATTATCTATAACTAAAAACTCGAAATTTTGAATTCCATATTTCTTAAGAGCTTTTGAAAAAACAGGAGATCCTCCCATCCTAACATGGTCATAAATCCTAACTTTCAGTTCATTTCTGGTTTGACCAATATAAATCTTTTCATTGATCTTATTCTGAGCCCTATAAATTATCATATCTTTCTCTCTATCTACAATCTATATATTTTTGTTCAAAACTCCAAAAAAATGTCCTGTTGTCTACATATATTAATTACTGATAGGAAAATCAAATACTTTAAAAGGAGGTGAAACCATAATGAGTATCTTGGTTTGTTCTACAAAATATGGAGGTTGCGGTTATATTGGATATGCTGAATCTTTCATATGGGCAAACGATGACACCACGATATGTCCTTCATGTGGTGAAGACCATACTTTTCAAATCACCAGAGAAAATATCGATTCACTAACCAGTGACAATAACCTTAAGTTAGCCAGTGCTCTTTTGGACTTAGAAATTGAAGTATCAGCGTGGGCAAAACAGTAAAAATTTACCTAAACAACTCCAAATAAAAAGAGAGGTGAAACCAATGTATACATCACAAAATTTAGTAAAACTTATAGTAAAATTGGAAAACAGTGAAAACCCTCTATCTAGGAGAATAGCTGAAATGTTATCCTCAGATGTTGGGAAAGAACTAATAGACTCTAGTTCTTCTGAGTGGAATCGTTCTTCAATTCAAGAAAAAATCATGTTGTTAAAACAGTTAAACACAGAAGGTATCATTATCAATGAATTGTTCTACAATTTTAAAGAAGTGTTTAGGGATAATCCACACATGATTGAAAGTGCAGAGAATGCTCTGCTCGACTATTTACAATTCTTCATCTCTTCACCTTCATAGAAAGGAGAAGCTATAAGAACATGATCAGGAGGTACAAACAAATGAGAAAGGAGGTGAAATCTAAAATGAGAGACTACATGATTAACGGGACTTGCGTAAAGAAGAATGGTTCCAGATATCCTTTTCGAAAAAGACTTACTGCACTGAACCGCAAAGACGCTAGAGATCAAATTAACCAAGTCTTCTCCGCGATAGAAGTAAAGTTATACAACAAAGGAAAAGGTTTACATATCTCTCCAGCTAAACCATTAAAGGAGAGACCTTCTAAACGGAAAGTTCAAAGAAAAGAATGCAGAGTCTGCGCTCCGACTAGAGGTCCTCTACCTCTTAGTGCTTTTGGGAAGGATAAGAATTCCGCGGATGGGTTAATGAGAACCTGCCGAAAATGCAGATCGAAGGAACAAAAGGCATCGAGAGAAAGAATTCATAAACATGTTTCACTAAGACTTCACAGCCAACTTGAACTAACAGCAAGTGAACTTTCCAAAGTCGAAGTAGCCCGAATCGAAAGAATCAAAATTAACGACGAAGTATATGTCCGAGAAAAGGATATATCCAAAGTCCTTTCTGAAATGTCTTCCAAGTTCTGCAGCGACCTGATGAATCAAATCAGATCTGAAAAGTAGTTAAAGAGGACTAAGTTCAGTTAGACTTAGTCCTCTATTTTTTACTATCTCCAATATACTTTCCAGGAGAACATATAACATCACAAATAAATTCTAATGAATGTTTATATGCACTTCTTATAATAGAATCAATTTCTCCAAAATCTAACTTAATCTTAAGTGCAATTTCGATAGTATCTCCTTCAGATACTATTGTTGTGCTTAATTGTTCTAAAACATCTTTTGTTTTTATATCAACAGAAGAGTTTACTAGTTCCTTTAATCTATCAGAAATCTCTCTACACAAAAACTCCTTCTCCTTCTCCGATAGTTTTCCTATACATATCATCTATTCTTCAACTCCTTATTATAGCTTTTGAATTTCTTCTTTTTCATAAAGTTCATCCCAGCTATCAAATGGAATATTATAATATAAACTTACGATGTTCATAGTTAATTTATCTGCTTTTTTATAATCTGGTTCTGGAGGAAGAGTGCTTCTAACATATGCTTCTTGGGCTAAAGAAAATAATTTTTCAGCTTCACTTTTTACTTTCTCTAGTTTCCATTCACCATTCTTTATTTCTATTAATTGAGGAGCATCTTCTCTTTCTACATGCAAAGTTCCTTCACTTAAAAACTCTATACCCATTCTCAATAGTCTAATTAAGTGAGCGGCATTCTTCGTATCATAACCAAACTTTTCAACAAGTTGTTTTCTCTTTTCTCCCATATAACCTTCGTAATTTGCATGCTCCATTTTATGTAATTGATCATAAGCATAACCTGTAAATGCATGGTAAACTTTTTTAGTTTTAAAAATATTTCTATATAAAACAAGAGCCCATCCAATTCTATTCACATAAATGTAGTGTCTTTCATCTAACCAAAGCATCATCAAAACATTAGGATTTCCTTGTAACAATAATTTAACAAACTTTATAACTTCATAATGAACTGCATCCCAATCTCTTATCTTTACTTCATACGCTCCTCTTGGATTGAGTTCATCTTTCTTAGAATAGTCATATTTACTAAGACCAATATAGGAGTTCAAAGGAGCTACATAGACTCCCAATACATCTTTATCATCAACCCCACAAGTTCTTGATGGGTCTAAATACATACCATGAGCAATACTTCCTCTAAACCCTAAGAGAATAGTAGTAGAAGGAACTAGTGCTTTCTTCTCAACATAAGTCAAACCTTTAAGATTCATTTTATCATGAATATCTTTATTCTCCATTTTAAACTCTACTCCTCTTTTTTAATTTATTCACATCGATATTTTAGATGTCTATTTTGTTTCTATTATATATATTAATTTATGATAAGAAAGGAGGTAATTTAAATGTTAATTATCAGGTTAGTTGTGAAAGACAAACAAAATGTAATATTAAACGTATATGAAATGAGGAAGTTTCGAAAAGATGGAAAAAGAGATCATGCAACAATAGAATTCTTTCTAACTAAAGCTGAGGAAGCTTTAGAAAAAGGGGAGCGTCCAAATTTTGAATTCTTAACTGAGGAGGTGAAATTATAAAAATGAAGACAATATATACAATATATATATCTATAGCAATATTCTTATTTGACATTTGGGGGTCATGTTATATGGCTTACCAGATTTCTTGGGGAGAATGGAAAGTTTATCCAATTATCGCAACATCTGTTGCAATAGCTATAGTAGGGCTAATTGTATTGAACAATGGAATCCGCTACAGAAATGCTCTATGGAGAAGCACACTCAAACCTTAGTTCTCAATGTTCACAAAAATCAATTCTTATAAGGAGGAGGAACAATGAAACAAGAACTTGAGATAATTAAAAATGTAACAGAAAACCTATACGCCAAAGATATGCAATCAATGGTGGTAAAACCTGGAAAAGATGTACAAATTGTTCCCACCGTCATCTGGGCATTCAATGGTAAAGTTAAGACAATCCATGGACAAAATGGAGATATTATACATACTCCTCATGGATATGGAACAGTCAAAGAAGCAGAACAATTCGTCATTGGTACTTTGGGAGTAAATAACATGCTAAAACATGAACATGGCACAGTTTCGTCTATCAAAGGGGAAAAGGAAAAACAAGCACTACTTTCAGAGGTCGGTGATTAGAACCAACTGGATAGCAACCCAGTAGTAAGAACCTAGAGTAAGAGTCTCCTCTATTATGTCCGGGGCCAAATGATCAGGCGACGCCTTTAGAGAGACTCTTGCTCTATCTTTTCTAAAAAGAGGAGGAAAAATGAAATGCCTAAGATGCGGATATTGTTGTTTATACCTTTGGATCATAGTAATTAAAGATCCAACAAAACCTATATCAGAAGATAACTGTCAAGAAGTTGACGCACGGCAAGGTAAACCATGTCCACACCTTAGAGGAAACAAACCAGGAGAATATTCTTGTGTAATTCACAACTTCCCTCGTTACAAAAAAACACCGTGCTTTAGTCATGGTCAAATTGAAAGAAGTAAAAAAGATCTCTGTAGAATGGGTGATTATATAATCAATTCAAGACCTCTAAGACTATCTTCAAAATTGGGTAGAACCAGTGGCAAAAGCTGAAGTAAAGGCTTCGAGCAGACTAAAATATGCCAAACCTGCCTGGTCCTACCATTTTTACAATTCAAAAGAAAAGAGGTTAAAAAAATGTGGTACGAAAGGTGTAGAGGGTGTGGAAAAGAAGTACCTGTAATAGAAGATCCCTATACTAAAAACATAGTAATAATAAAAGACAATCATTATGGACTCATATTTGAAGGTTACTGCGGGGAATGTTTTAATCCTCCACTTCAAGAAGTAGAAAGAGTTGGTAAAGAACTAAAATATTTCTATTACGATTTTCTCAAAGAACACCCATTAACTCCAATAGGAGGTTAGAAATGGACACTAAAAAAGAAATTCTTAAAAATGTTAGAAAAATCGTTCTCACTGAATTAAAAGAGACTGATTTCCCAAACAGATCATTTCAAGCAGTTATAGTGCTAGATCCTATAAGAACTATTGATGTACAGGGAAATGAAAAAACTTACAACAACGCAGTAATTTTAAAAATAATTAGAACAAGAAAGTTATTTACATTATCCAGATTAAGTTTTGGATTTCTTAGAAAAATATCTAATCGAATTATTTCTGAAGTCGAAGGTGTTTCTAGAGTAGTGTTTGATATCACTAGCGAAAGGAGAATTTAATATGCGGATAACTCTAGGTGACAGATCAATAGAATGTATGTCACTTCTTGGTATAATAGAACATCCCTTCACATCAGAAGAACTAAAAACAGCTTTTCGCATAAAACTAAAAATGGTTCACCCAGATAAAGGAGGAACCAAAGAAGCAACTGTAAAAATCATTGATGCTTTTAATCATTTAAAGAACTTAGCATCTACTCCTATTGGAGCAGAGTTTCTTGAAGTTGAGATAGAAGAAAACGAAGATATATTCAAACTCTGGAAAATTTGTCATGATTGTCATGGAACCAAGATAAAAATTTATCACACTCCCGATAGGCCCTGTCCTTGGTGCTCATATATGTACTCTTTCTTCTATAGAGGAGGTTCAGGAAGAGGATACATAATGGGCACTTGTAAAAAATGTTTAGGGACAGGAAAATTCAAAAAAGATGGTGTTGATAAAGGAATTTGTTATAACTGTTCTGGAACTGGAGTAGTCAAAAAGAGGTGTTCGATGTGTCAAGGAACAGGTTGGTTATCAAGAGTAGAAACTAAAAAAGTAGTATGTCCAACTTGTAAAGGTAAAGGAAAAATTGAACTTAACCCTTGGAATCCAGTTATTCCAAAGGGTGCAGTTCTAAAGAAATAAGAAAGGAGAATAAAGAAATGAAAGTGAGGTATATCGGAGCTTCAGATGGCCAAGTGAATTATGGAGGTGGTAGTGATGATCCACGCGGTTTATTAAAAGAAGGAAAAATTTATACATTACAACGTAAAGAAGCCCACTCATGGCACACTAAATATTACCTAAAAGAGTTTCCTGGTAAAAAATTCAATTCTGTTTGTTTTGAAGAAGTAGTTAAATTAAGATAAGAAAAGGAGGAGAAATGATTCTAAACAAACACGAAATCTTACTCATTGCGTTAGCTGATGAAGGAGGTTACTACTCTATCCAGATTGATAACAATTTAGAGATGGCTACCATGAATGAGATGTTTCAGAAGAAGTTATTCAAACTTGCAAAAAGAGCAGATCCTTTTCATAACAGATTCAAGATAACTCCAAAGGGAATGAAATTGGCTAAAGAAGCTAAAAAAGTTTTAGAGATACTTCAAGAACCAATAGAAGGAGGAGTTTAAAAATGATAAAAGGTAAATGTTATACAAACCTTGATGGTTTTAGAAATGCCAAGTGGCCAGAAGTATTTGTGGAAGTTCCAAGAATTGGAGAGTTGGTAGAAGCAGAAGGAGGAAAGAGACTAAAAGTTGTTGGAATTACTCATAAGGTTCGAAAAGTGGAATCTGCAATAGAACAAATGAAAATTGAATATGAACCCTATGTTGAGATCGAACTCTGGGCTCAAATTTTAAAAGGGTAAAGGAGGGTAATCTAGATGGGACTAATTCATCCACATTGTAAAATATCAACAGGTATACATGAAGGATTAACTTTTGGAAAAGGTGAACTAGATGACATGGGATACTGGGAATTTCCCTGTAATGAATGTGCTAGAGAGAATGAGAGACTATTTCCGGAAGATGGAAAGTGCTGGCCATTCGAAGGGTCCACTATACAAATGTCTGAAAAGTCAACTTTCGTTCTTCAAAAGACGAAAAAGTCATTCTGTCCAATTTGTGACAAAGAAGTTTACTTACTTACTCCTTTTGAGGCTACAAACTCCAAACCATCCTTCTATATATGTTTCAATTGCAAATTCGTAGGAGAAGTTGGAGTAGGTGCTGTTATGATAGGATTACATTCTAACCAAAATATCTTAAGAAAGGCAGGAAAAATGATGGGATTCTTGAAAAGGTTTTGGGAAAAACACATTATTGCAACTTATCATGGTCCTCCAGAATGTTTTGATTGCAATAAATCTGATTGTGAAAATTGTTACGTCAATCTCAAATAAAGGCGAAGAGTTTACAAATCGGGACCAACATTCTATATCTGCTTCAACTGTAAGTTCATAGGAGAGGTTGGAGTAGGAACTGTTAAACTAGAGGAAGGAGAAAAAGATGGTAGAAAAGTCTAGAAAAAGTAGAAAGGCTGAAGACAAGTCCCAGGAAGTGGAACCACTGTTAAATGGTTTGTGGGCTTTAGGCTATCGCGATAGGGGTCATGATCATGGTGATTATGCAGTGATGACGAAAGATGGGAAAATGGTTGTTGAGTGCCCGAACCTCTATGTTTCTCAACACATAATTACCTTACACAATAAGAGCGTAAAACGTCAACTCCACCCACTGAGACGTATTTCATAAAGGCGAAGACTATATTAATTTGGAGTCCTCATGTTCCACCCTTCGCTTTTTTTTAAATATCTCCATTTTCTTCTTTCTTTTTCAGTTCGTATGGATCAATAAAGTCTCGTTCTATTTGCTCAGCACATTCCCGCAGCTCTCCACAATAATTTTTGAAGTTATTATAAGAAGGTGTTACATGATATTTACAAAACTTATAGAGAATGTAATTCAGATCTCCATCAGCTTTAACACCTTTAGCAACCATTAGGTTAACTATTTCATTCATATCTGGTCGTTTTTCTTGTTTTATAAATGGCATATTCAGTCCTCCTCATATTGGGGTCTACGGTGAGAATATTTATCCAAATCATACATAGCTTCACTTATTAAATCCTGATCGGACTTTCCTATGTTTGGATCCTCTTTCTTCTTAGGAACATATTCAATTCCGTCAATTATTACTGTATTCATCATTCCTCCTATTCTGCTGTATAATATTCAATCTTCAAATTTTTTTCATCCATTTGTCTTTCAACTTCTTTATCTACTTCGTAAATAATTTGATATGCTCTCATTTTTAACCAACTTCGAAATTTATAATTCTCTACAAGTTTCCTAAATGCTTTTCTCTTATTTTGTCCTTGAGATCTCTCTTCTCTACATTCTGAAGATATTCCAGTTTCAATATGAGTTATTCTAACACCGCTATTTACTTTATTAACATTTTGTCCACCATGACCACCACATCTAAAAGTATCAACTCTAAAGTCTTTTTTAGTTAAAGAGAATATTCGATCTTTCATTTTTCTCCTAATTTGGCGGCGGGTAAAGGATTTGAACCTTTGTGGCTTTTACACCGGCAGTTTAGCAAACTGCTGCAATAAGCCTGACTCTGCCAACCCGCCTAATGGTGAGTCGAGAAGGAATCGAACCTTCGTTTGCGAGTTAAAGGCCCGCTACTTTGCCACTAAGTTATCGACTCTATATGGTGGGCAGGACAGGAATTGAACCTGCGACCTTCTGGACTTCAGCCAGACGCTCTACCTTCTGAGCTACCTTGCCCTTATATTTTGGTGGAGGATAAGAGAATCGAGCTCTTCTGAATTCCTCGGTGCAAGCGAGGTGACCACCCCAAGCAGTCCCATCCCCCGAAATTATATTGGTAGCCAGTAGAGGATTTGAACCTCTGTTAGACGATTATCATTCGCCTGTCCTGCCATTGGACGAACCGGCCTTTTATTTATTGGACACACCGGTGGGATTTAAACCCACGTAGCTGATTTTGCAGACCAGTGCCTCGTCTCTCGGCCACGGTGTGATTGGCGGACTGGACGAGATTTGAACTCGTAATCTTTCAGATCGACAGTCTGATATTTTACCATTAAACTACCAGTCCACACTCTCTAAGATAACTTGCGCTGCCACGCAATTACTACGTGAAAAAATTTGAATGACAAAACTATTTCTCCCTTCATACACGGTGATCCTGCCTTAATCCATCTCCACTTGGTAGATCCCTTAATAAGCATTACCCAGGCCAATACGGCATTACCTAAACTCATTTGCGATAACCATCCCAACATATTTGGAGGAAGGGGAGGGATTTGAACCCCCGAGGCTTTTACACCCAGTGGTTTTCAGGACCACCTCCATAAGCCAGACTCGGACACCCTTCCTTACAACAAACGATCTACCTAATCGTTTTTAAAAAGTATATAATATTTATTCTATTTTTCTTTTCTTGCTTCTTCTATTTCTTCAAGTATTGTATGACATTTCAAAGCTTGAATTATTCCTTGTTTATATGATGTTAATGCTTTAACAACTATTTTTCTTATCTCTTCTGTTGATACTTTCTTGTCCCCTTTTTTCCTACTATACTCCTTAACCGCTTCTTCTACGCTATTCATAAAAGCTTCGTCTATCCTTTCTGCTAAGACAAATTCTTTTGTCATGCATATAGTCCTTATATAGTTTATTTTAAACTTTTTCTTTTAAAACCACAATTTTGACATGTTCCACTCAATTTCCAAATATCAATTTCAAAATAAGTATCACAAAAAGGACACTTATAAATCCAACGCATTTTTGCTCCTTTTTTACAAAAAAGGTCTTCATTAAATATGTTCTACATATATTAATTATTGAAGAAAGGAGGATTTATTTATGATCGAACAACACTTAAAATATAGAATAGAAGATATCATGTCAGGAGCAGAAGATCTCTTAATCGAACATGGTCATTTAGTTCCAACATTATTTATAGAAAACGAAAATGGAATAGAAGTAATAGAAATCTTGTACAGAAATTTTGAAGAAAAAGAAGAAGCATTTTCTAATTTAAATCATATGTTAAAGTCTACAAATTTAGAAGCTTGTTTCTTCGTATCAGAAGGGTGGACAAGTAAAATTCTCATGGGTGCTCCTTCACAAAATCCAGACAAACAAGAAGTTATAATAGTTACTGGAATTAGTTACAACATACAACTTTCTTATACTTGTTTAATTCAAAGAGATTCTCATGTTAAACCAATAGGTGTAGTAAAACCGGGTGAAATGATGCAAGCATCTTTTAAACTTTTTGATGGTCTATTTAGAAATACTATGGCAACTGCATAAAAAAGGAGGTGAAAACATTGGCTATAATAAACAGTTCTAGATTAGAATTTAAAAAGTTAGATCGACAAAAACAGAAACTTCATGATTGTCTGGGGTGTGGAAAAGGAGATATTGTTGGATGGTTATGTGATAGTTGTAAGGCTCGAAATAGAAACTTAGAGTCTGGAGGATTGGATGATGAAGAGAGATATGAATTTCACCCAGAAGCAATCGAAACTTTAGGAGAAAAATTTTATGAATAACAACACACCTGGTATTGTAATTATAGCAGCAATACTTTCTGCTATCTTCGTCCTCATAACAATGTCATAACAACATAGAGGACGGTAAAAGAGGCTATTCGCTTGCCTCTTTTTTACTCCATTAGTAATCTTTTCTACACATCCTTTCCATCCCATCCAGGGAGTATCGAACGATGAAAATCACTTATTATTAATGACTTCTTTACTTGTTCATCATTACTCATTAAAAAAACTATAGACACCATCTGAATAATTCTTATTTTATTCTCATCTTTTGTATAACAATAACCAGTCGTAGTTACTATTCCAGCTATAACGACTTCACCTTCGGTTGTTAGTGCTCCATCAACAAACTCAAAATTAATCGTAATAAAACTCAAAGTATAACCATATTCTCTACTAACTCCATCTTTCCAATTCTGTATTGTATCTTCACTTTTTTGCCCTTTTTCATATATTTTTTTAATAGTATTAATATAAGAAGAAAAATCATTAGCCAATAAACTAGAAGTAAGTAAAAACATAAAAACAACTAGTAACGATATAAGTTTCTTCATAAAAATTACCACCTCCAAAATTTTACAACTACTCTTGTTCTCCTTTGTTTTTTGTTCACGTATCATCTACTATAAAGAAAAGAGGTGAAATCCTTAATGCAAGAAAATCAACTTTATCTAGACTTCTTCACTAAAGTCTTACAAAGAATTCTATCTAAAAATCCAACTTTTACTTCTGCCCATGCTAAACCTCAACCTTACTTTAGCACAGGTATAGGTAGGGGAGGTTTTTTAGTCTTCTGTGAGTTTAAAGAAACTGACAAAAACCGCTGGCAGGATGAACTTAGAGTTGGACTTTTTTGGGATACAAAAAACAAAGAAAAGAATGATAAAATATTTTCAACTCTAGAAAAGTATGGTTCTCTAATTGAACAAGAAATTAATCAAGGATCAGAATGGATAGAACCAAATCATACATTGATATGGTCTAAATCTGCTAAAAGAGAACGAAAAATATTTGTTTCTACTAATGGCAATATCTATAGTAAGTCAGGAAGGATCGAAGAACTAATTAGTTTTACAGTAGTTTATTTAAAAAGGTTTAAAGAATTCTTTTCTTTCTTTTTAGATGAGATTGACAATCTTCCTCATGAAATATCTCAACTGATTAAAAACGAAGGGACCCCAATATATAAATTGGAGAGAAAAAGATAATATTCATATTCCTTTTCTGTATTTCCTGATCTGAACATAATTCCAAACACAACATCCAACCATAATTATATTTAGTGGAACAAAAACTCCCCAACTAACAAAATAACCCATTAAACCAGCAGCACCAATTGCGATCACCTTTGAGGGAACTATTCCAATTTTATTGATAACAGGATTTAATTCTTTACCACCATGTTTTAAAATACGTTTAGTTAGATAGTAATCAACTCCATTTAGAACAACAAATATACCTAGTCCAATACTTGCTAATTTATTCATTCTCATAATCTCCTTTCTTTTATTGTTCAAAAACAGAACGTTGTCTTCTGTATGTTCATTGTTATTTAGTATAGACTATATATATTAATTATTGAAGAAAGGAAGGAAGTTTTATTTTTACTTGGCCTAGTCATCTTAAGAAGAATAAAACTTCCTTACCTAATTTTTTTATTCACGAAAGGAGGATTGATAATGAAAGCTTCAGAACAAGTTCTAACTACTCAACAACTAATTGGGAACTTGATCAAAGTCGTCCACAAATCTTTAGACTTATATGTAGATGACTCTCTAAAAGTAGTTAAGCAAAATCCAGATCTCTTCGCTCACCTCATAGCATGGAATCACATTAATGGAGAGATAAGGGATACTAAAATTGCATTCCCAGTACTATCTCTTCGAGGAAACGCAGGAGAAGAAAAGTCCTACTATGAAAATGCTGTTGCTCATCTATTATTGTTTGATCCACGAAATTTAGTAAAAGCAGTAACTTTTGATCGAGAACTCAATAGTAAAGGTGTTATTATTTCTGGAGGAGCTGGAACTCTTTTAAAGAAAGCAGTTCAAAATTATCTTAGAATAAGAGAAGAAAATCCACCATGGTGGAATAAAGCAGTTGTTCAACACAGAACATCAATGAAAACTCTCTATGCTATGTACCATGTTAAACCAAATGCAATGGCTGATAAAATTCTCTTTAAAGAACAATATCCAAAAAATTCAGTGTTTGAAGCCATAAGACAATTAAAAAATATGGACCCAAAAGAAGCTGGCGCTGCAATACTAAATTATAAAATTCCATTTACAATCGCTGTTGGCGCAGTTGGGGGTATAGCTAAGAATACTGATTTAGTTTTATCTCTCATTGAAAATATGTCTGGAAATGAACTTATAACTAATTCAAACATGCTTTCTAAATTAGGAGTTATGGATAATCCTGTTCTTAAATCTGCTTTTGAAAATGCAATTTCTAAAGCTAAAAAAGATAAAAGGACAAGCACTCTTAAAGCAGGAATAGCAGCTTCAGTTGTAAATGATGAAAAGATGAAAGTCAAATTAGAAAAACTGCAAGAACACAAAATCGACAATCTAAAAGGTCTAGAAGGAGATTGGTTAATCTTAGCTGACAAATCAGGTTCTATGAAAGAATCTATTATTAAATCAAAAGAAGTAGCTGCATTTCTTGCTCGCACTACTAAAGGAAAAGTATACCTAGTCTTCTTTAATACCCTCCCAGTTATGTATGATGTTTCCGAAAAATCTTTACAAGAGATCAAAACAATTACGTCTGGTATTATGGCTGGAGGAGGAACATCTATTGGTTGCGGTTTACAACTAATCTCCGATAAACAAATTATCGTAAATGGAATAGTAATCTGTTCAGATGGTGGAGAAAATACTCATCCTCACTTCTTTGAAGTTTATAAACAATATGAAAAGAAATATATGATTTCCCCAACAATTTATCTTATACATTTTCCTGGAGAACTTGACGTACTAACTATTCAAGCTTCTGGTTTTTCTTATGAGAAACTAGATGGAAAAGATCTTGATTATTATGGTCTACCTAATTTATCAAACATTCTAAGATCATCAAGATATACTTTTGTTGATGAAATAATGCAAGTTCCATTACTAACAATAAACAGTGTCTTACAAAGAAAGGAGGCTTAAGATGCCAATCAGAATTTCTAATTTAGAGTCATTAGATTTAGATGAATTAATAGACCTTCGTGCACGATTAAGAAGTATTGATCAAGGATATTCAGAAGAAAAAGCAGATACTCCTGAATATATAGTTGATGCCTTAGCTCAAACCAGTACTAGAATTACAAACCAAACCAAAGCAGAGCTTCAAAGAAAACGAAAACTAGCAATAGCAAAAAGATCTTCTCTTGCTACTAGAGATGAAAGAAAAGCTCAACTTGATCAAGAAATCGCTGCTTACGACGAGAAACTTAAACCAGCTTAGAGAACATATACCTATAAATTAGCCGATACTGAATAATCTTACATGCTTTAGCTCAATGGTAGAGCAAGAATCTATCAAATTCTCGGTATGCGGTTCAACTCCGCAAAGCAACCAAACAAAGGTTATTCGACTTTCGGCTATTTAATTTATTAAATATTGGTCGATACTGAACAATCATACATGCTTAAACATAGGTTCGAATCCTATAATTCGCTCCCTAAAAGCGAACTTAGCCAAGTGGATAAGGCAAGACTCTTGAAAAGTCTCAATATGCAAACAAATTGGTTGTTCGACTTTCGACCATATTTATTAAAAATGGAGAAGGAAATGAGAAACCCTAAAATAGGAGATCGTTTCTATTCTGAAGTATATGATCTTAACGGAACTATTAAAGCAGTAAAAAATAGTTGGATTAGAATCCAATATGACGATTGGTCTCATGGTGATTTTTCTACTAACGAATTCTATAAACTTCATATATCACTTGATTAGATAAGCCAGTCACTGAATAATCATACATGCTTCTATCCTAAAGGAAACAATAATGGTTATTCGACTTACTGGCATAAAATAATAGTCAGTCACTGAGTAATCTTACATGCCTTTTAGGTAGGCTCCAAAACCGAAAGGTTACTCGACTTACTGACTAAAAAAATTGGGTTAGTCACTGGATAATCATACATGCTTTTTAGCTCAATTGGTTGAGCGTTAGTACTTAGAACTAAGGGTTGATGGTTCAACTCCATCAAAAGCAGCCAAAAATTGGTTATCCGACTTACTAACTCATTTTTATTTTAGGATTCTGCATCCGTATAAACTCACGACTCCATTTGTGACCTTCTGCCTAATCAACGCTCAACGAGCATAAGCACCTCCATGAGCTAATAAAGGAACTAGATAACTCATAATTATTTAGTTCCTTTATTTTTTTGTTGAACTAGCCCTTATTACATATATTAATTAATAGAAAGGAGATGAAACTTTGATAAACAGAAAACGAATTGATTTCTTCAAAAAGAATTGGAAATTAGGAATTCACCTTATCTTGTATACTAGGAGATTTGGAGTAAATAACGAATGGTGGAACTATTTTTCATCAACAGTTTGGGGAAATCCTATCCATAAAATCTTGTGGGACATTATACGTATTTATCCTTTAGTTCGCAATTATAAAAGTATGAGATTTCGTGCAGGAGCCCTTCATTTCATGACAGATGAACAATATGAATTAGCATTTGGAAAGACTAAAGAATCAAGATTTAAACAGAGGAGGTTAATATGAACGAAGCCGATAAGATCAGAAAGAAATATGCTGAAGTCGGAAAACTTTGTAGCGAAGACTTAGATGGGGAACTGGCAGAACTAAGGAGTAGTTGTGGCCACAACGAATCAATAAGTTATAGAGAAGCCTCGAGATACTGGGGAGGAGAGTTATATTTTACAGAAGAAGAAGTTGCAAATATTATAGAACCAAAAGATATACATACTGGAAAAAAGTATGAAGATTTACTACCAGTAAGAATATGTAAACGATGTGACAAGTTATTGTGGCCAAGTATGAACTAAGGAAGGAGAAGAAAATATGAAAACTGAAATGAGAAACAGATTAGCAGAAGTTCTTAAAGAACACAAAGAGATGGATGATTTTGCATCTAATCACTGGAGCAAGGTAGCCAATCTAGAAACAGAAAGACGACAGCTTTTATCACAGATAATAAAGGAAGAAAAGTTACTTAGTGAAGCTACCTTTTCTTTTAGAATAGATGTCTACATACATAATAGAACTTGTGCCTTGGATGGACCAGTGTTGAGGGAAATGAAAGGATTGCAACAACTTTTAAAGGGTACACCTGAAGACAATAGTGATTATCTTAGTCTTGATTTAGGCGAGGGGCATTTAAGTGTTAATGACGGAGAAGTTCATATTTCTATCAATAAGCTAGAGGATTCTCAAAAGATCATTGATGATTGGGGCTTAAAGGTTGAATATAAAAACCTTGCGAAGCATAAAGAAAAGTTAGAAGAAGATTTAAAGGTAATAAACACTTTTATTAGAAAAATCACAAAGGAAGGAGGTTTTATAAAATGAAGTGTAATATTTGTGGTGAAGAAGCAGAAGACTATATTGACTCTAATGAATGTCTCCGTATAGATATTGGAGAGTTTGTTTGTAAAAAGTGTTGTGACGACTGTCCATTTGCTTACGGAATTTGTGACCACCACCTTCGTGTAATTAAAAAGAAATGGACTGGTCCTATGTCAAACTAATCCTTGAAAGAAAGGAGGTTAAAAATGCAACAAGGTAAAGTTATTATGTCTCTTAAAGAAGCTAACAAAATAGTATCTGAAGAATATCGGATTGGCAAGAGAAATGAGAATGATCTTTACCCAGTATATAAAAGAGATACTTCTTCTCATATGATTGCTCTTATTAGGGGGGCTCATTGTGAAGAACGAATTGCATTTGCCAAAACATTAGAACAAGCTGTAGATATTACTAAAGGGATTGTAGAACAAGATCCATCTCAAAGAAAGGAGGTATGACAAAAGTGAAGCCAAAAATAAACAGATTAGAAAATGATTTTGGAGGAGGATATTCTATTGATTCTATCACAATTGGAAAGAAAACATTTGAAATTTGGGAGTCAGTAGTTGGATGGGAGAATAGTATGAAAAATATAGAGAGAGCGATAACAAAAGCCTATAACGAAGGATTCAAAGATGGTCAAAAACCTGAAAGAGAAAAGCGATAAATAAAACGCCATTTGCATTTGATGGATAATATTGGAGGTCTTTGGACCTCTTTTTTTGTTTCAATTTCTATGATTTTTAGCCCATTCTTTAACTTTCCTAGATGCTCTATATGTATGCTTTCCTGGGTGTTTCTTTTTCCATTCAATATAAATTTTCATTTTATCAGAATTCATTAACCGTATAAAAGACATCTTAGCAAGTTCTTTATTAGTGAATAACATATGAACTTGGTTTCCACAATCTGTACAACAATCGATTATCTCAACACCACCAAGACTTCTTGGAATTTTATGGTGTTTCATAGTTGCTTTATCAGTTAGACAAAATCTACATTTCATTTTTTTTGTCTCAACATCTATAAATTTATCATCACTCCAGAATCTTCTTTAGAAATATCAAGAAGAAAATTACAAAGTTCATTTGTATATAGAAATACTTTACAAGAAGATTCATTTTCCACACCTAAATGAACACATCCATTTCTACAATGGTCCGTTGGCTTATGAAGGAGTATATGACCACACCCTTTCATTTCACATTTATCATATCTTTCACATATTACCGTCATTCGCTTTTATCCTCTTTAAATTCTTTTACTTCCACTGTTACTATAAACGCAGGTTTAAAATCGATCATTGTAAGATTTATTGTCAACTCAGGCATTGAATCTTCTGGTCTATTCTTAAGTTTTGCTAAATCTTCCTCTTTAATTAAAGTTTGATTAATAGGTCCTTGTTCTCTACATCTCCAACAATAATAGTATTTAAAACCTTTATCAAAAGGAACACCTTTCGAATCTATAATTAGTTTTGAAAGGTCAGCTGGAAATATTGGTTTATAACACATTGGACATAAATAATCAACTTCTCCAAAACAAGATAGACATATAGTCACTGCAGTATCCTCCTCTTTTCTCTATTTGAACTACCTAAATCAAACTCAAAGCGAAATATTTTTCCTTTGGTTTCTGTTTTCTTTTTCCTGCGTTCATCTAATTTATCTTCTATAAGACATATTAAAATAGATAATATAATAGGTGCTAGAACTATTGCACAAACAATTTCCCACTTTATTATCATCATTGATATTCTCCTATTTTATTCTATGATAAAAATCCTTTGACTTCGCTTCCTTTAATAGTTCTCTTTCCTTTGGATTTAAAAAACGTTCAATAATCTCTCCTGGTTTTGTCCTCTGTCTATAGTTCAATATTGTTATCCACAAAAGTTTATCAATAACGTCTGAGATTCTCATATATTACTTCCTTATTTTACCACTCACTCCAAAAGTAACACATCCAAAAAACAAAGAGTATAAAAAGGATAATTTGAGTTCCTCCTAAAAACCAAAAACCCAATCCATAAATAGCAAACTTTTGCCAGAAACCTTCTGGATTCACAAGATACTTAAACAAGAAAAATATCAAACTGGGAATAATCATAATAACAAAAGATGTCAAACTAACTAAAATCCACATTATCAAATCTTTAAAAATTCTAGGTTGTATTTCCTTCGTAGTTAATTTCATATTCTTCTATTCTCCATTAGCATCAAATCCTATTTTATTACTATCGTACTCTACACTAGATCTCTTTATAGTTGTTATTTCTTTTAATCTAATTATTGATTCTTCAAAATTATTACCCAAACATTTAACTGATATAACTAGTTCACATAAAGAAGCAAAAGAGAATCCTTTTGTACGTTCCACCCACTTATCTAAATCTTCTCCGTTCACTCCTAATTTATTCTTAAAATATACCATTCTTATCTTTTCATTAGGCATATCAATTTTTATCACTCTATCAAATCTTCTTGGTCTAGCTACAATCCTTTTATCTAGTCTCTCAGGATAATTAGTCGTAGCTATATTAATAACTTTGTCAACTTGGTTCTCTCCATCTAAAAGCATAAGAACATCAGACTCACCCCAATTAGAAACGATAGCATCTATATCTTCAAAAACACAAACAATTCCTCTATCTGGTTCTACTTCTCTAAATATCTTTAAACCATCAGAAGCAATTCTTGGACTACCTGAGCAAATAAAAACAATACCCTTTCTATTAATAACATTCTTTATAATTCGTTGAACTAAACAACTCTTTCCAGAACCTGCTGGACCATAAAGAAGATATCCTCTTCTATGAAGAAATCCATATTTTTTAAATGGTTCTCCCATATTCCAAAATATGTCTACTTCTTTTTCTATATTGTCAGAAACACTATCTGGAAAACTTATCAATTCATCAGTGTTTAGTGGATTTTCACAAATTAAAATCCCTATTGAACTATCTCTAAAAGTATAAACTCCAGACCTTAAAGTCTTAATTGTAAGAGAACTAGCTAAATATTTTCCAGAACTAACTATTGACCATTGATTTCTCTTTAGTTTATTCTCTTCTCTATATTCCTCTTTTGGTTGACATTCTTCAATTCTTTCTTCACGCCCAGCTTTTCCTGTAACGGGTTTACCTTCACCACCTACACAAGTTCCAAATTCTTCTAACGCGTTCATATTCCTCTCTCCTTTAAATTTATTCTTTATAGTGAGGATTCGGTTCTCCACACCTTGGACAAAACTTATGAGGTCTCCATACATAATAATCCCCTTTTATAGGAATCATAGGATAAAGTCGATGATGCGTATCAAACTGCTCACCCGTAGAGAATTTTCCCATAAACTTATGTCCCCATACAAAACAGATAAACCACTTAATCATTTCTCACTTCTCCTTTCTTTCTCTCCGGAACCACTTCAATATCTTCTCAATAAAATTCATAAGACTCATAAGACCACCTATTCCTGAACCAACTTTTAATCCTATACCAGCATAGTCAGGTTTAGATGAAACTTGAACTGCAGGAGGTTGTGTAGGTCGAATATCAGAAGGCTTTTTAGATTCTTCTTTCTTTTCTTTAAACGATTTGGGTTGTTTATCTAAATATTCATATAGATGAGGTGATATCAATGTTGGTTGTTTTACCGCTTGTTTTACAGCTACATGTTCCACTTGGTATTTTACAATCAAACCAAATAAACATAGTATAAAAACAGGTAACCAAAATTTAGTAGTTCTCCATTTCTTCATATCTTCTCCCATTCTTTACTTAAAATTTCTGCAAGATCTGGCAAGTTCCAATGGTGACAAACAATATCATCAACTCCACATCCAAATGGATTATCATCAATAATTTGCCAACTATCTATTATATTATCTCTCTCACCAAGCCATCCTATAAGACCTCCCTTTTCTTTAGGACTTACAGAATGAATAGATGTAAAACGTTTTTGACAAGCTTCAGCATGAGACTCAAAATAAGGTATCAAATGAACTTTATATACATTAGATTTTTCATCTGCACTTACTCTTAAAATAAGAGTTTTAATATACTTACCCTTCGTGAATGTAATTTTAGCATAAGGTTTAAACTTCTTTATTATGCTTGGAATAAGTACTTGATTAAACACTACTATTGCTCTTTCAATCAGGCAAGCAGCATAATGAAATCGATCTGATTCTCTATGACAATTACGAGACCGAAATTTTATAACAAGTTCCGAATGTCCAAAAGTGAAAGGAACACGAAACAAAAAAAGTCGAACATCTATTCCGATAAGATTTTTCAACCTAAACCAAGTTCTAGCTTCTAAACTATCAAACATTTTAGAATTCTCCATTCTTACTTACCAATCAGGGTCAACTTCATTTCCCCAAACTATATAGTCTCCTTCTTTTCTATACCTATAAGGTATATTTAGTAACTTACAAATACTTTCAGTACTCTTTATATAATCAGGATCTTGACCTGTCATAACCCAAATCATACCTCTTATCTGGTTCCCAATAGCTTCAATACGAAAAGAGTTAGTAGACTGACTCATTGCTTTAATTCTTTCCATTACAATAATACACTGTTCCCTATTCCACTTGTCCATATGATAACCTCTTCTTTTCAGCAATGATAGTTCTTCTAGTTAAATTTTTTTTGTATCATTCAACTCCTTAATTACTTAACTATAATATGAAGTGGATTCTTACAATTAGCCTTATGAACTATAGCTTTTCCCGCCCCAGTTACTATATACTCACAATCATCAATAACTATAACATGAGTAGAATAACAAGTCCGAGGAGTCATATCCTTTGGTCTATAGTCCATTGACTTATATCCTTCAATATCTCCTTTCGTTTCAGACTCTTTGCATCCTCCTAAACATAAAAGTAACAGTACTAAAAACAACACTACGATTAAAACTTTCGCTTTCATAAAAGTCTCCTTTCAGAATTCAAATGGAGGGGGCTGGGTTCTTCATCCCCTTAAGGCACGCCCCCAATGCCATTTATTATGACAACGCAACTGCTTTTCTTCCACATTTTCTTGTACCAGCCTTATCCAATCATTTATAAGATGAACAGTTCGTTAACAAGTTATCTCATTCATCATCTTTAGATTTACCTTTATAGTTTATTCTATTTGACAGTGATTACTTCTAGGAAAAGATAACGGTGGGAGAAACCCCATACCAACATCTTACGATATCAGTATGGAGTCTTCCTTAAATTTTCTTAATTAGCTTCTCTATCTCAATTAGTCTATTAACCCATATAGCTATTTCTTGATTTATTTTCTTCTTACATTTATCATCTTTACATTTAGTTCTAGCACTTCCTAGTCTTCTCATGCACTGTTTAATACCATCTTTTTTACAGTTATAATAACAAAGATTATATTGCTTTTCTCCTCTCAATGATTCACATCGTCTCTTGCACTTTTCTCTAAACAAATTAAACAAAGAACGAACCCCTGCAATAAGTGCAGGAATACCAGCGCCAATACCAGCAACAACGCCTCCAACCATAATTCCAGTTTTTGCTTCTGGTGGTAAACTAGACCATAAATCCCCAATTTTTGATTCTATAATCATATCAAGTTGCTTACTTAATTTATCATCCACTTCAGCCTCCCTTAATATTTAACATACTAATCTTTTAATCTATTTTAAATTTGTTCTCTTTCAACTAAATTTTTATTATTTATCCTCCATAACCGAGAATAGCTTCCTCTTCACTAACTTCACCCCTTGCTAATTTAATAAATCCCTCTTCTGCCCATCTATAAGCCTTCCGAGCTTCTTCAGATAATTCAGGATTATCCCCAAACATTCTAGCACTAAAAGCCAAACCATAAGCTTCTCCTTTAATCATCCATACCTTTAAAACTCTCATTTACCTTCCCTTTCAATCTAATATTAATTTCTCCATAATACCCAGACTCTTCCGAGTAACACCAATTTCCTAATTCAATAACAACAACTTTCCTACCTAAACCTTTTAACTTAAGGAACTTCTTCTCACACACATCATAAAACTTAATCTTCATTTCCGTTACCTCCTTTCCTTCACAATAAACACTCATTATAAGCACTTATTACTTCATTAACTTCACAGTCACTCATCCCTATATAGTCACAAATAGATTCAATATCTATTCCAACAGAGTACATAAACATGATAGCATTAATATATTCTGGGTCTAAACAAGTAGTTGCATTCATATTACTTTCCACAACAAAACAAATGTAACACTTTATCATAAATTCTCACAGCTCGTTCACGTACAGATTTATCCTTACTCTTCATTGCTTTCACCTTCATTGTTTTTATTGCATCAAACATTTGTAGTTTTGTCATTGGCCTTCTCCCTTCTGTATAATAATAGTTGTTAATATCTTTAATAGTATCTTCCACCCGATGTACACATCCAGTTTCATAACCCATTGATTCACCTTTTATTCCTTTCCGACTTCTCAATAATTAAAACTCTTTGTCAATTTGAAATTTTATTATATATTCATGGACGAATTAAAGAGGTCTATTATCTTCGAATTTTGGATACAAATTAAGATTCGGGGTAGGTTGAATATTATAACTCAACATGTTACCACCATTGACCTATTCCTATGGATATAGGTTCAGCTTCAATAATAATCCTTATTGCTTCTATGAACTCTGGAGGAGTTACTTTCTCCCACCATGTTGGTCCATCTTCATTAAATTCAAGTTTTTCTGTATATCCACAATATTTACAGAATCTTTCATTCCGTCCAACATTTACATCATATGTATATAGAAAGCTTCCATTTTTGTCTATATGATTGCAATTAGGATTCATTATTTATACCTTTCTAGGTATTAGGTACTCCACCCACAATTTCTACATCTGTAACATCCGAGTCTTTCATCCCAATATAGATACTTATCATCACACTCACATTTTTGCATTTCAAACTCCTTGTTCTATTGGTTCGGGTATGACTAGTAGAAATATACTCTCAACTATACTCTCAACTTGTTTTAGCTGTGCCTCGGTTATATACTCCATATCCCACTTATCTCGAAATTTCATAAACTTCTTTCTCTTATCAGTAAAGAAACGTATTTCCTTAATAGTATATGGATAAGTTCCATTGTACACTTCTATCCTTCCTCCCACATACTTCTGGTATTGAGGATTCATTATACATTCTTCTATAAAGGAAATATAAACTTTTTTCATGCTGCCTTCCAAACCTTCGACTAGTAGAAATATAAAAAACTTTGTCAAATTACAAAAAATTATTTATGTGTGTTCCGAGGTTAGTCCAAAAACAGATCACGGTGCTAAGATGTAATATTCGTTCTGGCGGTGTAAACCAGTAAGTAAAGGTTAGAGTGAACGCCTAACAGTCAGAGAGACTATCCTCTATACAAGGTATATAGATATACGCTCCAAGCAACCGCGAAGACTGCACACAAGTAGCCCAACCAGATAATCTTCCACTTAAGAAAGGAGAATAGCGACAATACGATGAATCCTACATCTATCAAACAGAAGACAATAACAATAATAAGAAGCAAGAGTGCTAAACCACTCCAGTCAGAATGTCCTCTTTGGTTATTTAGAATATTCATAAGTCCTGCTTCATAACATGGATTCAACTCTCTTGTAGATTGACTTAACCCTGGAACAACCATGTCTATTACCGTTTCATATTTAGGAATACGATGCATTTTTAAAACTTCTTCTTTAGTTTGGCCTTCTCTACGTAAAATTAGGCAACCACACTTAGGGCATAGAACTCTTTCAACAACTTTACTCAATTGATCCATGTCACTCTATCCTTCCAAACCTCTAGTAGGCAAGAATCCATGCCTTAGGCCACATCCAACACACAGAGTCTTAAGCTGTCCATCTTTGTGAAATAACTCACCATTACCACCACATACCTCACATACATTCCTCGACTCTAACTGTGCTTCTTCTATTGCTTGTTTTATATTACCAGTCATAATATTGGCATTGAAGGAAAGTGCTCCAAACCTCTCTCTAACTTGGATTGCTCTGAGCTCAGGTTCTTTTTCACTTCTTATTAATGCAGTGAGCTTTACCGACATCTTCCTAATGATTTCAAACCACCCGTCACCGCATGCAAACCCAAACATCGTAAGACTTTGATCTGTCATAGAATCTCTATCTAAATATAACTGAGGATTCTCTTCTAATAGAACGATTGTGTGTTCTTTATTCACTTTTGACTCCTAACTAGTTATTTTATAAAAGCTGGAACCATATACTTGAACCCGACTCACACAGGCATATCTGCAGATAAGGTGAAAGTTCCAGCTTTCAATGAAACCAAGGCGGAAATGGAATAGAAATTGCTCGAATTATAAAAATGGTAACACGAAATCATTGAGGAAAAGAGGTTTCGAACAGTTCTATACATAAACTGCCTTATCTGGAATGAATTTATTTATGGTTTGTTCATCTCTATTGATTTAACATCAGAATAATCAAAATGCTTTACTAATGTCTTTAAAATCTCTTCATCAATCTCTTTTCTTATCTGTTCAGCAATTGAAGATGTTACCTGATTCATAAATGATCCTGCTCGCAGCAGTGGCATAGGTATGCTAACCCAATCTTTTCCGTCCCACTCCTTATCATAGAATAGATACATTAAAACAAGCAATATGAGGATATCTTTACTAAGACCGTCCTGAGTATAATTAAGCGCAAATTCAATTTGTGCTCTACTAAACAAATTATCCTTCAAACTAAGCAAACTATCTGCTAAAGGACCACCAAGGCAATAGAAACTCACTGGATTTTTTAATTTGGCAAACAATGGAGCGTTAAAATCAATCCTTTGGTATGCGAATGATGTACTAGCAAGATCTACTTTATCTGGGAATCCAAGCAGCTTCGACTTGTAATACATTTGAAAACATTCATGATTTCTTTTTTCTTCATTATTCATTTTAACCTAACTTTGAGCTGGAGATTATTGACAAAGTCTGTGAACGCTTCCGAATTACACTTGCTATCGTTTCCGCTGATATTTCCAACTACAGAAGCTATTTCTATCCACTCACATGATATCTTAGGAACGAATGAAACAACTCTCCACACTTCCACTTCAATTTCAAGCATTTAGAAACCTCTCCGAACCCGTAAAAGCTATCACTCCCACCATGAATCCTACAATCATTTCATACAACTATTCTAATTTGAAAAGTCCCAGAAAATACTGTCCATTAGTTTTTCTTATACTTACTATATATCTTTAATACTGTCTAGTCTTTCTTCTTCCCATTCATCATACCACCTAACAAACAATACACCAAATCCAAAGAATCCTCCAAGAAATAAAACAATTCCTAATACACTTAAAAATATATCCATTACCTTTTATATCCTCCTTTTGAATGCTCTTACTTTACTATCTCATATTAATCTATTCTTCTTTCTCTTTTCTTTGGACTCAACTTTCTTTTGAATATGTTCATACTAGTATAAGACTCATCTAACTACATATATTAATTCTTGATAGGAATAAAATTCTAGTTGAAAGGAGATAATCATGAGTTGGACAACTGTTATTCTAGGCACAGTATTTGGTATCGTTTTATCTTGTCTTATACTTATGCCTATCAGAATTAATCGAGTTCATGAACATCATATACAACTTATCAATATTATATCCGAAATGAATATGGAAGAAATTAGACGAGGTGCTCCTTATAATGGGTGGAGATACAATGAATTTAAAACAGTACCATACTATAAGCAATTACTAATGTTTTGGAAATCATATGATTCTTTTTATACAGACAAAAGATTTTTTGAAGAAATACAACTAAGATTCATTGCCAAGTCAGAACCTGATACGAAATGGGTGAGTTAAGGAGGAGAAACTATTTATGAGAGTCATTCGTAAACATTGGTATGTCTTTCATTTATGTACTTTTTGTGGACGAATAATTTGGGGTAATGGATTTTATCGGCATATTAAAGCACACGAAGATAGAAATCCTTTAATTAAGAAAAGGAGGTAACGATATGAAATTTAAACCAGGAGATAAAGTAATTTGTGTAAAACCTACTAAAAGTGATACTAAAAGGTTTTGCTTAGAACGCGGAGAAATTTATACAGTTTCAGAATTCGAAGAGCTTCCTAATGGAAACAATATGGTCATGCTTCTTGAGAAAGGAGCGGATTATGGTAATTCATTCTTTGCTTCAAGGTTTAAACTTTTTAAGGAGGTGAACTCAAATGAAAGTTAACAAAACAATGAAGAAGCGTAAATGGATATATGTCATGAAACCATCAAGCTATGAAATATCTTGTGATAAGTGTGGTGGTAATAATATAACATGGAGTGAATTTGAGGGGCTTATTTGGTGCCACGATTGTGAAATTGACACTAAAGGAACAGAAGGAATATTTGGAGGACCTATACCACTTGGAGTATCGAAGATATTAGGTATTAGCTTTGATCGATTTTACTTAAAAGACTATAGCATAAGAAGAATGAATCTAGTTGGAAACAAAATGATTTGGAAGGAGGTGAAATCAAATGAACAGAGTACAAACAAATACACCAAGAAATAAGAAAGGTAAATCTCATTACTTATATACTATCAGTGATAAGGACATTGCAAAAACAGCTGGGGTTAGTGTAGGAGCAGTTGTAGCAGCGAGGTTTAGGAAACAACTTACTGACCTTCGATCTATTATCTTATGGGTCAATTTACATAAACTGGTAAGAGAAATGAAAGAGAGAGATATAACGTGTTTAAAATGGTAAGAATAACTAAAGAATTACTTACTCCTTAAATTGGGAACTGACTTAACTACTACGTCTCTTCCCAATTTTTTTGTATCTTTAAGATACTGTCAAAAACACAAAAGCCCATTTAAAACTATTCTTCTTTCTTGTTTTTCATGTTTATTAAACCCTTCTTTTTTCCATTCCCAAACTGCTCTTAAATTTTCAATAGCAATAGCATTAATTTCACACTTTGGAACTACCATATAAGCATTATCTGACTTCCTCCATTTAAGCTTATTTCTTTCTTCTAACATAACTGCAGCTCCAAAAACATCTTGCATATTCCATATCTGAATCATTTTACATATAGGATATAAAGGATCAGGATCTCCAACAAAATAAACTAGATACTCAGGAAAAACATTCTTCTTTCCCTTAAGTTTTTCTTGTATATTCACTTTCATTTTCCAGAATTCAAGTTGTCTAATTGATACATCATCGTAATGAAATTCTCTACCTCTAACAGCTACTGTAACAATATCTCCATCTCTTTTAATAAGATAGTCAATATCATATTTTCTATCTAACTCTGTTTCTTCTACACATCTAAATGATTCAACTCTCCATTCATTATTTAAGATAGGAAAAACTGCTTTTTGAAATACTAATCTCCATTTCCTCATGTTTTCTTTAGCATCAACAATTATATCTTTCTCATTCACTACATTAATCTCCTTTCGCTTTTCTTTGATTTGTTCTACTAATAATCGATACTGCTCTTTCTATATCATCCTTAGTTAAACCATTATCATAGTTGGTTTGGACAAGACGATCCATAAATGGTTTCATATCATCTTCATCATCAATGATAACAAAAGAATCAATATCCTTCTCAGTTTTCTTTAACCATTTATCAATCTCTTCTCCACGAGAGGTTACTCGAGGTTCACCTAAAAGGTCTGGAGTTGCTCCAATAATACATCTTGGATACTTTAATCCTGCATTAATAAGTATTTGTCTCAAGTCTACCATTGGATAAAGAGTTCTCCACTGACTAGTAATCACAATCTTAGATCCTGAACGTTCTACTAATGAATTCAAATTCTCTACACATTCTTTTGAAAGATATAAGAGTGATTCAGGATCAGTAAACTTGTTTAATACTCCATCGAAGTCAAGAAAAATTACCTTCATTTGGTTTCTCTTCTCCCTCTTTTCTTTGGTTCCTTTCTAACTACAGGTTCAGAAACCTCTTCTGTTTCCTTACTATATTTTTTTTCAATAACTTCAATTAAAACTAGTGTGGTCTTTCTAATACGACCTAGATTATAATCTTCTTGTAATTGACTTTTTAATTCCTCCCACATTTTTTTATACTGTATCATTTTTTATTCTCCTTTTCTTTGGTTTAAACTTTGCTTTACTAGTATTTTGTTCACAACTAATATAAGACTATCTACTACATATATTAATACTTGATAGGAAAGATCAATTACTTTTTTAAAGGGAGGTGAATAAAGTGAAAAAGAAAATCGCTGAAATAGTAGAATTGTTGATGAAGGCTAAGGAAGCCTATTACAATGATGTACCAATTATGTCTGATGAAGAGTTTGATAGAATGGAAGATGAGTTACGAGATCTTGATCCGGAAAATTCTTACTTCTCCATTGTTGGAACTCAAGTTACTAGTAGAGTAAAAGTTCGCCATGAAATTCCTATGTTATCTTGTGACAAAGCCAAAAATATTGAGGGCGCTTTGCAATGGCTCCAGAAGCTAGGTTTGGAAGACGAATCTATAGTAATAGAACCAAAGATAGATGGTCTATCCTGTTCTCTCCTTTATGAGAAGGGGAAGTTAGTTAGGATAGCCACAAGGGGAGATGGATACATAGGTCAGAACATTACTCACATAGTCAATTTTGTTAAAAGTATTCCCAAAAAAATAACCTATCAGGAACTTGGCACTAAGGAAGTTCGTGGAGAACTTTATCTTCCAAAGAAAACTAATCTATCGAATCCTGATGAAAAACCTTTGAGGAGTTTGGCTGTCGGTCTTATTAATCGAAAAGACTCTAACTTAGAAGATTTAGGATTTCTTCATTTTGTAAGCTATCAGCTTTTGGGGACCGATTTCCAATATGAAGATGAAAAGCTGGATGTTCTTTATTCTAACAAATTTGAAGTTATTGATTTTGTAGTTATACCTACTAAAAATACTTTGGAAGAATATTATAATAAGTATCTTAATGAACTTCGGGAAAAATGGAGTTATGAAACTGATGGGTTAGTCCTTGTTGTTAGAGATACCAAAAAGTGGAGTGATCTTGATTCAAAGTATGTAGTTCGTCATCATCATTTCTATAATATAGCTTTTAAAGCTCCTTCTCTAAGTAAAGAAACCATTCTTGAAAATATAGAATGGAATGTAAGTAGATTTGGAAATGTCATCCCGGTTGCTATTGTGAAAGCCGTTATTATTGGAGGAACTTCTATCACCAGAAGCTCTTTAAATAATGTGGAATATGTAGAAGAATTAGGTTTGAGGGTTGGGGACAGAGTAGTAATTGAAAGAGCTAATGATGTGATTCCATATTTTAAAGAGAATCTAAGTAAGACTGAAAGAAGTAGAAGTAAAGGTTCTTTAAAATGGGAAAATGAAGAAGAGCTGTTGTCTTTCTTAGGTCCAGATAATTTTTTAATTCCGGAAAAATGTCCTTCATGTAAGGGGGTTTTAGAAAAAGTAGGTGTTCATTTAGTTTGCCTATCTAAAGAATGTCCGGAGAAGTTGATAAGACAAATTCTTCATTGGGTTCAAAAGTGTGAGATGGATGGATTATCAGAATCCTTTGTAAGAAAGCTGGTTGAATCAAAAAGGATTTCTTCTATCAAAGACCTCTATCTATTGAGAGAAAAGGATTTTGAAGGGATAGATGGGTTTGGCCTAAAGAAGACAAAGAATGCCCTTGAGCAGATAGAGACATCTACTAAAATGTCTTTACGTCAGTTTGTTGTTAGACTTGGCATTCCAATGGTAGGTGAGAGGGCAATGGAGAAATTGGGCATAAATAACATCTATGAACTTTTCTCCTATAAGAGTAATGACTATGTAATAAGTCATGCCTTGGAAGACTTTATAAGATGTAATAAAGTCATGATCGAAGACCTTTTGGAGGTAATTGACGTATCGCCTGAAACTCCTAAGAAGCAAGGGGTGTTAAGAATTTGTATGACCGGTACGGGACCTAAGTCAAGGAAAGAACTGATAGCTAAAATTGAAAGGGCGGGTAATACTTTCGTAGATCATGTCAGTAAAGAAACAGACATCTTGGTGTGTGAAGATGTAAACGGATCTTCAAGCAAGTTATCAAAGGCTGCGAAACTCGGTGTGAAACTTGTAAACTATCAAGACTTCTTTTAGAAAGGAGAAGGAGGTAAAATCAAAATGTCAAAGTTAAAATACTTACGGATATCTAGAACAATGAGTGAAATAAATGAAGAAGTAGAAAAGATTAATCTTCAAGTTGAGGGTATTAATGTTGCTGATATGATAGCAGCTACTACTGTAATGACATTTTGTGACTGGCTTTGTGGATTATCAGACATGACTATGTCAAGTCTTTTAGCCTTAGCAAAGTGTGGTGAAAATGCGTTAAAGAAAGGAGTTCCACCTCAGGATGTTAATTCATTTGTTCTCGATAAAATAAATAAAATGTATTTAAAGAGTGAAATCAAAGAGTAGTTATATTTTAGTATCAAATAGTAAATAATCCAAAATCCAACTCTGCGAAAGGAGAGAAAAAATGTTCACAAAAATAATTGAATTGTTTACAAATTTGACAATGCTTGCTCTGATTGTACTATCCCTACTATTAGTTTGGAAGGTAGGACTTCAGTTCGGCACTTGGTAAGAATGGAGGAGACAAGATGGAGAAACTATACTATGCTGAAACTGGTTTAGGATGTTGTATTCGTGAAGCAGAAACACTTAATCTTGCCAGATCACTTGTGTTGAGGGAGGCTGGAACTTGTTCTGGCATTTCTCTTATTCGTAAGGCTACTGAAAAGGATGTTGAATGGGTACGTGCAATGGGAGGTTATGTACCTGAAGTCAAGAAAAAGGAGATGAAACTATGAACTGTAAAAAGTGTGGTGAAGATATTACTTTTTATGTATTTGGTATGCCAGATGATATATGCTACGGTTGTTTAACTTCAAAAGAAAAGGGTGAAGTAGTAGGAATAAATGTTGGAATTACAAGAGAACGAATACAAGAAGATGAACTTGAAGGAGGAGAACTCAAATGTTAAAGATTAAAGAGATGTTTGCATTTGTAGCAAAAGAGAGAAAAGGTGAAGGAGTTATGGCGTCCGAAATGGTTATTGATGGAAGACTTATGTTTGTTCCGCTAGTCGGAGCAGATATTGCAAGAGTTGATTCTCTTCGACGGAAAGCAGATGAAATTTCTAGGATAACAGGAAAGCCATATAAGATTCTCCATTTTAAACTTGTAGGAGAAATTCCAAGGAGGTGAAATTATGGACGAAAGAGTTATAGTTACAAAACCTATTGTTGGAATATGTCATATGCAAGTATGTGTTGTTGAAGATGCTTCTGATGAAGAAATCATTGATACATGTAATAAAGAAAATCCAAGTGGAACAACTGGAGGTTGGAAGCAAGTTGAAAGATATGATGTAGTTTCTTGTGATAAGTATCCAGGAAGAAATCATATGTGTGTTGTTTGTTGATATTTTAAAAGGAAGGAGTGATTATGTATTACTTTGATACAAAAGCATATCAGTTAAAACTGCCAGATATTTCCCAGTATATGCCTATTATAAGTATACTTTGTGTTGTTTTAGCACTTGTTTGTCTGGTACTTTTAATTGTTTCATCAATGATCTATCGTAGAAACGATAAAGTATATTCCTTTAGACTTTCTCTTGTGAATACTATCTTTGAGAAATCTAAAGTAGATGAATTCAAAGATTATGAGTGGAGATTAAAAGAATTTGATAGTATCTCCTACAGAAAAATGCTCTATATGTTTTGGAGGCGTTTAAAACCAGAAAACTTTTATAAGAACCTTGACTTTTTAGCTTAGGGAATAAGGTTTGCTAATATTTCAGTTGTAAGAAAGGAGAGGGTTGATTGTGTCTCTAAAAGATTTAAAAGATTTTTGGTGGGAATCACCTCTAAAAGAAGAACCACCTCTAGTTAATAACGAGGAAGGTAATAAAGCGTTCTGTATTGCATTTATCATTGCTTTAATTCTTGTAGTCATCTTCATTGTAATAGAAAAAATCTTTCTAAAATAAGGAGGGGTAACTTAATGGAAAAAGTCAAAGAAAAGAACAATATGTTTTGGAACCAAACCTTCGTTTTCATCATCACTGAAATATTTGGAGAGCAGGTATTAAAAGACTATCTCAAAGATGCTAAATTAGATTCTATTAAAAATGGAGAAACAGTAATTGATAATGTTTCTTTAGATGAGTATGAAAAGAACCTCTATAAATATATAGATGCAGTATATTCGTATCTGGAGAAGAATAAGAGGAGAATTCCCTCTGGTGAGTTAGAAGCAAAGGGAAGGGCTGTTAGTGGTCTAAGTGATATTTGGTGGGCTCTCGTGAAACTAAGTCATTCAGACCTGCAAGATTATGAATCTATTGGTGTACGAGAAGACTTTAAAGTGATATATAGAGATAGACGTCCAGGACCTTTGGACATGTTAAATTCAATTCTTAGAGGAAATACTGATTAAATAGTCTTCTCTTAGGGGATATCAATTTGTCCCCTATTTTTTTTGTCTGCTTAGGTACACTTCTTCTTTATAAACTTGTTACCTTTCCATGTTTTATAGGTCTTTTTTTATTCTTATTTACTTTCTTTGAGACTTCTCTATCAATATCTATTCCACATGATCTAGCTATATCAAGTAACCTAATGATAGTATCTGCTAGTTCTTCTTTAAAGTTACCAAAATCGTTATGTCTAACTGCTTCTGCTGCTTCACTTAGTTCTGTTACAACTAACATAAGCTTTCCTAACATTAAATCTCCCTTACTTGCAGATCTATTAGAATCAGCTTCAACATCTGGACTTATTCCATCTGGAGTATAAAATCCTTTCTTAATTCTCCATTCTTTAATTCTATCACCGATGTCATTCATCTTATCCTCCTTTCTCTTTTTCTTTTAAAGTATGTTCACATTAGTATATAACTATTCCATTACATATATTAATTACTGAAGGGATAAAATTTTGGTTGAAAGGAGACAATTAAATGATTCCATACAATTGGTCAAGTGAAGAAGAGATTTGTGTGAATAAAATTCTTCAATTAATTAGTGCTCTTAATATCAAATTATATGTAACTCCCACTACTCCAAATGAAAAAGACACGGTAACATTGAAATCTGCTTTCTCGAAAATGACGTCATCAGTAATTGAAAGAAAAATAAAGGAATTGGTAATTTCCATAGGGATCAAGGAATAAAATATTTCTTTAAAGATCTATATCTAACTTTTAGAAACAATCATCCGTGGTCTTATAGAAGGCTTATGAAACGAAAGGAGATAATAAATCATGATAAGAGACATCATTGTAACTACACCTAAAACTCAAATGAAAATTGCTGAACAGGAAGCCCTTGAATGTCTTGAAGCAATTCAAAATGGTGAAGGGGCAGCATATTTTAGAACATTCTCAAGGAAACCGAAAGATTTAGATATCGGTAGTCGTATCTTTTATGTTGAAGATGGTTTCATTCGAGGTTTTAATACAGTCGAAAAAATTGGTAAAGGAAATATGCAATGTAGTACAACAGGTAAAAATTGGAAAGGTGAGTGTTACGTTATAATGCCAGCTCAAAATTGGAAATGGATCAAACCAATTGTAATGAAAGGTTTTCAAGGATATCATTATTTTCAAGCAACAAAAGATATGAAAATCGTAGGAGACTGGTTAGATCCTAAACCTAAAACTTTCTAGAAGCAAATGAAAAAGTTAGTCCAACTAGAACTAGACGAGGAGGGGAAGAAGATGAGAAGACTAACGTTGATTCAAGCCAACGAAATCGAAGATGAAATACGAAGGCTGGAAGCAGATCCGACAGTAGACAAACATGAGATACGTTTGTTTATGCAAACACCAATGCCTTGCGGTCATGCAGCGGGAAATCTTCTAACCTGCGATGATCCACCTTACGGATGCGTAATCTGTGGAGAACCTAAAGAAGAAAAGAGGGAAGACTAATGACATCATCTACAGAACTTCAAAGACTATTTAAGAAGTACGATATCACATCTAGAAAACATGAGGGGATAAGAGGAGATGAAATATATAACTGGGGAGTCTTTCATAAAGGACAACCAGTAGTATCATGTTTAACTAAACAACAAGTTGTTTACTACAAAAAACATGTTCTAGAGAAACTTATGAGAAAGGAGAAATTAAAATGATAACAAAATCTCAACGAGATGAAGATGCGAATTTTGAACTATTAAAACATTTCTTCTGGCGCTATCTCAGGTGGGATCAGCGTATCATTATTCTTGTTCGAGCTGCAGTAATAGGAGCTACGAAAAATCGACTTCCACAAACGATTGAACACAATGCTTTATTGCGAGCGAAAGAAGCTGGGAAGCTTGTGTCAGTTTGGGATGATATTATGTTTTTTATCCCTCAGGAAAAGAGGATGCCAAATCCATTTGAAAAGGAGGTAACTAAAAATGGCCTTAAGTAATTGGGATACACTAACAATAGATCTTGATGGTAATGCAATTGATGGTGTTTTTACTAGTCCAAAGAGTAGGGTCCAAGTAGAGATTTATAAGAACTGGATTCACATTCAAGATCCGAAAGGGTGGCATGGTGGTGGAAGTTTTGCATCATATGTAGTTGCTCAAATTCAACACGGCAGTTTAGTATATCACGATGTGAACATTGAAGCAATTCGAGGTCCTCAAAATGGTATTTATATCGTTTGTTGGACAGTAGAATGGATAAAAATACCACCCTCAGTGCAGACTAGAATGAACTTTCCTAAAGAAGAAGGGAAAACAGAACCGAACTACCATGGAATGATTGGTTGTGGTGTCTATGGATTCGAAGGAGGAGAATGGGTTGGAGTAAAAAAAGAGAGCCTTGAGTTTTTAAAGAACTGGGTTTCCAAGAAAGAACCAATATGGGATGAAGAAGATCTTGAATGGACAGTAGAAAGTTTTAAAGAAGCTATCCAAGATAGAAGTAAAATGCCAGAGAGTGATATTCGAGATATGACTCCAGAACAGTACAAAGAATACTTAAAGTCGAAAACTCAATATGTTTTTGAAGAAAGAATTGCAACAGTAGATTTTTCTAAAGCTGTTCGCTTCTGTCAAGGTGATGAATATTTTGAAGGTAAATTAGGAGTAGATAAAAACGCTACTGCAGTAGGGCAAGCTGAAGAACCAATCTTTTTAAAGATGTTAGGAAAGGAGGAGGAGAAATGAATAAAGATATGGATATTTATTTTGGGACAGATGAGCATTATGAATATAAAGATGTCCCTGAAGTGGTAAGAGATAGAGTTGACGATCTTTTAGAGCCATATAGAATTAAAATAGAAGAGGAGAAAGGAGATTAGAATCGTGGGTCTTATAAAGGATGAGAATGATGCAGAATGGACTACTTTAACACACAGTGATCGACATCACGTTTGGGATTACTGTAAGCCAGGTAGGATGGCTGAGACTTGCAGGTATCTACTTATGGGACCTAAAGGATGGGAGTGTGGTAAGACTGATCCTTCTATGAAAATACTTATTGATAGCAGGGTCGAAAGTATGAATGCTCAAGGAGATAACTGCGAGGGTAAGTAGTTTGTCAAAAAAAGGAGGATGAACTAAATGACAATACAACATAAAAAAGAATTTGGTATTTACCATTGGGATACTTTCGACAATGAAACGATCCTTATAGATGAAGCAGACACAATAAAACAAGCAGTCAAAAAAGTAGAAAAGCGCTACGGAGACAGAATCAGAAGTGATGGAGCAGATCAAGTTGATATAGTTGATTCTAAAGGAAACATTAAAAAGAAATTTAACGTTGGGTAAGAGAGAAAGAAAGGTAGGTCGGGACTTATTAGAGGAGTCTAAGGACAGCTAAACCCCCACAGCTAAACCTAACCGACCTACTCCAATTTAAGGAGGCAATAAAAATGAAAAAGATACCCGTTCTACTTCAACTTTTATCTTTACTTCTCAATGGTACGTTTTGGATATTTTTATCTGGGATTTCTTGTCTAATCGCTTTTGGAACTGTTAGTATAACATATTGTTATGGTAAACCATACACTATTGGAATGGCGTTTTACTACACACCTTATTGGGCTTGGATTCTTTTCGCAATAGGATTTATCTTATCTATTTATATTTTCTTTACTGAATGAAGAATGAGAAGAAAGGAGAACAGATGAAATGCCCAGATTGTGGAGGAGAACTAAAGACTGATCAAAAATTTGGTCAAGGTGTTTGGAGATGTACTAAATGTGGTTGGTCTTGGTTCATCTTAAAATTGAGAAAGAAAGGAGAAATTCAACCATGGAAAAAGCACTAGATGTCCTTACTTTAAAGAATTTACTAAATGAAGCTGTATATTATTTAAAAGTTCGTTGTGATGTTCCAGAAGACCTAATAAGGAGAATAGATAAAGAAATTAAAAAGGAAGTTCAAGAACTATATCTTTGGACAAAAGAGTGGCCAAACGAACCAGGAGAATATTGGTTTTATGGTCGTAGGTTCAAACCTCTAGACGAATCAGATAGGAAATTAGAGTTAAGCTTTGTGGAAGTAAGAAATACTGCTGTTAAAGGTGTCTTAATGTATGTAGCTCGAGGACACTTTCTTTATAAGGAAGAGGGTGCAGATGGTTGGTGGTTAAAAGCTAATATTCCAGTTCTCCCATCAGAATAGGAAAGGAGAAGTTAATGACGTCACTTACAGAACTTCAAAAATTATTTAAGAAGTATAGTATTACTGCGAAGAAGCATGAGGGAGACGATTCATATAGTTGGGCTATCTTTCATAAAGGACAACCAGTAGTATCAGGTTTAAGTAGGCCAGAAGTTGCTTATTACAAAAATCAAGTTCTACAATCTTTAAAAAGAAAGGAGGAAAGAAAATGAAGAAGATTGTATTGTTAGTTACTTTATTGTTTATGCTCTTAACAACATCTACCTGTTGCGATTATGAAAGAAAAGAAGTTCTTGGAGACCCAAGATTCACTAAAGTTGAAGAATTTCTTTTCTGCCAACCAGGAAAGTATGACAAGATATACGGGACAATATATGAAGACAAAACAACGGGAGTTAAGTATCTCTATATCTGGGCAGGAAGCGGTAGTGGAGGTCCTGCACTAACTAGGTATTGGGATAAGTAACGTCGAAAAAACATTATTGGGAAAGAACTTTAGTATATAGCTCCTTCCCAATTTTTTTTGTCTTTTTAGATTATTTTTATCCGCACTATTTCTGCATTATAATATGACACAAATCTAAAGAAGTTTTGACCAATCCATTTCTTAACTATTGGAGCACCATCAATAATCTTAGTTCCATTTTTGCCTGCAGTTTTAACCCAAACTGTAAATATAGGACATGATATCCACCATTCTCTAAACTCACTTTCGTTTTCCATTTTTGCTTTCTTTATTAACCTGTTTGCTAAGGATATCTATAAATGCCCAGTTAATCAATAGCTCTTCTTTTTCTTTTCTAGTCATATTCTTATTAGCATATTCTACAAAAAAGCGGACGGCAAGGTTACTCATTTCTATATCTAACTTAGCATATTTTTCTACAGATTCCTTTAGTATCTTTATGTTAAAATCTTCTTTCTTATTTGTCATTTTCTTTCTCCTTAAACTATAGTTGCTTAACACCTAGACTTTTCATACATTCAATAAATACTTTGTTATCCTCTTCATGAGTATATAAATCTTTCTTCTTTATTTCTATTGGTGTACTACTAATTAAAATATCAAACGCGATCGGAGTCGCTTTTTCTTTTTCAACTTTTAATTCTTTCTTCCAATCTCTATAAAATTCTTTCGACTTCATACTATTATTCACTTCTAAACTTTTAACTCTTTTCACCTTCAACCTCTATTTTTTGTTCTTTAGCTAGTCGTTCTAGAAAACTTATAGAAGATTTCAGAAGATTAATTGTCCATGTGAGCTCATTACTTCCAGGTAAACCAGTTGGACCTCTACCTGGAGAGAATTGTTTATTAAATAGTTGCAAACATTCACTCTCTACTCCTACAATTTTAGGATAAATACTATCTCTAACTGCTATCACAAATTCATGGTTCGACAACATTAGTCTCTCCTCCTTTAAACTGTAGTTTTCCTTCTTTATACTCGTTATTTAATACTGTTGTTAACCAAGTTCTACTATTGAATATTTCTCTATGAGGTTCACATCTTGGTGAACAGCCAGTAAAATTAGTAGGATCCTTCTCATCTATGTCTACCACGCAACCACAACTAAGTTCTTTTTGCACTTGCTCAACCATCTTTTTTTCCTCCAATCTCTTTATACATTACAATTCTCCTCTTCACTAAACCATGTAATAAATTTAGCTAAGTACTTATCTTTTAGTTTAGTAACTTGTTTTATCTTTTTATGAAATTTTAAATGATCTAACTGTTCTTTTTGAATTAGTATTTCGCAAATCTTTAGTGTAGTATCTATTGCATTAACAGTTGAACTTTCTGGATCTTCTAAAGTATGCTTTAAACAATCTAAATGGAAAAAATAAGTAGATTCAGTATTTCGATAGTGATCATATTGAACTGCATATAAAATGTGTATATCATTGCCTCTTTGCTCCCCACATAACATACAGTTTGGATATGGTGGATTCGAAGCTTTTCTTAAAGAAATATCATCTAATCTCACGTTCGTTCTACCTCCTGCTTTATATCTTCAGAACACGTTGGAGTTTTTCCTAACCTGACGTCAGCTAATTTCCAAGAGTAATCATATAAGTGCAATCCTTTTGAAGCAACAACCATTTCTCCATCTTCTACTCCTATAGATTGCGACATATATTCTTTCATAAGTTGAATAGCAGCTAAATTAGAAGGGAATCCAGCCCAAAGATCCCAGCTACGAAAATAAACGAAGAAATGTAGTCCGCCATCTTGAATTCTAGTATCGATACTTCGCAAACATGGAGGATCTTTCATAAATAAATGGTCTCTATAATCACCTACAATTATATGCTCTTGATTAGTTCTATAACCACCAGTATTTTGATATACATCTTTATATCTTTCTATTATCTTTTCCATTTGAGGTTTAATATAAATTCCATACGTATAATCTTCATTCGGTTTCTTAATATCTTCCATTAAATAAGGGAGATATTCTCTTTCTACGTAGTTCATATCTGTAGGGTTTGGGATTCCATAATGAGGAGGTATATCAGGAATTAGTGGTCTATCCCCCGGATAACTAATATGAATAGTAACATAATCTAGTTCTTTTCGTCTTTGCCCAGCGTAACTTCCATAGTTTATCTTAAATTCTTCACCATATTCAACTACTGAGTAAACAGCCTGAAACCAAGCATCACTTAAACTAGTAGCTTCTATAGTAACGATTTTCATTACTTGTCCTTTCCTTTCACTATTCTAAAAATCTAAGAACGCTTAAACTTAACTCACTTGACATAACAATTACTTTTGAATCACTTTCCAAAGCTCTTTTAAATTTTTCTATCAATTGTGAAGCTTCTCCACCTTTAAGAAAACCTCTAGGAACATGTATAACTAAAATATCTTTATCATGTATTTCTAAATTTAGTTCTTTTGTTTCTTGTTCTTGTCCGTTTTCAATTCTTAGTGTTACTTGCATTTCATTTCTCCTCTATTCTAACTACTCGTACTTTTCTTTATACTTAGCTCACCCTACTAAGTCTTTCTTATGAGTTCTCATCAGTTTGTGCCATACTCTTGTACCTGCTTGACTAACTTCTCTTAAAGCATCGGTTAGTTTATCTTGTTGATTAAACATCGCCCACTCATCAACATTATCAACTAGTGTCTTACATTTTAGTTTTAAATCTTTAACAAGTTCTTCCATTAATCTCCTCCTCCACAACTACCAGAATCAGAACTATCTGAACTACTTAAATCAGGGCTGCTATCTTCAGTTGGACTATCGAAGGAACTAGAAGAGCCTGCTCCTCCAAAATCTCCACCTCCTGGATTAAGTTCTTGGGAAGGTTCAGAAACTATTGGGTCATCTTGAACTGGAGAGTTTAGTAACTCAGATACTATAGCAACTCCAACTACTACATCAACAAGATCAACTCCACTATCTACTTTATTACAACCACAACCTTGCTTTTCTTTCTTATTTTTAGATTCTTCTTTCAATTCTTTCGACTTGTCCTTTTTCTTGAATATCCACATTGTAATTCTCCTTTCTTATTTCTATTGATTCACTTTCTACAATAATATTCATTGCTTCAATAAGTACTTTCCTACAGTTTTCGAAATCACTATAAGCGTAACCAGTGTAACCAGTTACTCCACTATAACCGGTAAGACCAATGTAACCAGTTGGTCCAGAACTACTAAAACTCACACCTATCCAAGAACTACTGTCCATTACTATGTATTTCCTCTTGTATATATTTTCTCCATTGTCGTTTAGACGACGCACTATTCATACTTAACAAGTACTTATTTACTTTAGATAGTATCGGGTAATGGACTGCAGTAGACATTTTTGAAACTATATCATCAACACCGTTTGCATCTGCTTTAGAAAAAGAAGAAGTCCACCTAACTTCTTTTGAGACAACTATTGGAATATTACAATTAACCATATCAGCTGCAATAACACTATAAGTTTCACTAAAGCTTACTTGCATTCCTACATCTATTTTTTTTAGAACATGTAAAAATCTCTGCTGAGGCATCCAAGGATGTTCTACAAGGTCATGTTCTACATTTGCAAATAAAGCTCTAATATTCGAAAGAACTGAATTCCCACCACTCTCTACTCTATTATAGTTAATATGAAATCTCAAATGTTTATCACTCATATCCGCAAACTTTATTGCTGCTACTGCCTGAATCAATTGATTTTTAAATGGTCTTATTGCTCCAAAACAACCTACGTCTAATATTTGAGGATGTTTATCTTTCTTTTCTTTATAGTTTAAGTTAACAGGATAATAGTTTGGGAGTACTGAAACTTTTTGCCACATAAATCTTCCATCATAATGATCAAACCCCAATCCATTCAACAATCTTCTTAGATCAGCTCCTATCCTCGAACTGTTAGTTGCTATACTAATATCTTTCTCTCTGTACTTAAATAACCAATCTATAGCTATCCCTTCATTTGATAAGAAAGGAAACTCACTGTGAAGTCTAACAGTCCACTTTACACTTGGGTGTAACTCTTTTAGAATATCAAACTTTTCTGGTACTATCCATATTGCTTCAATAAAAACATGAGTGGGTTTATAGTTATAAACTTCTCGATCAATACTATTGTTATCAATAACTTGAACTACTTTTGATTCAACACCTAAATCATTCAACATATCAGAAACAAATATCGCTGAGTTTAGTAATCCTGATGGAGCATTTTCATCTCCCCATTCAGAGTAATTGAGTTGTCTTCTTTTACATATAAACAAAATTTTCATGTAATTTTCCTCCTAATTATTTGTTACCTACTAGTCACCATCCTTCCTACATATTTCATATGAATTATTACAATCACCACAGTGAACATAAACTCCATAAATAGTACAATTTTGACTTCCACATTTTTTACAAGTTATTTCGAAGTATCCATCTAAATCCGGATTTTCTAGTCTCATTCTAGTCACCATCCTTCCTACATAATTCTACACTTCCATCAATATTATTTGGATCTACCCACCCTAAGTCTTCTATAGTAGTATGTTTAAGTTCGTATTTTTCCATCACTCCTCTGAATGTCTTTGGTTCTAAATAAACTATATGTAATGGTTTCTCTGCCATAAATACCATTCCGAAATCAAAGCAAGTTCCAAAAGACCTTTGATCCCAAATGACATCAATTCTATCTGACCATTTAATCATATCTCTATTGTATTCACATACTCCTAATTCATCTAACTGAGGGTGGTCATCAAATGCCGGAATCTTAACTTCATGTCCTTCTTTTTCTAATTCTTCTTTGTGCCTTAAAAATTTTTCTTTGTACTGTGTTGATCCTATTATAGAAACTTTCATTGGTTTTCTCCTTTCAATTATTTAATGTGGCTTATTCGCCCCCTGTATTCAGCCACAAGGATGCTCAAGGTCAGCCTTGACTATTAAGGGAGCCATCCTCTATGTGGGGTGGCCGGGCGAACTCGAATCGCCTAAGATGCGGGCCACAACCGCATGCCTCGACCACTTCGGCATCGGCCACACTTGGCTGCCAGAGAGGGATTCGAACCCCCAATCTTTCGGATTAACAATCCGCCATTTTACCGTTAAACTATCTGGCAATAAATTGGTCGGGGAGAGAGGATTCGAACCTCCGGCCTCGTGGTCCCAGGCCACGTCGTCTACCGCTGGCTTACTCCCCGTTATCTTATCTGGAGCCTACGGACGGATTCGAACCGCCATCTTCCTGTTTACGAAACAGGGACTTTACCAATTAAGCCTACGTAGGCATAAATTTGGAGCCCTCGGTAGGAATCGAACCCACGACTTGCTGATTACAGGTCAGCTGCTCTTCCGTCTGAGCTACGAGGGCATATATTGGTGCTCCCAGCGAGGCACGATCTCGCAATTTTTGGCTTGAAAGGCCAGTGTCCTAACCAATTAGACGATGGGAGCAAATTTTGGTAGGGGAAGTAGGACTCGAACCTACACGCTTTTTGAGCATCAGGGTCTAAGCCTGACAAGGCTACCAGTTACATCATTCCCCCAAACTTGGAGCGGGTAGAGAGAATCGAACTCTCATCGTAGGTGTGGAAGACCTCAACTCTACCACTAAGCTATACCCGCACTATTTACTACCTCTTGAATATCTTCTTTTACCTGTTCTTTTGATGGAAACTTCTGAAATATAGTATATCTTAAGAACCTCCATCCTTGTTCTTCTATTTCTTGTTGTCTTTTATTATGATAATCAATATTATGTTGACAATCAAAATGATAGTAACCATCAAATTCTATAGCTATTTTGTGATCTACAATAGCAATATCTACACAATAATTTAAGATTTTATATGTGTCTCTAGAAGTTGGAAATAATTCTTCAACTATTTTTCTAAGTTTAAGTTCTTCTTCTGATGGACTTTTAATAAATTTCTGAGCGTGTGCAGCTCCTCCATTTATCATTCTTAACCTCTGCTTATTTTTAAAAGAGTCAGTATGATGTTTTCCATAGAAAGGACTATTTTCACCAGTAAATTTTCCTCTTAAAGTTTCTCTGATTTTCTCTCTTATCTCAATTCTATACATCGCATTTACACATCTACCTTTTAAAGATTCGCTATTTTTCTTAGCTACTCCTGGACAACAAACATAGTACTTAATACAACACCACTTCCCATTCTTAAATTGGTGCTTTGCTTCTTGACCACAACCATATTCACATATCATATTAAATCCTTATTATTAAAATTGGTGGGCTAGATCAGATTCGAACTGATACTTTGCGGATTTTAAGTCCGCTGACTCTACCTGTTGGCCTACTAGCCCTGGTAGGAAGGATAGGAATCGAACCTATGACATTTGGCTTGTAGGGCCAACGCTCTCCCAATTGAGCTACCCTCCCCTAATCAAAGAATCTATCCTCTGGTTTTCTCAAAAAGTTTTCTACATCTTGTTTAAAATAATCTACATCTCCATCTTTATAAATACCTACTGTTTGTCCTTCCATAAATCTATAAAATTCTTGCAGTCTATTAATTCCAATAATCTTAATTACTTTTTGGATTCTCACTATCTTCTCCTTCAATATTTGGTAGCGGGAGAGAGATTCGAACTCTCGAATGACCGACTTATGAGGACGGCGCCTTGCCTCTTGGCTATCCCGCGTTCTTATATGTCTTGTGTGGAGGCAATTTATAACCAAACTCACCTCCTACCTGTTCTCTTGGTAAGAGTCTACGATTACAAGTTGGACACCTTACTATTTTCCTTTTATCTAAATTAGGACACCAACTTTGATCAGGACACCATCTATAAATTCTTTTCTTTTTCATATCTTCACCCTATATTTGGAGTCCCTGGCGAGACTCAAACTCGCGTCGAAAGGATTAGAAGTCCTTTGCCTGATTCTCTAGGCTACAGGGACAATTTTATCTGGTAGCAGGCAAGGGATTTGAACCCCTAAAGAGCGATTATAAGTCGCCTATTTTACCAATTAAATTAGCCCGCCAAATGGTGGGGAAGGGAGGAATCGAACCTCCACAGTCGAAGACACGGAGTTTACAGCCCCATAAGCTTACCACACTGCTCAACTTCCCCAAAGCTAACTATGAAGGGAATCCCGATTCTCCACCCTCTCAAACCTTCTGTGAGTCCAACATCTCACGTTATGGATAAGCTACCGGTTGGTTCGTGCAATTTATTGATCGTCTTCATACACCACATAGTTAGCTCTTAAACTTTTATCGCATCCTTATATCTACCACATCCTCTATATTCTCCAAGCCACAATATTGCGCACTCCCCTTCTACTCCACAATCTCCTTTATTTTCATCAAGATCAATAGAAGGAATACAAAGAGGGCAAACATCTAAATCACATTCTTCAAAAGATTTTTCACGAACATCTTGGACAGGATTTTTATGTTCATGTTCTAACATCAATTCATTATCTACATTCTTTTCTACAAATTTTCTCCAGCAATCTTGGTGAACATAATACTGTTCTATTTGATTATGGTTCTCTTCAATTATTATAGTAAATTCTTTCCTATAACCCAGTTGACTAACGTAAAACATCTGGCTTTTACACAACATACATTTAACTGATCTTACATCTGTCATTTCTCTCTCCTCAAACATCTGCCCAATATCTCTGGTTCGGATATCTAACAATATATCTCCATTCAATATCTTCAACACCTTCGTTTATCTTTTTACACCGAGGACATACTCCTAACTTACAACCATTTTCACAAGATATAAAAGTTTCTTCACATCTTAAACATACTTTTTCTACTTTAGGACCTTTACATTGACTTGCAATATTCGCCATATTACTCTCCTTGTGAAGCTAAAGCAGAATAACTAAGTTCAATTGCTTCTAGAGTTGAATCAACTAAACCAGCAATATTTACTGGTTCATCTTCGCAAAGATCAATATCTGCTCCTGCAGCCATAGAATCTTCATCATCTAGTAAGTCAAAAGCAACTGACCGAACTTTCCTTGTAAAAGAATCTGAATTTGCAACTATAAAAATTTTTGTCTGTTCATCAATAACAAATATCTTTACGAAACAATCTAAAGTGTTTTGACTTACTATAGTTCCTACAATAGTAGCCATATATTCTCCATGGTCTACTCCATAAGAAGCTGCAGTAATCACCGTACCATATTCTTTAGAAGTACAAAAGACAATTGAGTTTCTAGGACCCTTCTTCATACTATTATTTTGTTCAGATGACGAAAGACTTTATCTGGAGAGATTAGTGGGAGAACTTTAGAGTAAAAATAATTAGAGCTCCTTGTATGATAATCAGTATAATATCAGTAAACCAAATTGCAAACCTTTTATAATAGAAACCATAAGCCATCCAAAAAACACCTACAGTTAAACTTAATACAAGATAAGACAAAGACAAATCGTTCGCACTTTTAGTTGATAATACTTTTCCAAGTTGGAGAGCAATACCAAGACACAAACTAAGACCTGCTACTGTTCCAAGCGCTTCAAAAAATTTATCTAGTTTCTTCTTCATGTTAGTTTAAAACTACTCTCCATTAGAATTTCTCAGTTCTTTTTCTAAATAATTTTAAATACTTATAAAGCGTAAATTCTACCTAAACCTACTTTCAATGTATAATCGTTGAAACTACAAAAACTACCATCTAACATGTAAAAAACATCCTGCAATTTTTACAAACAGGTTTGGTAATACCTTTTATATGCGTAACTACTTGAACATCTCTTCCTTTACCGGGACAGTAACTGCATTTAATTTTTTCTCTACTTCGATATTCTTTTGTTTCTTTAAAGTGTCTGACTCCACTCATTTATTTTTTCTCCTTTCTCTAGATTCTTTTATTGCTTTCATTCTTTTTTCTACAATTTGAGGTGACTGTTTCTTTCCCCTCAAAGCATCTCCTATTTTCTCTTTACATTCTTTAGATTTAGGTCCCTTTAACTTCCGGTTATGTTCTTCAGAATGATGTTTTCCCTCCTTCGCTTCTCTCATTTTACGTAAAGTCTCTTCTGAATAAACGTCTCTTTTCCCTTTGTTCCAAGGAAGTCTCCCTTTTATTGCTTCACTAATTTTCTTGTCTCTTACTAGTTTCTTACCTGGAGCATATTTTAGAGGTTTTCCAGTTTTAGATTTAATCATCTTCTCTACAGATTCTTTAGCAGGATGTTTCCCTTTTCTTGCTTCACTCATCTTTTTTCTACTCTCTTCAGAAGGATTAATAACTCCATCTCCACCATCTGTCAAATTATAACCATTTGGAGCTTTACAATTATAAAACTTAATCCAATACTTCTCTTTTTCATCAAGTTCTTCTTTAGTTTCTGCAGTGTCAATAATCGAAATATCAAATACTTCGATCCCATATTTTTTAAGAGCTTTATTGAAATAAGTATTTCCATCGTATCTCAAATGTTCTAAAATTCTATACTGAACGTTAAATTTAGTTTGCCCAATATAAATCTTTTCGTTTATTTTATTCTGAGCTTTGTAAATAATCATCTCATTTTTTTATCTCCTTTCTATACTTTCTCCAATTGTTCTTCAAGAACACATGCTCCACCAATAAGATAACTATAAGTAATAGAATCAATGTTTACTTCTTCAATATCTTCTATTACTCCAATAGATCCAACTAGCTTTTGATAAACATCTTTGCTAAGAACTTTAACTACTCTAACTTTCTCTCCAATTGAAAACTTAGGTTTAACTTTCTCTAGTTGTTCTTCATCACTACATTCATGGTCACAAAACACCATATCTCCTAGACATTCACAATCTGGATTACCGCATTCATCATGATCTCCTTCGTAAACACCTTCTCCACAAACTGAACATTTTTCCTCATCAGACATTTCTTCCCCCGCTTTTTCAACATGACCACAATCTCTTGCATAACAAATTATATCACCATTATAATGATTCTTTTCTGCAGTCATTCGTTTACATTTAGAACATAGTTCCATGAGTCTACCTTACTTTTCATGATCTTCCGGTTTATGTTCACCTATTGGAAAATCTCCTCCTCCATCACACTCTTCACATATGTATTGTTCACACCCATGACAGTAATCTCCTTTGTCTACTTCACCGCCACATAAGTAGCATTCAGACATTTTGACCTCCTTCCAGAATTAATCCGTTATCATTAACAACCACTGATATAGAATCTCTAAAGTCTACTGAATCTGGAATCAAAAACTCTATTTTACCACTACTAGTTAAGAAACGAACAATTTTACTAACGCCCTCCCGTGATAAATTTAGAGTTAGTTCAAGAGTGACACCATCTGATACAACATTCTCCTCTCTAACAATATCCACTTTAGAGATATACGCAGTAACTTTATTCACTATTCTCCTTTCAAAGTTTCTAACAACTCAATTAATCTTTTCATATTAGTTGTTCTATCACCTAAAGAAAGTATCCTCTCTCTACCCTTTTCTCCTAAACGTTTTCTCTTCTCTGGATCTTTAACTAACTTTTCTACTTCCATTATAAAAGACTCAAGATTATTCTCAGAAACTATTCCAGTTTCATTATGGGTAATATAATCTTGCGTCCCACTCATTTCTGCACTTGTCGTAACTGGAACTGCTCCTGTTAACATAGCTTCTGCTGGAGGGATGTGAAGTCCCTCTAATTCAGATGGGACTAACCAAATATCTGTGGTATTATAAACATAATTCTTTTGAGGTATTGTTGGATTACTATAGAAAACAAATTCTTGGATAGAAGGAAATCCTTCGTTTCCATACATTACTAATGATAACTTTTGACCAAATTTATCTTTCAAACGTTTGTAACATTCGAAAATCCATTGAGTACGTTTAGTTTTTCTTTTTCCTCCTTCATTATAAAGACCACCTAAAACTACTTGTTTAGGAATTCTAATATTTATAGGGAAGTAATCATCAAAATCATATCCAGGTCTTATAACATAAGGATCTATTCCAAATTGTTTCAACTTATTTTGTAAGCAAATACTGTTCACAATTTTAATCGTTGGAGATTCTTTTAAAATCTTAACTATTTTCTTTTCTGGGCGGTTCCATATTTCCCAACCCCGAATCCAATGCAATTTTAATTTTGCATCAAACATGTTTGTAGAAGCAACAGATTTAATTCCTGTAGCAATTACTACGTCTGCGCTTGGAAAAGGACCACCTGAAGATGTTGGAATAACATGAGGAACCTTTAGTTTTTCCCAAGTATTATAGTTACTACCTGAGCTAACTATCTTAACATCATGCCCTAACTCAGATAACGTATTAGCTGATTTTATAATTGAAAGTGATCCCCCATTATCCCCTAACCCAGTATAAAGTAAGTTAAACAGGATTTGCATCTGGTTTAACATTCTCTAAAGATTCTGATGATTTGATCTTCTCTTTTAATTCTCTATTCTGTTTCTCCAACTTTTCTATTTCATTCGTAAGTCCTTTAATCATAGTCATAGTAGTAAACGCATCAAATGACCCTCGCTCATGACTTTTGAATCTATACTCTTCTAATTCATAAAGAACTTTATTAATTTTACCATGATTCATATTTAACCACAAGTTTTCATATTTTTTCTTTTCCATGTTTCTTCTCCTTCACTTTTAGAATTTTTATCATATTTTCCGCAATTTCTCTTGGTGGAATTTTGTAGTCCAAATCTTCAATAAATGTAACGGGAGTTTTTCTGACGTTGTATCTAACAACATGTAAGCTTTTTTGGTGACCCCATTCAAGGACTTCAGTTCCTAGTAATAAAGAAATATTTGGCAGACCAGATTGTGATCCAACAGTTAAAACAGATCGTCTAATTAATTCAATTGCTAACCCAATTGTTGAAGAGTTTTCTCCAAGTTTAATTTTGTTAATATCATAAAATCTATCTTGTTTATCTGGAACACAATTAGGATTTTTACCACATATTACAAATGAAAAAGTTCTCATCAAATACTTATTAGAAAAAACAGTGTCATAAAACTCCTGCCAGTACTTCCAGTTTCTTCCAATCTTATCTCTAAATCTTGCTGCAACTGTTACTATTAGTTTATCTGTCTTTAAGTATTCATCTAACAATAATTTATTTTCAGACCTTGGAATAAACTCATATAGTTTTTGATCTCTTGCAAATTGATGCTTATTTACAAATTGTTTATGAGATAAACTAGGATATATATAATCTAAAATATTATAACCTGTTTCATAATATACTCGAAAGTTTCTTATTATCTCTTCATACTCCTCATTTGGAAAATTAGCTAACCTAAAACAATCCTGTTTATATGTTGTTTCATCTCCTTCTATTTCCAAGGTTGATAGAATACTAGCATGTTTACCATAAATATCGAATCTGTCTGGTCTAGTTAAACATATTAGAATAACATCTTCATATTTCTTTTGGAGTTCTTTCTTTTTCCAAAATACATGAGGAGCAAACCTTTCGAATTCCCACCAAAGTTCCCCTAAGCATGGACCAGCGAGTATGGCATTTTCTTTCATTTTACTAACTTTTGAATATCTCCTTCAACTTGTTCTTTGCTTGGAAACTCTCGGAAAATATTATAGCGTATAAATCTCCATCCTTGATTTTCTATTTCTTCTTGTCTCTTGTTATGGTAATCAGTACTCTCTAGACAATTAAAGTGATAATAACCATCGTACTCTATTGCTATTTTATATTTTAAAAGAGCTATATCTACAGAATAGTTTAGAATTTTACATTGAGGTATAGATTCCGGATAGAGTTCTAAAACTACTTCTCTGAGTTTAAGTTCTCCTTTAGAAGGATTTTTTATAAATGAATTCATATAAGAAGCTTGACCATTTTTCATTCTAATCTTATGCTTCTCACGCCTCTCTTCATTCCATTTTTTAGACATTTTCTCTCTAGTTTTATCAGAACAATGATGCTTATTTTTATTAGATTCACTTATTTTTCTTCGATGTTCTTCACTCCTAACTTTCCCCTTATTAAAGTTCCTTATCTGCTCTATAACTTGGTTAGAATAAACCCCTTCTTTCCCTTTGTTCCAAGGCACTTGTCCGCTGTGAGAGACAATCATTTTTTCTCTAAATTCTCTATTTTCCCACAATCTTTTTGTTAAACTAGTTAATTTTTTCTTAAATATTAAGCATTTATATACAGTCTTACTACAACACCATTTGCCATTCTTAAACTGATATACTGCTTCTTGACCACAACCATAATCACATAACATTTTAAACCTCTAATTCTTCTCTATCTTTTCTTTCTAGATCTTTTAGATTTTTTCAAAGGATCCATCATTTCTTCTTTAGTTGCTTCTTTTCGAATGTGTGTAGCCATAGGACAATTACTACTTCTCCATTTCGCTTTTGGAGATAAATACACTTTACAAATTAATTTAGTAGGATCTTCTTGTGTAGGAATAACTTTTAAACATCCTGCACATCGATCTATAATTGGATCATATTGTTCCTCTAACATTTTTCTCCTCTACCACTCTTTAGTAAGTTTTTCATCATTTATAATAGCCTCGTAAAACTCAGAGAAACTTATTCCTTCAAGGTATTTGTCTGTATCGTTTTCTACTTTTTTAAGATCGACTTCTACACCTTTATTTTTAGTAAGAAGATTACAAGGACTATAACTTAAAGATCCACAGTGAACTCCAAGTTTATGTTCTAACCCTAAAATATAAGGTCTTCCACCAGTTACTCTTTCTAATTTACCCCAATATAATTGATCATGTCTCTTGTTGACACCAACTAATCTTTTAAGATCTAACAAACCAACTTTACTAAAAAAATCATTTTTAAAACTCCATAATCCTGACCCGCCATTTTTTCCAATACTTGCTTTAACTCCAGCTATTATTTGTTTGACTTCTTTTCTTTCGTTAATACCGCCAGGAATATGACTTATAACTAAAACATCCTTAAGCGCATTCTTTGAAACATCTAACCAAGCTTGTTTAAGCACTGAATCCCAACCAGGTGTAACTATAACGTCAGAATCTAAACATACCAAAAAATTATACTTATCTTTTTTTAAATCTTGTTCATGTTGCAAACCAAAAAAGTTAAATGTTGCAGCTTTTGAAAAGCAATCAAAAGTAGAATTCTTTGTAGTAAAAGTTACCTGATCTACCAAACCTTTTTCGTATAACTTATAACACAGTGCAAAGTGTTGTTCAACTTTACAATCTGTTAAGTTATCATAGATATACAAATGTGGTAATTCGTCTGAATGTTTTAACAGAGCTTCTATACAAAACTTAGATATTAAAAGACGATTTCGAACACTTAAGAATACTTTATACATTTTGAAACTCCAAAATTTTTCGTTTTAGACTATTTAAATCTTGAAGTTCTTCTTCCCAAATAATTAATGTTCGATAACCTTGTTCTTTAAAATGTTGTAGTCTACTAAATTCATCCTCTTCTTTATGCCAGAATCTTCCAAAAAATTCTATTAATTTTTTTTCTTCTCCATTTATGAAATCTGGATTTTTTCCAGCAATCCAGACTTGACCATCACCAACATAGTTATATTTGTTTGTAACTACTTCATCTAAAAAATTCGTTAGAAATACTTCAGGTTTAGTAGGTTTTTGTAGTAGTAAACATTTTTTTCTAAAACTAGAATCATTCCATTTTTCTTTCATCTTTCTAGACATTATATCTCTTTGATTTTTAGAGACTTGTTTTCCTTTACGCCCTTTACCAATTTTCTCTTTAGTTTCATTTGTATGATGTTTTCCATAAAATGGATTTTTCTCTCCTGTAATATCTGCATGATTTTCTTTTATCTTTTTTCTAGTTTCTTCTGACCTTCTTATACCTGTTAATTTTTCACTTATCTTTTTCTTATGTTCTTCTGAGAAAGATCTCTTCAGCTTTCTCTTATGCTCACTAGAAAAATGTCTACCCAGTTGCCCAAACTTTTTCCTATTCTCAGAGCATTGGGAAGAAAATTTATTACAACACCACTTCCCATTTTTAAATTGGTATTTTGCTTCTTGATCACAACCATAAGCACATAACATTAAAAATTACCTCTGCAGTAGTTCTTCAAATTTTGTAATAATTTCTACAGTATTCAATTCATCATAACATTTACTATGCCCTCCAAAATCTGACTCTGGGCAAGGAATATGACCATGTCTAAAACAAGGAGCACACCTCTTCTTAGAATCTATCCAATCACATAAATCTTTTGAATACGTTTCAAGTCTAACATATCCAGGAAAAGGACCAAATATCCCTAATGTTTTAACTCCTAAAGATATTGCTATATGATTTAAAGCAGTATCAGTTGCTAGTGTTATTTTTGATAAAGAACATAAAGCTATCGTATCATCTATTCCTTTAGAATACTTACAAAAATTATAAACTGAATCTTTATTATCTAGAATAGAAATGAAATTTCGTATCATCTCTTCTTGCTTTGGAGAATCTGTAATAACTACTTTATGTCCTTTAGATGTTAACTTATCAATAATAGATTTCCAAAACTTTGGACTAGGTGTTCTAATTGGACTAGAAGCTCTAACTTGTATCAAGACAAAAGACTTTTCATCCAAACCCCATTCTTTTAAAACACTTTTACAGTAAGCTATTTTTTCTTCTTTCGGACTTTGTTTTGGAACTAAGTCTTTATCTTCAATTTGTAGATTCAACCACTTCCTAAACAACTTATAACAATTTGTAGTTTCAGCTTCTGCACAACGTTCAATAACTCCTTCAAAAACTGCATGGTAATCAGCTTTCCACAGATAACTTAGATTAAATGGAAGATCTATTAAATTATCAATTACTCGTTCGTTGTCATCAACAATATCATCTTGCCATGTTTCAACCATCGGTTGATATTGCGGACCACAAGCAAATACAATTTTACATGGACTAAAATTTTCTTTTATATGAACTAAAATGGGTTTGATAAAGAGAAGATCTCCGATGCCGCCGGTCCGCCAAAATAAGATAGTTTTTCCTTGTAGGTTTTCTCCTTTATATGGTTTATAAACATTTTTAAATTTGATTCCAGATGGTCTAAGGATTCGTTCATTCGTAACAGGATTATAATGTAATTGGTGGTAAACTGTTACACTAGAAACATACTTAGATCTTTTATAGATATTTTGTTTCTTAAAATTATTCTGAATAAAACTAGTATCTTTAACACATTCTGATATAATTATATTTGGAGGGTCTAGTGCTAGTTCTTCTAAGGTCTTAACTTTTTTAACTCCTTCTTCTATTCCAAGTTGTTGATATTCAAATTTCGTTACTGGTTTAAAGTTATCCCTTTTCACATTTACAAGTTTTATTCTCTCTTCATCCATTCTATTTTCCCTTCCTATTTAAGAATTCATTCTTCATTTATCTTTGTAATAGCTAGTTCAATTGTGTCTCTTAATTCTCTTGGGTTAACAAATAGTTCTGACTGTCCCATTGTAGATATCCATTGATAGTCACTATGTTCTTTAGAGAGTTTAATTTCTTGTTCTGGTGGATCTAAGGAGCATAAAAAATTGTATTGAGTACTCTTTCTTTTTCCTTCATCTGCAATGTAAGTGAACTTATCTAAATAAGAAAGAATTTTAATATTTACTCCTACCTCTTCTCTTACTTCTCTTTTTAAACAGTCAGTAATTTTTTCTCTTGGACCTTTATCACATTTCCCACGAGGGACTTCCCATTGGTTAGGCCACTTATCATTTTCAGATCTTTTGATTAGTAAAAATACTATTTCTCCATCTTCATTCTTTTTAAATATAATAGCTCCACTAACATTCATTTCTTTCTCTACATCTTCATCATAACCAAGAAGAGTTTCCAAAAAGTGTTTTAGTTCATATTTTTCGTACATTTTTAGCTTCCTGTAGAATACACTAACAATTGTAGTATTTGATCTTTTTCTAAAGCTACTTCAGGTTTCTTTATAAATAAATTCAATCCATCATCACTAATATAATAATGATCTCTATATTTTAAATAACCATTTGAAGATAGTATTAGAAGAGCATCGTTGTCTGTAATTTGATATCGTAAGACAATCATTATATCCGAGGTAGAATCTGCTTGTTCTTGCGTAACTTGATGGGCGTACACATCATTAAGAACATAATCTTCTCTTTTAGTTACATTAGCATGATCTGATTTTATAACTTGAAAGTAATCTTCAGATGTTGAATCTACAGACACATCCCAATAAAAGTTAATAAGAGATCTATCTGAAATAATGTCTTGTTGACTATAATAAGGAGAGTAATTTAAAGTATGTCTAACATCTAACTTAATATTTTGGACTAAGTGATCAGTAAGTACCATTATCATTGATGGCATTTCAAGTTGGTATTCTATTGTAAAAGATAGTCTCCAATCTGCTAGTCTATCTGTACCTCCATATTTTGTAGAAGCATCTGTAAGAGATTTTAATTCAAATCTAGGTCTCATTCTACATGGCACAACTATTTCATTTTTATTAGTCGTTTTTATAAGTACTTCACTAGCTTGTGATTTATCCCAATCTAAAGTATGTCGAACCCCTGTATATGGATTATTATATTCATACAAATAAACCTCTGATGGTAAAATTAAAAAAGAGTTAAACCATTGGGGATAAATAGGTCTTCCTATATCTCCAAACTGTTGAATAAGTAAAATTCTCAAATCAAAATATTCATAGAAAGATGGAAGGAGAGTTATCATTTCAAACTCCCCTTTTAATCGAGAAAATCCAACACAAACTCTAACATCATTATCTTCGTATATTGGATCATACAATCTTGATATTAATCCTGGAGCTAAGTTAGGAAATCGCCAGCCTATTTGTCTTGCACCCGATGCTGTTTCATCAAGACCAAATTCTCCAGTTGGATTTAAAATTAAAGCCGGCAGATTTGGTTTGTCAGGATTTCTACCAAGTTCAATTTGTTTATTTATGTATTCTACACCTTTATCATACGTGCCGATAATTTTCCATTGAAATCTAGGATATAATTCACCAAACCAATCTAGAGAAGCTTTTACAAAATCAGCAAATACATTGTGAATATATTGATAATTGTAGCGCTCATCAATCATATCCTTATCTGATACGTTTTGATCTGGAACGAAAACAGATTGATCTGTCATTTTATATTTTCCTTAGTTATCAGTAGTTAAGTTTATAGTTCCTTCAGTATGTACTATTTCCATGCCCTCTTTTCCCATTTTAGAATCATTATAAAATTCATCTAATAAATTAAGAGCAGGGGTAGTAGATATTTGTAATCCTGTAGTTCTAACGACTTTCTTGGAGAGCTTTTTTATAATATTTTGTCTTTCTGCAATTATAAAAATAAAGTCATTTGAAAAAGAAGTTAAAGTAAAACCATATAAAGTTAGATTATCATAAAACACTTTCTCTTCATATTCTACTTTAGCAAGGTTAAGAGTTTCATTAAAAATAAAATTTATATCAGAATCATATTGTCTTTTTACAGAATGAAATTGATTAAGGATATCTAATGTATTCTTTCTAAAGTTATGAAGGTTCAAAAACGTTTCACAAAACCTACTAGCTTCAATACTCTTAAACATATTTATCTTAGCAGCATGTTCAAGATTTCTATCATTTTTAAAATCTCGTTCTATCCCAAATAATACAAATGGTGATCTTTTACTAAAAAATACAGAAATGTTATAAAATCCATCTAGAAAAGGAAGTCTAAGATTATAGCTTCTTTCAAAAGTTTTCCCTAGTTCAAGTGGCATAACAGTTTCTCCAGCACTCTTATTTCGAAAGAAATTTTGTTAATGAAGATTGTATCATGCATACTAAATCTTTATTAAGATCAAGAACAAACCATTTATCTGGTCCCACATCTATAACATATATCTTAGAGAGATACTTTTCTGAAACATATTTTACATAGTCTTGTTGCATTACAAAAATGGTATCTGCCCATTCGAAAAGCATTTCTAAAGTTTCTTTAGAATTCCTATTCCAACCACAACATAAAGCATCTATATGGTAGTAACTCTTTAGGATATAAGCGCAAGTAACACTTCTAGAATTAGCATCTTGACATAAGCAAACTGCCTTCATTAATTCTCCATTCTATCTAGTTAAACTCGACCAATCAACTGTCTTTCCATTCGTAACTGGGTTCTTTACTTTATTAAGTATAAGATCTTTCGATAACATACACTCTTCAGCTTTTGTATAGAATTCGCTAAGAGGATCTTTCTTACTACTTTCATTCCATTCATATAGTGATCGGATGATATGTTCACCTAGTTCTTCTGACACAAAATCTTTATTGTTAAAATCAAAATCTGAACTTGAATCACCAATTTCTGATATGTGAGAAATAAATAATTCTTTAATTTTTTCAGGTATTTCACTCTCATATCTCTTTATGTATTTAAGGAGACCAGTCTCCTTTTTCTTTAATTGCTTTTTTGACTTTCCATTTGGGGAAAATAGTTGAAGAATGTCTTTAGATACATAATCTAAATCAACATACTTAATTAATTCTTCTACTTTTGTTAAATCTGTTCCAGTTTTTTCAGCTACTTCTAATCGAACAATCTCATTTGTAATTTGTTCAATACTAAAGTTATTGTTAGAAGGAAGTTTAACAGTTCCTTCAGAATACATACCATGGTGAAGATCAGATACAAGCATTTTATCAGGAAGTTTTTTAAATGCTGCGGATATAAAATCTAGAATTTCTCTTTCATCTACTTGAGTACAGTTATATTTTTCTAATAAGTGTTCGTACTCTTTGAAGAATCCAATATCTTTATAACTTTTAAAATTTCTAGATAATATACTTTTAACTACATCCTCTCCATTAGGCTCAAGAAAACTGAAAATTAACACGTCAGTAAAACATCTTAAAGCAAAATACGTAAGGGATTTATTAGCATTTGCATCATTTATTTTATCTTGTAACCTTCCTCTTAAACATTTTATATATGATAGAATCAATAAGAAATCTAACGAAAGTTCTATATTAAGTTCTTGAGTTTTTAATCCATCTGGTTTGTAAGTAATCATTGGAATAGCCATCGGGAATGAAGACCCATTTAATGTATAACCCATAAGTGCTTCTGAAAACCAGAGCTTTGATAAATATAACGTTGACTTCATTTCATCTTCTGATATTCCCGGTAAAAATTCAAGTTGTTCATTTATTTCAAGAGAATTCTTAATAGAATCAATAATTGTCAATATTGGAGTATTCATTATATAAGACGAATGAAGTAACGCTTCAATATTTGATATATCATTCTTCAAAACTTTAGTGATAAACACACTCTTAACTTCTAAAGTCTTTTTAGTTTGATCTAATATTTGAGACTTCTCAGAATTGTCAATTTCTGGAACTTTTATATTCGAAAAATCACTTCCTAAAAATTTATCAAGCTCTTCATATTTTTGATCTAAAAACTGTTCTCCTTCTATTGGAATCACTTCTTTTGATAAAACAGAATGTGTATTATTAACGTTTGTTAACGAACCCATAAAAGAAGGTAGAGATTCTATTTTTCTAGTGTTTTCTTCAATTTTATCTATCAAAACTGATGTAAGAAAACTCTGCTTTAAATTTAAAACCAATGTAAAACTTAATCTATATAAATATGATAATACATCAAAAAATGATGATGCTAAATCAAAGTCTAAAATAACTCTACCAAAATCTGATTGGTTAAATACTATAGACATTAACACACACTTCAAGTCTGAATCAATTTTAGAATGTCTAAAGAAAATCTGCAGTTCTCTATTTCCAAACTTTTTAATTATTTGATAATTTTCTTCTCCACTGTAAACGTCATCAACTGATTTAATAACTTTGTCGAACTCTAATATTAATGAACGAACATTCTGGATAGAAAGCATACAACTTCTTCTTCTCTTATCATTTAAGTTAGTAATTGAAATGCTAAAATAAGGAAGAGAGAAATTTTTAGAATCTTGAGTTGATGTAGTTAAGGTAAGATCTAATGTAGAGTTGGTATTAAATTGTGAGTCTTTATAAAAGAAATATTGCTGGTTCAACCATATAGTATTCTCACTATCGTACATAAAAATCTCCTTTCACTTAAAAAAAGTCCTCTATTTGTTGTTTGTTCTATTGGTAGGAAATTTAATCTTAGGATAGAAGTTGGTAGGAGGCGACATCGTCACCGGACGAGGTGGGTGTTTCACCCATCGAGGAGGAAAGATGTCGAAAGAGATGTAAAGTAATATAAACGGTGATTCTTTTTTGAGACTTAACTTACACCCCCCAAATAAATATAATAATAGATAATTTAATAACTCTGTCGGGGTGTCCCGCTAACAGAACTCCGTTCAGGCACCACAAGAATGTCCCAAACTAAAGTAGCGGAGTCCGGTGAGCATAAACCACTAATAGACTTCTCGATTTCGAAGACTTATCTTAAAATGTTATCTTATTCTTTTATTATTTATTCTTCATTATTTTATTCAATATTCTCAGTTAAATTCTTGATTCAAATATAGATTCAAATATTTGTTATGAGAACAATCTATAAATTATAGAAAGGAAGAGAAAAATGAATGGATGGGATAAGTATTTCTTAGATGTATGTAATGCTGTTGCGAAAAATTCTAAATGTTTATCTAGACATGTTGGTTGTGTTTTAGTAAGAGATAAATCTATAATATCTCAAGGTTATAATGGACCTCCAAGAGGAGTACCTCACTGTGGAGATAGATACTTCATTGATAGTCTTATTATAAAAGAATTAGTAATGCATGAAATTAGTGTTGGAAGAGTTGACCTAAAAAGATGTCCAAGATATACTTTAGGATATAAATCAGGAGAAGGTCTTCATTTATGTAATGCAGGTCATGCTGAAAGAAATGTTTTGATTTCTGCAGCTAGATTTGGAATTTCAACTAAAGATGCAAAACTTTATTGCGATTGTGGAACTCCTTGTGGAGATTGTTTAATAGAAATTATTAATGCTGGAATAGAAGAAATTATAGTTACTCATTTAGATTTATATGATGAGAAGTCTAAGTTTCTACTTTCTAGCAGTGGTATAAAAATAAGAACTTATCAACTACAGGAGGAAAAATAATGGTTGCACAACTTGAACCATCAGTAGGAAAATGTCCTGAATGTGGTTATCATCATCCACCAATAGCTGTTGGACAAAAGTGTCCAATGTCTAAACCAAAAGATTCTGAAGGAAAAGAAATTCAGACTAATGAATTTGTTTCTCAGATAAAAAATATAGTAGTTAGTCAAATACAAAAGAAACATATTAAAGATACTAAAAAATTGTTTTCTTATGTTTTACTTCAGTTGAGTAAATATTTAGAAGGATATAAAGAATAAAAAAGAAAGGATAATGTTGTGATAGAACAAACTTTAAAAGCAAAAACTAGGGATAAGATGACAAAGATTACAGATAATTTAATTCAACTTATTAAAGACAAACTTAAAGGTACGATGTTTGAAATTAATCGTACTACTAAAGACGAAAAGAATACAGTTTTATATTCTGATCTTGCGATAATTAGGATATCTAAAGAGAAAGCCATTACAATTTCATTTCATGCTATTATTAGAAGTGATGTAGCATATGTTATATTTTTAAAACTCAAAGAGATCAAGTCTATTAGGAAAGTTGATATTGTTCCAGCTTTTTTTTATGATGAGAAAGGACCAAAAGTTTACTATGGTAACGATGCAGAAGAAAGGTTAGTAAATGAACTTAGGAGAAATTTTATAAATGACTTTGTTAATGAACAAACTCAGATAATGATCTTGAGGAATTTTAGATCCCCATATGTATGTTAATGAAGGAGTAGTGAATGAATATTGAGAATACACTCTGGGTTGAGAAATATCGTCCAAGGAAGCTGGAAGATATGGTTTTACAAGAGGAATATAAGATTGACTTCCAAAAATGGATAGAAAATAAGGAAGTTCCGAATTGTTTGTTCTCAGGACCTCCTGGTAGTGGAAAGACTACTTTCGCTAAAATTCTAACTTCTAAATTTGGAATACTACAACACCCTGCAGATAATCTTCTAGTAATTAACGGGTCGGCTAAAGAAACGCGCGGAATAAGTTACGTTCAAGATTGTATTGAACCATTCTTGAAAATTCCTCCTGTAGGAGATAACTATAGAATAGTTTTTATAGATGAAGGTGATTTCTTAACAGATGCAGCGTTTAGTTCACTTCGAAATATAATTGAAAGGTATTCACAGAATGGTAGATTTATTGTAACATGTAATTATATGTCGAAGTTTCCAGAAGCTATAATTAGTAGATTTCGGGTTTACTCTTTTAAGCAATATCCAACTGAACTTGTTTATGAATACTGTAGAAAGATATTAGATTCCGAAAAGATTGAATATGAAAAAGAAAGCATTCAATTTGTTATTGGAGGACTATACCCAGATGTAAGGAGAATTGTTGACACTTTACAAAAGTTTTCTTCTTCTGGTAAATTAAAAGTTAATAAAGATCTAGTTCAAACAAATGAGAAATTATTAACTGCTTCTGTCCTTGAGATTATATCATATATAAATAAAAATGAGATGAGTAAAATTGGAAGAGCTATGAATACTATAGTTAATTTATTAAATGAACAAGACCTTGATTTTAGAAATATATATTCATCACTGTTTTTTAATTCGTTAGTTCCTGCAAATACTAAAATTATAATTAATAAATATTCAAATAGTCATTCGGACTGTTTAATTCCTAGTATGCATTTTTGCGGAATGTTGTTTGAAGTAATTCAAGTTCTGAAAGAATACAAGGAGTTAGTAGAGAAAAAATGAAATTTATTAGTATATACAATAAAGAAATTAACTTTTCAGCAGGGGTTCCAACACGATACGTAGTCAGAAAATCTAACATTGCTTCTGCTAAACTTATTCTATTTCTTATAGCTAGAAGAAAGTATACATATTTATATGGTGATGAAGTTTTTGAAACTTGTAAAGTGTGTAATGGAATTGGATGCAAAACTCTTGCTACACCAGATTCTCCTGAAGCTTATTTGATTCCTATTTGTGAAGAGTGTAATGGTTTTGGAGGAAAGTTTGTTTTAGGTGAATTAATTTTTAAATGTGATTTTTGTAATAGTGAAGTACGAGATCCTAAAAGAGTTTGTCCCAAGTGTCAAGGAACTGGTTATGTAGATTTTTTAGAAAACGTTTTATTTACTTTAGATGGTCATTATAATTGGAGAAAAAACTTTCCATACGATTGGGAAATAGATAGATCAATGACGCAATTTATGAGAGAAGTAGAATCGGAGAATGGTTATGTATATCCTTCAACATACTGAAGTAGAGAAGAGGATTAGATTTGATTTAGCTAGAGTAAAGTATACTATAATATATGGAGACTCGATTTTTGTTAAGTGTAAAACATGTAATGGAACTGGTTTAGGTGGTATAACTAAATTTGAAAATTCTATAGGTTGGGATTGTAATTCTTACTGCTCAGTTTGTGAAGGATTTGGAGGAATGTTTATTTTAGGTGAAACAATTTTTAAATGTGATAAATGTGATGGGGATATTAAATGTGGTAAATGTGCAGGAACTGGTTATGTTGATTTTCTAGAAAACATATTGTTTCATCCAAACAGTACTTCTTATGATTGGAAATCTAGAATTCCTTCTCGTGAGAGAAGAGATGTATTTTCGGAGTGGGGATGGTAGGAATATATAGAGACGATTTTCTACATTATTTGAAAGATAATTTAGGATATGCTAAAATAAGTTCTAAAAACATCGTGACAAAATGTCCATGGTGTGAACATAATAAAGAGAAAAAACACTATCATTTATATATAGCTCTTGACGCTCCTATCTTTCATTGCTGGCAGGCAAAATGTAATAAATCAGGAACAATTTCTAAACTAACAAATTTTATAGACGGAGTGGACCATTTTGAGCAATTTGTTGATAAATCACTGATTACTAAAACAGAAGAAAAGAGATTAATTAATCCTCTCAAAGAAAAGAAACCTTTAGAGATTCCAGAGTTGGATGTTGATAAATTTAAATTGAAGTCTTTATATATTAAACATAGGTTAGCATTTGATATAGATGTTAATAATATTAATAAGTTAGTATTTGATATCGAAGAGTTTGTTAGAATTAATAGTATTAAATTAGATGATAAGTCTCAAAGGATGATGGACTTTCTACAAAGTAATTTTATAGGATTTTTGACAGAGCATGATAGTCTATTAATTTTGAGAAATATTGATCCCAACGCGACATTTAGATATTTTAAGATTAATCTTTGTGAGAGTGAATTTTTAGATTATTATAAGATTCCGGGTGGTTGTTTTAATTCAGAAAAAGTTGTTTTATCGGAAGGAATATTCGATATTTATGCTGAACAAAAAAATGACTCGCTAAACATTAAAGATTCTGTTAAGTTATATGTTGCAACATTATCTGGATCTTTTGAATCAGTATTAAAGAGCTTGGTTTTTTATGAACAAATTTATCGTCTCGATACTATTATTTTGTCCCATAAAGATGTTGATATGAATACATATGGAAAATTAAAAAAGTTTAACCAACATATATTAAATACATTAACTATTTACTATAATAAGACTGGAAAAGACTTTGCAACATTTCCAGTTATACCAGAGAAAATAACAGTTCAGGAGGACTCTGAAAAATCATGTTGGAGGCAGAAAAGAAAAAATTAAAAGAAGCATTTGATGAAGTTATAGCTTCAGACTTAACTTATAATAAACCAATTTCAGATATAGATTATACTGTGTTAACTAAAGCAATGAGTGTTGATAAAGTACAAAAAGTTTTAGGATGTAATGTTTGTTTGTTTAACTATAGTTTTGAAAATTGTCCATCAGTTTTAATTGTATTTTGTTACTACCCAAAAGAAGATAGTGGTTCGAAACATATTTCAGAAAAGACTATTGATATTATTAGTTTACTTCAGGATACATTTATTACATTGGATTATGTAGATATTATAACTGTGAAGAGTGAACCATTTGTATATATCACTGCTGTGAAAAAGAATTTGAAAAAAAATTGAAAGGAGAATTTTATGGTTGAAGTAAGTCTTGATGCAGAAAAATTTGGTAGTTTTTTAAGAACGTTATCACTTTTTAGAGATATTTGTAATGATGTAGAAATTAGATCTGGAATGGTAAGACAAAGAACTAATGATAAAGCCAATATATTTGAGATGGATCTTTCTTCTTTAATTTTAGACTCTGATATTCTTATTTCTAACTTGAAACAAAAACTAGATTTATTAAAATGTTTTCTTGGACAGGAAGTAAAAATTGTCAGTAATAATAATGAAGTTTCTTTTTCAGATCAATATTCTATAATTAAATTTAAGAATCCAAGAGTAGATTTTATAGATAATAAATTTATGTCAAGTGAAGAATTCTCTAGTATCTTTAGTTTGAATGAAGAAGACCTTCTTATGGATTATGAGATTGCAAAGACTATTTCTGAAAGGATGAAAGTTATAGCACAGGGTTTTAATATTGTTTCTTTTCAAGTATTTTTTGAAGGAGATAATGCATCAATAACAGCTTCGACTTCATCTAAAGATCAACACGCAAAGATAGTGTCTGATATTCCAATTAATCAAACTACTAATAATACTTTTTCAAATCTAGTTGTTACTCCTTTTGTAATAGATCATGATGGTTCAGCAGTTTTAAAAATGTATAATATAAGCGAAAATATGTGTGTTAATAAGTTTGTAACTGCGATAGGAGATGTTAATATTAATATTTTCGCGAGGTCTCAGTTGATGGAAGTAACAGAATAATGATAAATTTAACGTGCAAGATTTGTAAAAGAGAGTTCAAGAATTATGTAAGTTTAGTTCCACATTTTTCACAAACACATAAAATAAGAAGTAAAGATTACTATGATAAATTTCTAAAGAAAAATGGAGAAGAAAAGTGTAATAATCCTAACTGTAATAATAATACAAGTTTTCTTGATATTCGTAGGGGATATTCTGAATACTGTTCACTAAAATGTGTTTATTTAGATCCTCTAACACAGTTTAAAATAAAACAAACATGCTTGAAAAAATATAATGTTGATAATCCATCTAAATATGAAAAAGTTAAAGAGAAAAAAGAAGACACGTCTCTTAAAAATTATGGAGTTAGATGCTCATTTGAAGCAGAAGAAGTTAAAGAAAAAAAGATAGTTAGTTATCTAAAAAATTTTGGTGTTGATAATCCATCTAAATCTGAAAAGATTAAAGAAAAGAAAGCAAAAACTTGTTTAAAAAACTATAATGTTGATAGTCCTTTTAAATCTGAACAAATTAGAGAGAAATCTGAGAAAACGATGATAGAAAAGTATGGTGTTAAGTATGCGACACAATTAGTTCGAAGACCATCTATTCCACAAATTGTAATATTTCGTAATGTTAAAGAATTATGTTTAGACACTGAACTAGAGTATCCGTTTTTAAATTATACTTTAGATATAGCTATTCTAAGTTTAAAAATAGATATAGAATATGATGGTTTTCGTTATCACCAAGGAAGAGAACTACATGATAAAAAGAGAGATGAAGAACTAAAGAAACGTGGATGGAGAATTATTAGATATAAAGGAATTGAAGGTAAAGATATTGTTCCAACTAAAGATCAAATATTGAAAGATATTCAAAATTTAATACAGGGGGGTATAGTCTAACGCATCCCAGTTCGCTCCTCAGTTATTATCCCGATTATTCAATCCTTGACACAGTTCTATCTAGAGGACTATATGATACGTTGAATTTATTTATTGATTTAAAGAACGTATTTCAATCTTTGTACATGGAACACTCTATCATTAATCTTGTTGAATCTACAATAAAAAGCGGATATACGGATAGTTCGATGTTTGCAGCATTGGTTTCGTTTATATCTTTTCATAAAATTTATGCAGCTCGTAGAAATATAAAAATTAATTTCTATGTATTTTTTGAGAGCGGTGAATCTTTTTACCACTTGAACATTTATAAGAAGTATAAAATTTCACGGAAGGTAGATAATTTATATGGTTTAGATTCAGATAAAAGAGATCTATTCTTTAGTATTCTCCATAAGAACTACCAGCTTATGGAACGAGCATTTAATCTAGTTCCAAGAGTTAAGATTCTTCGACTTCAAAATCTAGAGGCAGATTTTATCCCTTATTATCTTATCACCCGTCAGTTAGTTTCTACAGATTCAAAAGTTGGTCATATTGTATATAGTAATGATCATGATATGTTTCAGTGCGTTTCTGATAATTGTTATGTCTTCTCAAAATCGTCTAAAGGTAAAAAACTTATTAAGAAGGGCGAAGTGATGAAGGAATATTTAAAAACAGAAACTAACTTAGAAGATAGTTATCTTCCTATCGCGATGTCAATTATAGGAGATATGGGAGATGATGTAGATGGGATTAGACAGATTGGAGGAAAAAGGATTCAAGAGTTTCTAAAAGATCTAGTTGATTTAGGTGGTGGGGTTGAACAAGTGTATTCGAATGTAGTATCAGATAAAGAATTATTTCAAACAAAATCCTTGGAAAGTATGAACAAATATATACTTAAAGTTATAGCGGAAGAAAGTGAAAAGAAGATTGTTTCTAGGAATTTGAAACTGGTTTCTTTTGAAGTTCTATCAAGGTTCTTTGATTCTCCTAACAGCACTGAAATGTTAGAAAAAAAGAAGAAGTTAATAGAAACATTGAATGATAATGAAACTGTTTCTTCTGATGTTTTAAGAGAAAGTTTAGAAAAGAGTAGGATTTACTTCGATTACGAAGAGTTCTCTAACCTTTACTATGGAGCAGGATAATGTTAAATGAGGGCAGGGTTTTAAATTATGTTAAAACTAATCTAGGCTTCCCATTTATGGTGTTGGAAAAAAATGATGATGAAATAATCGAATATATTCAAGAATTTACACTCCGGGAATTCTCTTTATACCAACCAGAAAAAGGGAAAAAGATAGTTTTAAACACGCAATCAGCAGCTACCAAAGTTCATGGAATTCAGAATGAATATATTCTAAACGAGCCAGATGGTTTAGAAATTTTAAATGTAGTTGATGTCTATAGCCCAACAGGAGACCTATTAATTCATGGCCACCCACCGATCGGCCCTCTTACACATTTTCAACTTCGAGAATGGGCATTGGACGTGAGTATGGCAATGGAGTTGAAGCAGTTTTCATCTTGGGATAAAACATTTGAGTTTAGGCATCCAAATATTATAAGAATAAGTCCAGTAATTTCAACCGAACAGTATCTTACAATTGAGTATGAAAGAATGCAACCCCCAGATTTTTCAGGGATTCCTAATGAATTAGAGGGGATCTTTATGGAGTTTGCTCTTGCAGATATTATGGTAGTTCTTGGAAGGATAAGAAAAAGATATGCAGATATGAAAACACCTTTTGGAGATATTCCGATTTCTGCAGATATTGGTGATGAGGGAAGAGATAAAAAGAAAGAGTTAATAGATAAATTATCAGTTGGAAGTCTCCCTAATGTAATTATAGATTTTGCATAAAATTAGGAGAAATTATAATGAAGTTTACAAGTAAAGAAATTACTTGGGCATGTAGAATGGTTTTACTAGACGATCTAAAATCTAGTGAAACTTTAAGAGAATCTTTGTCTTGTGATGAAGAAGATGAGTTTAAAAACTTTATCAAAAATCTAAAAGTAGATGCTATTTTAAAAATATTAAAAGAAGATCGTAAACCTTCTCCTTTTGATTATGATGTAGATTCTTCGTTGAGTATGAAAGAACTTGAAAGAGGACTAAAAGATGCTCTAGGAATGAAGTATGGAATAGACAAAAAAATTATTGTTAGTGTTGGATTATCTGTTCTTCTTGCAATTATTGGATATTTACTTTATAGAAGGTATAAAGATAAGTGTAGACAAATTTGTTCGAAATCAATCGCCAAAGCTGGTTGTATGAAGAAATGCAAGATGGTTAATATAAGGGCTGTTATAACAACATTAAACTCTGAGAAATCAAAGTGTGGTAGAGATAAGAAGTGTAATATAAAATTTGATAAGCAAATAAAGAAGTGGCAGGAAAAATTAGGAAGTGTTAGGTAAAAGGTTATGGATGAATATACTGCTTATAGATGTCCAAAATGTAAAATTTCGTTTGCTTGTCAAAGAAGAAAAGGGATGAGATGTTTTGTTTGTAAAGTAAAAGTATTAGAAATTAGAAGTAAGGATTTAAGGGGAGAATAAAATGGCAAACGGAAATTGGGTAACATTTACATGTTCGGGAACACTATTTGCTACAACTCTTGCAGATAATGCCGTAGCAAATGGATGGACAAGATCTGAGGCAGGGTATGATTGGCTTAAACCAGTTAATTCAAACAATGTCTGCATAGGGAGAATATCTTATCTTGGAGCTATCAGAATCTATACTGAGATAGGTATTACTGGTCAGTTGTATACTATTTGTGAACCTACTGTTAGGGAATCGTATGACTCTGGAATGCATACAGGAATAGGTCTGGGTTGGAGTGGCTGGGGCAACCCTATTTATTGGGCTATGAGAGGTGAGAACGACCTTGCCAGAGATTTTACGTTTGAAGGGTGGATGGACGTTAATTGTATTTTTGGTAACGTCAAGCCAGACCCATCGATTTTAGGGGCTACTACTTTTCCAATTTTCTTCTGTGTAACTAAAGGATTTGATGGAGTCAACCGTTTGGTTGGGTTGGATACACTGCCGACTGGTGCTGCTTATCGTTGCAATGCAAGACTTATTTATGCTACAGATGCTTTGGCTTACTGGAAAGGTTTACAGTCAGGTGGACTTGGAGTTTGGGGATTTGATAACAAAGCAAGATTATCAAGGTTGTACCTATTCCGTGGCGGTATTGCAGTTGCAGATGTAGTAAATCCTGCAGCTATTATTGGAAGCTTTGAAGATCCAGTAACTGGGATACCTTATGTTCTTTGTAGTAAGAGTCAGGGTATTGAGGTTTGTAATGATGAATGTATACTAACGATCGGAGGAATAGATTATTACTATAGATGTATGTATCCTACTTTGACACCACTACATAACGTTATGTTGTGTAATAAATCTTCTAATTTTAATGCCATTGTAATTCCTTCATCGAAAGGTGTAGACGAGATACTAACTTACTGGGTAAGGAGATTATAAATGGAAAAGGATTGTAGCAAGTGCGGAAAGGAACTCACAGTTCAGGAGAACATTTATTATGATATCCCCGCTGGTTCAAGGAAGGGTTTTTGCCAAAAGTGTTATGATGATTATATGATTGCAATGGCTGAAACGGGAATGAAACTGGAGTAATGGAATGAGTTGGTTGACTGGTTGGGGATTTCGGAAAGATCATTTTATTAATCCTGCTTCTGGTGCAGATCAGAATTACCAGAAGAGAATAGTGGTCCATTTTGGATTTGGGTCTGATGACGATGAGAATGTTTACCTTAACGGAAATTGTCAGGCTGATTTTGGAGACGTGAGATTTACAAGCAACACAGGGGTTGCGCTGCTCGATTATTGGATCGACAAGAAAGTTGATAGCAGCTACGCTATTTGTTGGGTTGAAATTGCTGAAGATTTAAGTGTATACGATAAAAAAATACAAGTTTATTACGGTAAACCGGGATCAACCTCAATAGCTAATGGGGGCAATACTTTTATTTTCTTTGATGATTTTGAGATAGATTTAAGCAATTGGGTAGTTAACCCTGCCCTTTCTGCTGTTCTTTCTACTGACTTTGTTTATTCTGGAACCAAAAGCGTGAAGTTACCTTTAACATCCCCAACAGGGATAACCCTTGGTCATTGGCAAAGTCCGAATGGAAATATAGCAGTTCATATTCATTTTTATGATGAAATGTTACCATTAAGAGAATCTACCATGTGTAGTATTGATGCTGGGGAATCCGAACAATCGTGGATTGGTATTAAGAATGATATAGGACAATACGAATATCAACTTCAAGGCACTACTTATAACAGTGGTGTTGATAGGGTAATTGGTTGGCATGAGTTCATAACAAGATGCACGAATAACTTGAAGCAATTTATTATAGACGGAAATATTATGCCTGTCACAGGCACAGGAAATTGGTGTCCAAGAACTTGGATTATAAATTCAAGCCCAACTTTCTCGGATAGTCCGTCTTATTGGGATACCGTTTTCGTAAGAAAATTTGTTAATCCCGAACCTGCTCACGGAGTATGGGGTAATGAAGAGAATGAGGCGGGATATCTACCCACAACGTTTGTAGCAGAAGATGTTGAAAATTCTATTTCTGGAACTCCATTGATTTTAGAAGATATGATTTATCCTTTGGATCAAAAGCCTTTGGATACTGAGGAGGATTTATTATCTCTACTCGGTTCCCCTCATATTCTAACTTCATCTGAGGATTTACTTGTTGCTCTGATTGGAGCCCCTCATATTCCAACTTTATCTGAGGATTTACTTGTAGTCTTAACAAAGTTGAAGTTTTTGTCTGTAGAAGATTCTGTATTTACTTTATTTGGTTCTCTACACGTTCCAATTTCATCTGAGGACTTGCTCGTAGCTTTAGCAAGGGAACTCCGGTCCGTGGAAGATTTGATTCCTGATCTATCCGGTTCTTTCCACGTTCCAACTTCTTCTGATGAAGTAACTATGTCTTTGTTAGCAAAGAGACTCCGTAGAGTTCTTATGGATCTTTCTATGATAGGAGCATTTCCAATTATAGGTGGAAGTCATGTTATTCAGAGTGAATCATAATGAGTAATCTTGGAGATATAATTACATTTGATTTTACAACGCACAATCCTTCGACTGGAATGGTATCGGATGCAGATGCACTACCTACTTGTGAAGTTTTTGAAGACGATAATGATACGGAGATATTGAGCCCTGTTGTTTCTAAACGAACTGGAAAAACAGGAAATTATAGAGTATCCATAGAGACATCTACAGCTAATGGATTTGAGGTTGGCAAGAGCTACAATGTTATAGTAGCTACAACTGTAAATCTCGTTTCGGCAAAAGCAAGGGTAGCTGTATTTGTTTTGGATTCAAAACGCAATGCTGATTTGAATGATTTATCGACGTCACAGGTTCGTAGTGAAGTCGATTTGGAATTTACGGAGAGAGGCTATTCAGCAGATCGTGCTGTCTTATTGGACAATCTTGATGTTGAAATTTCCACACGAGCTTTAGAAACTAGTGGAAAGATTGACAATATAAAAGTCAAAACGGACCAATTAACTTTTACCGTTCCTAATAAAGTTGACGCTACATTTGATACTACTGCAGAAGTTGAACTTTCGCAAGAAGATCATGATCTAATAGTGTTAATACCAGATATTAAAGATAAAACAGATCAGATGGTATTTACTCTGTATGGTGGAATAAGCGCAACAGTAGATGATTTTACCGAAACAGCTTTGGATCAGATTCGTGAAGAATTAGATCCGATAAAAATTAAAACTGACCAGTTAACATTTACAGTCTCTAACAAAGTTGATGCTACATTTGATGCTACTGCAGAAGTTGTACTTTCACAAGAAGAACATGATCAACTGATGTTAATTGACGATATTAAAACTAAAACAGATGAGATGACATTTGTTCCGGGTGGTGGAATAAGCGTAACAGTAGATGATTTTACCGAAACAGCTTTGGATCACATTCGGGGAGAATTGGATCCAATAAAGATTAAAACTGATCAATTAACTTTTACAGTTCCTAACAAAGTTGATGTTACAACTGATTCTACTGCGGAACTTCAACTTTCACAAGAAGAACATGATAATATAATGTTAATACCTGATATTAAATCTAAAACAGATCAATTAACATTTACAGTTCTTAACAAAGTTGATGCAACTGCGGAAGCAGTTTTAAGTCCAGAAGTAGAAGAAGCAATTACAACGATTGGAACTGATTTAAAAAGAGCACTAGGATTATTACATGAAAATATCTATATTGATCTACCAGATTATGATGAAAATAATAATTTAGTTTCCGCTAGAGTTCGTATTTATTCAAGTCCAGTTAGTGTTGGTACAGATTCTGATATTATAGGGACTTATCAAATAATATCTGAAACTAGTGGACTTGGAAAATTTACTTCGTGGAAGCAGGTATCTGTATAATGAGTGTAAATATCGCCACAATGGGAATGTTTGGAGGAATGGGTTATGGTGGAGGTGGGGGTCCGGCTATTGCTGGATCAGGTATTCCGTCTGAGATATCTAGAAAAGAATATGCAGAACTTAATAAGCCTTCTGTTTTAGTTGGAAGAGTTGAATTTGGTGATAAAATTGATCAAGAACAGTTACGAGGAACTATAATAGTAAAATCTGTTAAGTAGGAGACTAAGCATGTTAGAACTAAATGTTAATCAAAATAGATCACTTAACTTTGAAATTCAGTTATCTGGAATAGCTCATACACAACTAGAAGGTTTCTTAAGAATTATTATAGATGGAATTGAATATGGTTTTAAAGCAGAAGTTAACGAAGGAGATATTATAGTTGATGTTCCAGTTCTAAAAAATATTATTCCAAGAGAAGTTAAAGAAGGTGAAAAGTTTGATGCTAAACTAGAAGTTGTAGGAAATGGATATTATCTTAATCCTTGGACTGGATCGTTTATTGTTAAGAATCCTGTTATACTAGAAGCTAAGATAAAAGAAGACGTTGCAGATAGTGGAGCTCCAAAGATAGGTATTACTAAAGTTAAAACTGGAGGTTCAAGTAAAGTAGAAACCAAATTGAAAGAAATGAAAGAGACTATTAAGAAACCAGTTGAAAGAAAAGAAACTAAAAAAATTGTAGTAGAGAATAAAACTAATTTACCAAAAATAGTTTTGACTGAAGATCATGTTATTCAGTATATGGTTAAACAAGGTACAAAAAGTAAAAGAGTCCAAGAGTTTATACTTGAACAAGCAAAACTAAATTCTAAAACTGACTCTCCAGAAGATATGTTAAGAGCAGTGATAAAGTTTTATAAGAATCAAGGTAAAGAGAAAGATGATTCTATTGCTAAAAAACTAGGAGAGAAACTTTAGTATTCTATATTTAATTTTAAAAATGATATAAAGATCCTCCGGTTAGAATGAAGTAGAATGAGAACAAAATAATGCAGAGAACTTTTAGAGTGAGTGGAGGTAAAATGAACTTAAATTTTAGCATAGTTTTAATCGTGAAAAATGAAGAAAAGACTTTACCTAAAATGTTGGATTCTTTAAAGGAGTTTAGAGAACGTGGTGGAGAGATAGTTATATGCGATACAGGTTCTAAAGACAATACTGTTAAAATCGCTAGAGACTACGGTTGTGTTACAGAAGAAGTTAGAGAAAAGTTTATCAAAATTATTACGAAAGAATTAGCCCAGAAAATCAATAGAAAGTTTAGTGTTAATGAAGGAGACATTGTTAAATTTGGTGATAAGTTATTTGACTTTGCTTCGGCTAGAAACTATGCTGCTTCTTTAGCTTCTAACGATTTAATAAGTAATCAAGATGCAGATGAAGAATATACTAAGTTAGATATAGATAAGGTTTGTGATTTTATTAATCAAGGTTATGACCAATTTGAATACAACTTTGTCTTTTCACATGACCAATTTGGTAACGAAGCAATTAAGTTCGTTCAGAGCAAATTTTATAATAGGAGAAAAATGCAATGGGAAGGTATTGTCCATGAAGTACTTCAACCACTAGTTTCTGGAGAAATCAAAAGGTTGTTTCTTGATGAGTCAATAATTAAACTTGAACACTGGCAGAATCCAACAACTAGTCGTGGAGCTTATCTCAAAGGACTGGCAGTGGATTGTTTTCAAAATCCCAATAAAGATAGACAATCACACTATTTTGCTAGAGAGTTGTTATGGTGTGGAAAACCAAAGTCTGCCATTAAGGAGTTCGAGCATCATATTGCAATGAATAGATGGAAAGCAGAAATGGCGCAATCAATGATTTTTATAGGAGATGCTAATGGTCAGTTAAATCAAGGAGATAAACAAATAGAATGGTATCATAAGGCTTTTGTTTTAGACTCTAGTAGGAGAGAATCTTTAATTAGATTAGCACATTTTTTTAGAGCCCGCAATGAACCCCAAAAAGTTGCTTGTTATATAGCAGCAGCAATGGAGATACCATGGGTTCCTTTTTATGCTAACTACAGAAATCACTATACTAATGAACCACATGAACTAATGTATTGGGCCCGTGGATGGCTTGGTGACATTGAAGGAGCAAAATACCATATTTTAAAAGCCCTTGAATATCAACCTTATAATAGGATTTATCTAGAACATACAAAATATTATTTTGAGTATCCTGATAATTTAATAGAAGGTTGGATGCGTTTTCCAGAACTACTTTGGTTATATGAAACAGCTAAAAAGATGAACACGATTGCAGAAGCTGGAAGCTGGAAAGGCAAGAGCACTCATGCACTATGCTCAGGTTGCAAGAGCGGAACAGTTACTGCAATAGATCATTTTCTTGGTTCAGAAGAAGAGAAAGAATTTCAACATAAAGAAGCTGTAGGTGATATAGTTTATAATCAATTTATGGAAAATATGAAAAGATTTAATAACTTAAGAGTTAATCGAAAAGATATTGTTGAAGCTGCTAAAGATTATCCAGACAAATATTTTGATATGACGTTCCTCGACGGTGGGCATACGTACGAACAAGTGAAAGCAGATATCCTTGCTTGGTTACCAAAAACAAAGAAATTAATTTGTGGACACGATTATACTCCTAATCTTTGGAATGGTGTTGTTAAAGCTGTAGATGAGGTAATAGGAAAAGTTCAAGTAGTAGATTCAATATGGTTTAAATTTTTAGAAGAGGAGAGAGATGTTTAAAAAAGGAAGTATTCCTTGGAATAAAGGACTTACAAAAGAAACGGATGAGAGAGTTGAAAAATATAGTAATAAAGGAAAACCATCTGGAGCTTTAGGAAAACATTGGAAAAGACTTGATCAAATAGGAGAAAATAATCCAGCGAAAAGACTAGATGTTAGAAAGAAGATAAGTGAATCTAAATTAGCAGAAAATAATCCTTTATGGAAAGGTGGTTTATATAGTCATTTTCATGAAGAAGCTAAGAAGTTTTTTGGAAAACCAGTTTGTGAGGACTGTGGAATAAGTTTAGAAGAGTATCGTTTAGTTCATAAAAAAGGATTTCATATGCATTGTTTAACTAGAGATTATACTATATTACAACAATTCAATTGGAAATGTGTTTGTAGTAGGTGCCATAGTCGTATTCACTTAGAGGAGAATAAATGAAGAATTCGTTTACGGCGGCGAATGAGTTTCCTTATAAGATATTTCGAGATTTAGGATTACTAGTATCAATTTTTGATGGTGAGAAAATTCTTCCTCGTCATGTTCAATTATCTCCAACTAATAAATGTAATTTGAAGTGTAGTTTTTGTAGCTGTCAATCTAGAGATCAAAAGCAAGAATGGACTTTTGATGATGTTCAAAAAATAACAAAAATTCTAAAAGAAGTTTGGACAAAAGGAGTTACAATTACAGGGGGAGGAGAACCCTTTCTTTTTAAACATATTGATGAATTAATAATTTCTCTTCGAAATATAGGAGTATCTGTTGGAATTGTAAGTAATGGAACTATTCCATGCAATGAACTTATTATACCTTTGATAACGTGGATCCGCTTTTCCTTTTCAGATGATAGAGTTATAGATAATAAATTTTTAGATAATATTCGGAAATGGATAGGAAAAGGAGTAGACTTAGCGTTTAGTTATGTAGTAACAGCTGACGTTAATTTTTCGAATATAAAACAAATTGTTGAGTTTGCAAATAATAACAAGTTTACACATATTCGATTAGTTTCAGATATATTAGATCCTCAAACTTCAAAGAATATTCTTAACGTTAAAGATTTTCTTAGAAGAGATTGTGATATTGATGATAGTTTAGTTATTTATCAACCAAGAGGGAGTTATACTAAAGGAATTCAGAGGTGTTTAATTTCATTATTAAAACCAATGATATACAGCGATGGTCATATTTATCCTTGCTGTGGGGTTCAATATGCTTTAATTGATGATACGAAAAGAATGCCTGAAAGAATGAGAATGGGTTACTATACAAAGCTTCCACAAATAATTGAGAAACAAAAATGTTTTGATGGTAGTATTTGCAATGTGTGTTATTACGAAAAATACAATGTTGTACTTGATAGTTTACTAGAAAAGATGAAACACTTAGATTTTATTTAGGAGAGAAACAAGTGAAAAAAATTAGTGTAACAATGGCTTACTATAATAGACCTGACTATTTAAGACGAACTCTAGTTGCGTATTATAATATTCACAGAGGAGATCCTGGTTGCGAATTTATTATTGTAGATGATGGCAGCAGAGATGATTTGAGAGCTGCATTAGTAGCTAAAGAATTTGAATATAAACTTGATATAAAAGTATTTTACAGAGAAAATAAAGATGATATCAATCCAGCAGTGGCTATTAATAGTTCTGTGAAATTAGCTTCGGAAGAAATTGTAATAATTACTAATCCAGAGACGATCCCAGTAACTCCTATAATTTATCAATTGAATTCGGACCAATTTCAAGATAACGAATATATTATTGTTCCTTGTTATTCTATTCCTTTACAGTCGCAAAATGCAATTAATCAAATAGATGTTAATAATGAAGACTATGTCAAAGAAGTTTTGAATTTTATTAACTTTAATTCAAGAGGACCTGAGTTTGAAGGGGATGATGCTTGGTACTCCCATTCTATTTATAGATATGTCCTTTTTTATTTTACTGCAGTAATAAGAAAGAAATATTTCTTTGATATAGGGGGAATTGATGAAGAATTCAGATATGGTTGGGGGTATGAAGATACAGATTTTGTAGAGAGACTTCAGATTAATCAACCTAAAATTTCATTCTTAACAGATGCAGTTTGTCTTCATCAATTTCATTATAATAATTCAGAAGTCACAAGAGATGATAGAACTAGATATGAAGGTGTCAGAAGAAATAGAGAATTATATTTGCTAAAGAAAGAGAGTAGAGAGAGTTGGAAAAAATGATTATATACAAAGTTTTAAACAAAGTAAATGGAAAGATATATATTGGGCAAGACACTAAAAATAATCCAAGATATTTAGGATCTGGTATATTATTGCGAAAAGCAATTAAAAAGTACAGTAGGGAAAACTTTAACAAAGAAGTTATAGAATGGTGTGATACTAAAAATAAACTTGATTTTTTAGAGAAGTTCTATATTCGATTTTTTAATTCTAAGGCTCCAAATGGTTATAATCTAACAGATGGTGGAGATGGATCTATTGGATATATTTGGAATGAAGAACAGAAAAAGAGACTTAGTTTAATTCGAACAGGAGTGAAAAGATCAGAAATTACTAGAGAGAAAATAAGAGAATCGAAATTGGGAGAAAGGAATCCGATGTTTGGAAAACATCAGACTGAAGAGTCGAATGCTAAAAGGAGAGAACATCAGAAGATAGTTCAGAACCAACCAGGAGTTAAGAAGAAGTTAAGTGAAGCTTTTAAAGGTGATAATAACCCCATGAAGAAGCTGGAGAATCGAGAAAAGGTAAGCAATTCTCTTAAAGGAAAATGTCTTTCTGAAGGTCACAAGAAAAAAATAAGTGAAGCAAGAAAAGGAAAAAGTTATGAAGAATTTTATGGAGAAGAGAAAGCAAAAGAAATCAAAGAAAATCATAGTAAAAGTATTAAATTGTGGTGGAAAAATAGAAAGGAAAAATTGATAAGATAAAATGTCATTATCGAGGGTCGAAATACACTTAACTTATAAATGTGATTTAAATTGTCCATATTGTAATAGAGGATGTTTTTCACATATAGAATTTGCTCCAGATATGACTTTAGATTGTATGAATAAATTTCTGGAAGAAGTTCAAACTTTAAACTTTCCTCTGAAGGAAATAGTGATTATAGGAGGAGAACCTCTTTTAAATCCTAACTGTATTGAGTTAATTAAACTAGCTAGAGAGTTTACTCCAAATGTAATACTATTTAGTAATAACTATTCTGAAAGAGCTCATTCCATTATAGAATATGTAAAATTTAATAATCTTTGTATAGTGTATGAACCTACTTTCAAAACTAAAAAAGTAAATCATGCTGAAAGTCCTGATGATTTTTGTGTATTTATATCACCTACTGATATTGGTAAGAAACGTATAGATCCGTGTGGTTGTTATACTTATTGTGGTTTTAGTATGGACTCGTTAGGTTATACAAGTTGCTCACTTGGTGGTATGATATCAAGTTTGTTATGTCCAGAAGCGAGAACTCAGAACTTGAAAGATTTGATGGACGAAGAATTTATTAAATGGCAAATGGTAAAATTATGTAAACACTGTGGTGCACTTTTATGTAAGAGAAGTGATGTACCACCAGATATGTTATATGAATTTTGTGGAACTAAAATGACAAAGACTTGGTATGATGCTTTTAAAAAATGCTGAAAAGAAGTAGTTATTTTTTTGTTGTCTTTTCTACTCATAAATGGACTCACGTTTTTTATTCTACATTTATAAAAAGACTTCTTACTGAACAAATAAATAAGAAGTTACATCTAAAATTATGAGGGGTAAGAATGGCTTTAGGTTATTTGGTTAGGTCTGGAATTACTGGTCCAACTGGTCCTGGAGGTGAATCTGGAGGACCAACAGGTCCTACCGGATATACTGGCGCTGCAAGCACCGTAACAGGTCCAACCGGTCCTACCGGATATACTGGCGCTGACTCTAGCGTAACAGGTCCAACCGGTCCTACCGGATATACTGGCGCTGCAAGCACCGTAACAGGTCCAACCGGTCCTACCGGATATACTGGCGCTGCAAGCACCGTAACAGGTCCAACCGGTCCTACCGGATATACTGGCGCTGACTCTAGCGTAACAGGTCCAACCGGT